TTAAAACGTTTATAGTTACTGGTATATGATGGATAATCTTCATTAATATAATCATTAAATATAAAATTCTTATTAAAATTTATAATCTTGTCTTTATCATTATTGTCAATAAAATATACTCTATCTCCATAAGTAATAGTTCCACAATTAAGTTGTTCATCGGTTCCATATACAGGTTTCATTTTTGATGATATATTAATATTATCTTCTTCAAAATATGAATCAATTTTATTAAAATTCATATTATGATACTATTTATAATATTGTCTTTAAGTATTTTGGGTATTATTAATAAAAATAAATATATATATTGAAAAATAACCCAAACCACTCAATTTGAGTAAGCCAAACCACCCATACCAGACATGATACGGAGAACGTTGTAGTTGGTGGCATAGACACGAACCTTGGCGGTCTTGGTGCCTTCTACTGTAGCATTGGACAAGACGAGCTGAAGGGTAGCGTTGTCAATGCGAGAGAAGTTGCAACTGCCGCTTGGCTGGTGCTCTTCGGGTCTCAGCGCGAAGGAATAAACGTTGATACCAGTGTCAGGAGTCTTAGTGTGGTGCTGGTAAGGCTGGACAAGGTCGAAGTAAGTGCCTTCACGCTCAGAGAAACGATCCTGGCCGTTAAGCTGGAGCTTAGCGGTGACAACAGGGTTCTGACCCCAGCAGTGCAAGTCAAGAGAAGTCTCAGTGAGGACGAAAGTGCCGGCATCAGAAACACCAGAGTTGTCGAAGTGGTAAGGATAGTTAGTGTTGGGGCTGTAACCAGGAGCAAAGTTGGGCTGAGAGTAGTCATAACCACCAGCGCTTGGGCCATTGGGGTGACCACCCTGGTTCCACCAGTAAGGAGAAGACACATCAATAGCACCAGCCTCGGCGAACAAACCAGAAGCATCAATGAATGAAGTGCTGGTCTCAGCAATAGCATCGTGACCACCGAAGGCGTGGATGGCATTGGGAAGAGCATCAACAGCATCAGTGTAGTTGAAGGGCTGAGCACCAAGGAGCCTGTAAAGGAGCTGACCGCACTCAAGGGAAGAGCAGTAGTCAACGTTCTGATCGGGCTGAACAATCCAGATAAGCTCCTTAACGGGGTGGTTAAAGTTGAGCTTGATTTTGTTGGAAGAAGAGCCGACGGACTCATCACCAGTGAACTGGAGCTGCTCAATAAGATACTCGTGGGGGTTCTGGGCCATACGTCTGCGCTCATCAGTGTCCAAGAAGACGTAGTCGACGTAGAGAGAGGCAGCAACGAGGGACTGGTTGTAAGCAGTGTTGACACGGCCACCATGGGTAAGACCAGTGGAAGAGTTGAGAGTCTGGGAGCCACCGCAGCTGAGAGAACCAACAGCCCACAAGCACTCATCGATGGGGCGGATATCCAGGTTAATCTTGACCTCGTGATACTGAAGAGCAATCAGAGGAAGAGCAAGACCGGGGTTGCGGCAATACCAGAACTGGAAGGGGACATAGAGAGTAGTCTCAGGGAGAGCATTGCGGGGAGCGCAAACCTGACGAGGAGCGTTAGCCTGGCAAGGACCATCAATGGGGTTAAAAGAGGGGTCAGTGATAAAGGTGAGCTCGGTGGTGTTTCCGACCATAGCATAGTAACCCTTCTTCTGGTCAAGAGGGAGAGTAAGGTTGTTCCAGATGTGCATCCAGTCACCATACTGGCGGTCAATGCGCTGACCACCGATTTCAACCTCAACCTGGGAAATAATCTGCTCACCGGGGAAATCAAGCCAACGGGCATAAACACCATCCTGGGTAGTGCCCTTCATGGACTGGTTGATTTCAGGGAGAGTAACCTGAAGGTAGGTGCGGTAAGCCAAATCACCATTACGAGAGATGGTGCAAGTCACACGGCGACCGAAATCGGCCTGTCCGTTAAAAGTTTGCTCGATGGACTCCATAGCAAAGTTAGTGTGACGTTTGTAAGACACCTTCCAGAAAGTAATCTGGGGGTTGCCCGTAAGATAAACATCTTGGGCGCCGTAAGCGACGAGTTGCATAAGACCTCCTGCCATTTTTTGATTATTATAATATTGCTAAAGAAAAAAAATTTATAAAAAAACTTAATTGTTTTTTATAAATAAATTATAATTTATAATTAATTGTTACATAGATTTTACATACTTTACATACTTTACATACTTTACATACTTTACACACTAAACACTAACGCTAACACATTATACCTCGCCTAAATATTGCTACATATTTACACGCTGATTTGTATTTGTATTTATTTTCAAAAAGTTGATTAAGTAATCGTCAGAATATATTTCATCTCGGTTTCTATGTTTTTTCCTAAATATAAAGTTATCATTATTTTTTCGAATCGTCCAACCATTTTCTAAAGTATTCATTACAAAATGCATTACATATATTTTATTTTTAAGTTCACTATTAATATCCATTTTTTGATTCTCAATCATATGCCTTAATGCCTTAATTCCATCTTCTAAAGGAATGATATCTTTTTTAGTTTTTTGGGGATGGGTTTTATTTGTTTCTTTTGTTTCTCTCGTTTCTCTCGTTTCTCTCGTTTCTCTCATTCCATCATTCTCTATATGCTCAACCTCATTTGTCACTGATGTGTATAACTTCTCAACAATACGTCGATTCAAATAGTCTTCTGTAATAATTTCCTTGCTAGATGTTTCTAAATTTTTTAGAAAAAATATATTTTTTCTTTTTTTTATTGCCCAATGATTTTCTAAATATTTCATAATAAAATTCATTTTATAATACACTTCTCGTTTTATCTGCATATTGTCTAAAATATGTAAGTCTACCTTTGTAGTAATATCATAGTCTATTTTAGTATTTTGGTTTGTATTTTGGTTTGTAACTTTATCAACATGTTTATTATCATTTAAATTTGAGGGAATTATCATATTTATTATCAAGTAACAATAACGAGTTATTATTATGAGTTATTTTTTATTTGAAAAGATAACACATAATAACCATAGTATTGGCTATATATGGAAAATACAATATTCCAAATTATTATATATTGCAAAATAAAATATTAAAAAAATTATGAATATAACATTATAATACACTTATAATATATAGAAATATATCCTATAATATACTCTGGTTCAAATTTAGTTTAATTTACTTTGGTTTAATTTATTTCACAAACTATGCCTTCATTCAAGCACAAGACAAACAAAAAACTATTTGTTGATAGTAAGAAAATCATGACTCTTGATGGTGTTCATCGTGAGTTGCAAATGGAATTTAACATGATTGAAACCGAAAAACTACCCGCTCTATATAAGGAAAAAAATGATATATTAGCTAAACTTAAAAACTATAAGGATACTGGTATTATTAATATTACAAAACAAATTGAGTTAAATGACCGCTTATATGATATAAAAAAAGAAATCTCCGAAAATAAGCGAAAAATAAGGGACTACTACCTAAATAATAGTAGTTATATTTTTGACTATTTTGAGAATAAGAAGGAAATAACAAATGGTACAAATAAAACCAAAAAACTGAATTCTTTTTTCAAACTGGACAATTCTGTGAACGAAAATGAGTTGAAACGTGTGAATGAGAACAACGTGCAAAAGTTTTTCACAAATTTGGACCAGCGTTTTTTCAATGTGAATGACTATATTATTGCCACGGATATATGCGTCTCGTGCAATCGTGGCGAAATGATTCCGGTCGAACATGAAGGAATTATGGTTTGCAATGTTTGCGCGAAACAGGTGACCTATTTGATTGAAAATGAGAAGCCGTCGTATAAGGAACCACCCAAAGAGGCGTGTTTTTATGCCTATAAACGCATCAATCATTTTAAGGAAATCCTTGCACAATTCCAGGCGAAAGAAACGACGCAAATCCCGGAAGAAGTATTGGATAATATTAAGCTGCAACTTAAGAAGGAACGAATTCCGCTTTCAAAATTTACAAACACGAAAGCAAAAGAGGTGCTTAAGAAGCTGGACTACAATAAGTATTATGAGCATATTCCATTTATTAAAGACAAACTTGGTATTAAGCCGCCGATTATGACACCTGAATTAGAAGAGACATTGTGCAATCTTTTTATGGAGATTCAAGGACCTTATGCGAAATGCTGCCCGCATGATAGGGTGAACTTTTTGAATTATTACTATACAGTATACAAACTATGCGAGCTGTTGGAAAAGAAAGAATTTTTATCCTATTTTCCTATGTTGAAAGATAAAGAAAAGAGGATAGAACAAGATTATATTTGGAAGAAAATATGCGAAGAGTTGAATTGGGAGTTTATTCCTACTCAGTGAGAGGTTCTGGTTTTGTTCATCCGTTATAGGGGGTGTTTATAGTTATAGATTTTTGTTAAGAGTACGCAGACAATCTGCTATTTCTGCAAATGTTTCAATATTACTTTCAAAATTAAAATTATATTTTCTCAAACCACTATCTTCTTCAATATTATCCCATGTTATTGGGTTTTCAAAATCTTTTAAAATTATTGGGAATACTCCTTCAAACGTAAAAGAAGGCGGTCTGCTACTACCAGTTACTCTTTCTAATACTATTTGCACCCAATTATTGCTGATATATACTTTTAGTGCAAACTTTTCTGTTCCATCAGTAATGGAAAATGTATCTTTTTTTTTAAAGGTAAGATCAAATTGATGCTCCATATATTTATCATTATTATTGGCGGTAACAATAAAATCACCCGTTATACCCTGACCTTGCAGTCGTTCAGAGTTTTGTGTGGTGAAAGTTTTATTAAATGCATCACAATTAAACTTATTATCCTTCCCCCCCCTATGAAACCTTTTACCGCGTTTGTTACCATACTTACGACTACACGCGCCTCCCTTGTGGGTTTTTCCATATCTTTTCTTATAACTACTTTTTTTGTTTTTCTTAATCTTAAATCTTCGGCGAGAAATGGATGAACGGCTACGCCGTCCTACTTTCCGCGACACTTTCATTTTTATTTTATATTATTTTTATTACTCTATACAATATGGTAATAAAAAAATGTATAATAGTCATTATTATTATGCATATATTCTATGTTCTTCTACATAACAATCACCATTTTTTTCATGAGTATCACAGGTAATTTGTCTATATACATCACCAAATTCGTTTAGAGCTACATTTAGGTTAGTAAAATACTTATTATCAAGAGGCGTCAAAATTTCCTCTTTACCTAATAGTAAAACTATATTTGGTGCCAAAAGTCTTAACCTAGTCAAATTCGCATATATATATTCACTATCAGTAGTAAACATACTATCTAAAAAATTTTGAACGTCTTGAACATCTTGAACTTGTGTATTTTCTGTATTTTCTGTATTTACTTGGCCGGTAATAGTACATTTTATGGTGCCATTATCATTAGTTAATCTATTTGTACAAAGTTCTAATAGTCTTTGAAGCTTCGTATATACTTCTTTTAACTTTTCTCTAACACATTTTTGAATTTTTTTAAAAGTGTCATCATTCATATTAAAAGAAAAATCATATATTTCACCAGGTTTTTCTAACCTTACTAATTGTTTTAATGCTTCTTTATCTGTAAAATCCCCCAAATTTGTAATAGAAAAACTAACACTTTTATTATCATCTCTTGAATTTGAACTTCTTTTAAGTAATACTTCAAATACTGGTGGGGGATTTCCTTGTATTGCTGCTTGAGATACTGGACTATTATATACACGTAAAGTTATTGTAAATTGTCCACTAACAGGTTTAAACGTAAGTGACGCTTTTTTTATAAAAGAAAGAGTTACACCTTGTACGACTGCTTGAGAAACTCCTAATTTAATACTTTTACTTAATTTACTTTTACTTAATTCTGAATCTGTATCTAGAGTCCACGTAGTAGGACATTTAAACTCACCCTCTCCTCCCCTATGAAACCTTTTACCGCGTTTATGTGTGCGTGCGCATTTGTAAAAACGACCTCGTTTTCCTCCTTTGTGGGTTTTTCCATACCTTTTCTTGTAACTACTTTTATTTTTGTTACTTTTCTTACTCCTTAATCTTCGACGAGAAATGGAAGAATGACTACGCCGGCCTACTTTCCACGACACTTTCATTTTTATTGTTTTTATTACTCTATACAATATGGTAATAAAAATATTTTAGTAGTGGATGTATTTTGGTGTTGAGTTAGTTGGGTGGTAGAGATAGGGATATTTTATTAATTACGTTCAATGGTAGGAGTTTTTTTTAGACTTTTGTAACATTTTGAAGCATTTCCACTATCGTTCTCAGTAAGAGTCTTGCATCCTTGAAAAAGGCTTTCATAGTTAGCTTCATCTGATAGCGTAGATACTAAATCTGAATATTCATCACTGACTGGATTGTCAGCTTGTTTTTCCATTCTAAATTGAAACGCTTCAACATTATCTTGTAAAATATTAAGTACTTCAAACACGTTATTAAAGTGTTCATAATCTTTGTCTTTATCATATAAACCACTCTCATTAGTAGTAAGTGCAGCATTAGAACTTTCATCGGGTCTAGTAAAGTCTTGATATATATAAAAAGCTCTATATCGTCTTTTCATGTAATCAAGCTGTGTTTCAAGTATTTTTTTTAGATAAAAATCTACATTAGCTTTTCTTTTTTCTTTTTCATCTTCATTAATTGGAAGATCATCTATTTGTTTTTTTAATTCTGCAGCCTTAGATTCTTGTTCTGCTTTAAATTGACTATAACTTCTTACTTTACTATTTGTATCATTTGGATGTGCTTCTATATTTTCTCCTAGTTGTCTAATTACATTATCTACTTCAAATTCTCTATTTTGAATTTTTTCTCTTTCTATTTGAATATCAGATGGTTTACTTTGACTTTTAAGTTCTGCAAGATAGTCTTCTTTAAACACACTTCTTTGTGCATCATCTGCTAGGTTTTCGGGCAAAAAATCGTTATTACTATCAATATATGAAATTAATTTTTCTAGTGTTAGTCCTTCAGTATTAGTTAAGTCTATTAATGAATCACTATTAGGACTATTTTTTATTTTAGTAAATACTTCCCATACTTTATTAGGTGCAATACGTAAACTTTGTGGTGAAATGCTAGTGCCAGTACCAATTCCATTATTTCTTAAATCTTCAATTGGTTTTACAAGATTGACCATATCGGTAGTAATAGTAAGACTATCAGGACTACTTAATATACTTAATAAACTATTACATTTTGTAACAGAATCATAAATTTTTTTTAATATTGACGTGTCACCTGTTTTTATTAAATCTTGTAGTTTTTTAAGTGGCGACTCTTTTTCACTATATGGTTGCCCATAAGCATTTTTTACATAAAATAGACCATAGTTACTTAATAATGATAATAATTCTACAAGTTTTTTTGTTTTATTTGTATCAATATTTCCATATTCATCAACATATACAAAAAATAAAAATGAAAAGAATGGTGGTTTTGGGGTTACTAATAGAGCACCCCAATCATTAAAACCACTATTATAACTATCCACATTTTTTGGAACAACATTTAGAATTTGTTTTTCAACTGAACTAAGTATTACAATTTTACAATGTTCTAATAAATCTTTAACTTCTGTGTAATAAGCTTTTAACTCTTCTTTTTGTTTTTTCAATTGAGTTTTTATACATTGTTCTATTTCTTTAAAAAAATCATCATTTTTAGTATCAGAAAAGTCATATGTTTCATTTGAAACACCATATCTTTGTGTTTGTTTTTGTTTTTGTTTTGTTGGTTCAGTAAAATAACTCAAATCAGAAATATTGAAAGAAACATTTTTACCATCTTTACCTTTAGTTGTTCTTTCAAAAGTTACTACAAATTGTCTAGGAGTTGAACTTTGTGGGGTTGACGTTGACATATCTTTAATAAATTGTGTACCTGTTTTAACACTTAATTTAATATTAAATTGTTGAGTAGGGCCACCTTGAACTAGTTCTCCATTCTTTTTAACAAAAAGTGTTTGATTTTGTATAGTTAATTCATAATTACCATTAGTTTCGGTAAAATTACTACAATTAATTTGCTCCCCACCCTTATGAAACCTTTTTACACGCTTATGTGTGGACGCGCGCACGCGCTTCTCACCCCGACCTCGTTTTCCTCCCTTTTGGGTTTTTGCATACTTTTTCTTATAACTACTTTTATTTTTACTATTTTTCTTACTCCTAAATCTTCGGCGAGAAACGGAAGAAGTATATTTGCGGCTACACCGCCCTACTTTTTTTGTAACTTTCATGACTATATTTTATATTATTTTTATTACTCTATACAATATTGTAATAAAAATATTTTAGTAGTGGTTGGTTAGTGAATAGCACTGGGTAGGTTGAGTTTAAGTATCAGTCGTTGTCGTCGGAACTAGGGGGGGGTATCGGTACCGGCAACGACAGGTTTACTTTCTGCTTCACTTGTTTGACTTAGACTATCTATTTCTTGTTTAAGTTTTTCTTTTTTTTCTTTATCTAATGTATCTGAAATTTCATTTAATTCACCTGATATATTTTTAATTTTACATTTATCGGCAAATTGTTGTAAACTAGATTTTAAGTTAGGAAAAGGATAAGTTTGCGCAACACCATTAGCTAAATTTGATATAAAATTTCTTGTTTGTTTAGTTAAATTTTTCATTTCATCTAAATAATTGGATATTTCCCATTCCTGTATCATAGTAACACCATTTTTTGTATTTTGTGTAATAGTCAAATTAATTTTAATTTTTTTAATACATATAAATTGGGCAATCAACAATAATAATAATAATTCATCTATTTGAGACTTATAATGTATTTTTTCACTCTCAGTAAACGAAGTATTGTTATCTATGAGTTGTTTTTGTTGTTTTACAAATTCTATTAACTCACGTTTAAAACTACCAAAATTTAGTTTTTGATTTATTTGACTTTCTGCAGCATAAAAAGGTAATGTTTCAAAATTATCTCCTAATTGTCTAATTTCTTCTACAGCTTTTGGTATATCTTCATTTTGGGCCTTTACTTTTTGCTCTTTTTCAGTAAGAGGAGGAGGAGCTACAGGAGGAGCTACAGGAGAAGCTACATCTACAGGAGTATTAGCGCTTGCAGAAATATTAACACGAGCTACACCTGCTGCCTTTTGAGTATATTCCGGATTAAGAATAATATCCGCTATTGCTGCAAAAATAGGTATATTTGCAGGATCACTAAAATCATAAATAATAACATTATTTTGGGTATTATCTTTAAAATATTTCATTGTTTTAAGAAAACTTGCACTTTTTAATTTTTCTTCAAGAATTTGTTGGTTAGTAGGATTTTTAAGTTGACTACCTTTCATTGGGTTTTCTCCCGAGAGAGAAAATTGTATCGTTGGGTCATCTTCTCTTTCTAATGCGAAAGCATACTTTACTGGGGTATTGGGATTCTTTTTATTAAACTTAAAAGTTAAAGTGGAATAAAATCGTTGAGGTTGTGTAGGAAAAAATCCACCAGTTATTTTTTTAACCTTAAATACAATGACACAATTAGTATCATAAGGTCCTAGTAAAACATCTACTTCTTTATCATCATCATGATCATGATCTTTTTTATACGTACCAAGTTTAAATCCATCTATTATTCCATTTGCATCAGTAATGACTCGTCTTTGTGCTTGTCTTTGTGCAGCAGCTGTAATATTTCTACCCAATGCACTACCAGGATCATTGAATGGATCAACCCCACCCCTATGAAACCTTTTACCGCGTTTGTGACCATACTTACGAGTACGCGCGCCTCCTTTTTTTTGTTTCATGGACCAGCATCCTTCTCTGTGAGTTTTTCCATACCTTTTTTTGTAAATGCTTTTATTTTTGTTACTTTTCTTACTCCTTAATCTTCGGCGAGAAACGGAAGAAGTATATTTGCGGCTACACCGCCCTACTTTCCGCGACACTTTCATTTTTATTTTATATTATTTTTATTACTCTATACAATATGATAATAAAAATATTTTAGTAGTTAATTATTATTCATCGGTATTATCATCACTTTTTAAGTAAATACTACACTCATTCCAATGACATATATAACTTTTTTTATTTATTTTTTTATATGATTCTATTTGCTCATTTTTATATTCAGAGTATCCTAACGATATAATAAATCTATCGCGATATACTAATACTGAACCATCATAATAATGACTAATATCAATATTTAAATTTGGATTGACGCCTTTTATTTTTAAATCTTGAATAAGTTCACTCAACATTCCTGGTCCTGTAGGATACAATGCACAAAATCCATAGTATTTTCTTTGCACATTTTTAACTACCTTATAAATTGCTTCTAATAAAAATGGATTATTTTTTTTGCAAACCATAAGTGCATTATATATCGGACTTGGTGTATTAAAATAAATAACTTCTTCTCTATCTAAAACATAATGTTCTGACTCACATAGTTCAATCAATTTAAAACCATTTATGCAAGATAGTTTAATATCCATATATATCCCGCCATTTTTGTATAAAATAGAATAACGCCATAAGTCCGCTTTATATGCTCCTGGTATAAGCGTATCGTATGCTTTTAATATATCTGATGAAAAATAAACCAATTATAATAACAGAAATATGGGATGATGATAAAAGAAAAAGTGAAAATATGTTTTCATCAAGACAAGATATAATAAATATAATAACTAGTTTAGGGTATACGTTGTATAAAAATATTGAGGATGATTACGTTTTTTTACCTAATAAAATTTTAGAAAATACACCTAAAAAGTCTGTAAAAAATAATTTTCTTATGTCATTTTCATAAGGATAATATTATGAAGTATATGTATTCATATTCATATAGTATTTTTATACTATATAAATTATTTAATTATTTATTATTGGTTATGCTGCATCATACGCGTTTAAACGCGGAGAGGAGTGGGGAAGCCAACAAGGTTAGCACCAATACCGAAGCCAGCACCGGTTCTAGCAGAGACTGCCAAGCTGGGAACGTAGACGTCCAAAATAGCAAAAGTGGCAGCAGCAACCAGAGAAATCAATGCAATTTCATCCAATTTGAGAGAACGAGAAGGAATAGAGTAAGCAACGATAGCCACGCAAAGACCTTCGATTATATACTTAATAAAACGCTTAAAAAGCTCACCAAAGTCAAGTGTTCCGTACATATTATAAATATAATGTAGAAAAAAATATTATTATTTTAGTATATTTATTTTACTATATTTATTTTAGTATATTTTTTTACAATATTTATTTTAGTATATTTTTTTACTATATGAAATTGAATATTGCTAAATATAATATGTTATTTACAAATTTGTTTGTAGAGTAAATTATTTAAATAATAGTTGTGTAAAATAACTTAAAATAATAAAATACTTATATATATAATATTATTAACAAATGTCATTCGATAATAAACTACCCCAAGGCGTTACTCCTAAATATTTACCAGATGGAAAAGAAAATCCTAAATATGTCGATTTATTAGAAGAAGATAAACCGATTGCGGGGCAAAAATTTGTATGTCTTTCATTTGTATCTCCGGAAAAGATTATTAAACAGAAGGAAGAGTTTTTGTATGAGGAGTTTATCAAACAATGGGACTTTAAAAAGTCGATGGAGAAGTTTACACAATTTCTAAACTTTATTGCATTTAAGTATCCTTCTCTTTCATTTGATAAACTTATGGCGGATTTTAACGACTTTACTAAGGAGGAAGGTGACTCTCTTAAGCTTGCCGCTTCAATTAGCGACGACTACAAGACGTTCATTGATAACAATGAGGAGCAGCTTGACCAGAAGTTTGGCGAGTTGCATCAGTTTCAGACCTCAACACGTGGTATAAAAGTTCGCGGCGTTTTTGCTACTCAAGGGGAAGCAGAGCTCCGCTGCAAATTGTTGCGCGAAGTTGACCCTAACCATGATATCTACGTGGGACAAGTTGGTATGTGGGTTCCATTTCATCCAGATGCTTATAAGACTGGGCGCGTTGAGTATATGGAGGAGACGCTAAATCAGCTTATGGCGGATAAGAAGAAGAATGAGGATATGGCCAAGCATGACTTTGAGAAACGTGTCAAGGAGGCGAAACAGAAGGCAATTGAAGAGAATATGAAGAAGGCGGAGGAGTCAGGAAACAAACTTACACAAACGATTAACGCAGAGGGAGAGTTGGTTGGTGTTGCAAATATTGGAAACTTTGATGGCTTGAATGAGGATGCAACAATTGATGACATTAAGAAGAACATGTTTGATGCGGAAAATGTTGTTCTTGACAAGAATGGTGACCATGGTTTGTCAAAATTGACCCACTACAGCGAGTAACTATTTTAATTATGTCGGGACTAGATTATTAAATATAAATAATATATATGTATTTGTATTTAACAAAGTATTGGGATAAAGGATTAGGGAAGTAAAAAATGAAAAAATATACAAGAAAACGTGCACGTATTCAATATAGAAAACGAAAAACGCGTAGTCGGCGTGGCGGTGCTTCTAAACGTCCGAAAACTCCGGCACCAGCACCAACGCCAAGTGCAAGACAAAGCTCAAGGACATCGGGTAGAACATCAAGGACACCATCGGGTAGAATATCGGGTAGAACATCAACTGCTAAATCTACACCAAGTAAAGGTGTAGTCGTTTTGCAATCTCGTGGTTATAGTCGCGTTAACGCATCTTCACGTGCAGGAATATCAAAAGATGATGCGCAAGCCTTACAAGCTGCAAGAATAATATCTAACTTCCCACGAGATATGGATAAATTTTTACAAATGGTTGTCAACAACTATGAGTTATTAAACTATGAAGGTGTGAAATTTGCTTTGCGACAAAAAATTAGTATAAATGAAGACCCTGCGGTAGGGCGGTTATCTACAAATGGTATTATATTTATCAGTTATATTTGTGGAAAATTGGTTTGTTTGTTAAATGAGCTATCAACTTTGTCAAGGTCAGGTGCAGATGTTGGTAAAAAAACTAGTTTACTATACAGAATAAAACAAATAGAAAAGGTTATTTGTTTATTAGATGGGGTAGGATGTTCATGGGGTATTCGACCTTATAACCAAACTGAAATGGATATTATTGCCGAGTATTATCTAAAAATCAAAGATGCTACTGGTTTACAAGAATACCATCGCCAACTTAATGAATTTATTGATAAGTATTTCCCTGTTTTAAAAAAATACACCGACCCCTCACATGTAGTTTCATCTTCAATGTGTAGGCGCCTTATTACTAAAGATATAATGCATATCTTGCCTACTATAAAAGAACTACAACAAAAAGGAGAAGTGGAGGAAGTTGACTAATATGCAAATATAAATACTATGCAAATATAAATATTTACAGAGTTTAATATATAAATATTTATATACATATACTAATCAAAACTCATCATTAAAATGTCTGTTTCGGTTGTTTCAGTTGATAGAATAAATGCGCCTCTTAACTTTAGAACATCAGATACACTTATTACGACAAAAGTTCCACACTATCCTACAAAAGTAGACACTGGTATGCTTATTATTCCGGGATGGACACGTCCAAATGCAAATGGTGTTCATCCAAATATAAATTCTGCGGATTTTAATGGTCCTGATTTCAAGGCACGTCCATTAAAACACTGGCGACGTCAGTTGCGTGTATACAACAACAACGGAAAGGGTCCATCAAATAATTCGCGAACTGCTACTATAGCCACATTAGATACACCAGGCACAGGTGTTTATCACTATCAACCTGATTGTGCATGTGTAGGCAACGAAGGTGGGAATTCATATATTATTGCAAACAATAAATTTAGTTATGAAACACAAGGAGATAAATATTCAACGCCACTGAACGACGTTACAATTGAAAACAAAGGTTCTAATACTATCCCATATAATGCAACCGAAGCTGAAGTAAATGACCCTACAAATCCAGCATATAAAGTGATAACAGGTTTATATAACACAAAGTGTATGAATTGTTCACCGCAGTCAAATGTGATACGTAGGTCGGTCGTATACAACAGCCAGGCATACTATGAAACAACACGTGCGAAGTTGGAAGCAAGGTGCCAAAAATATGAGCAAAATATCTCGACAAATCCGGCGAATGGTGTAACGTATTTTAGCGCATCAGGTCAACCACTTTGGCCAAATAATACGCCAACTGGTCCGCAAGTTGTTGCACCTGTTGATTTTGGTGCAATTACTTACAAAGGTGACTACTTCAACATATATAACTATGTGAATGCTGCAACATCGCTTGGACCGGTATCTCAAGTAAATACGCCCTTATTTACGCCTAAAATAAGATGCAGACTCTCGCATGTAACTGCTGGTTTTTTTGTAAACTTTCCATCAGTCGCATCCTTAGTGCGTGCAATAGTTTATGACTCTACAAATAATATTATATGTATTAGCCAAAATACTCAAAATACAACTATAAATATATATTCTCCTGCAATACCATCTTTTGGACAAGCAAGTTTAGCATTTTACTTTCCTCAAAATGTCTACATAAATACAACTAAATCATATTATATAAAATTTGACACACTAAATACGACAAATTTTTATTATATTGTTGATAATACAATACCTGGTTCTCCAATTACTGGAACACTTGTTGCAGAGCCGCTATACTGCGACTCGCAAACTATTTATAAACCAAATAATGTAACATTTGCAAAACAGGGAGCAGTTCCGGGTTCAGTTCGCACAAAACAGCTAGCGACAAATTCTGTCCTTTTAAATGGCAGTGTTTTTTATAGTGCTGCTGGTGCATACGCTGCAAATAATGGTCTATACCAAGGCACAAATATATCCGGCAATTACTATGTAAAGACAACCCCTGTTGTCCAAAGTTGTGCGGTTAGGGATACCACGAATGATGGGAATAAACGAACAGGAAAAAAGACGAAATGTTTTTGAGGTATTACTATGGAATAACAATGGAATATTTTGTTCGTAAATATAATATAAATATAATCCTATATTTATAATATAAGTAACTCATAACTATGACGGATAATAATACTCCCGAACAACCAACACCCACACCCACACCCCTACTCCCTTTTCAAAAAACAAAAGAACAACGAAGTGCAGATGTAAAACCAGTTATTCAGAAACTAAATGAGCTTGAGTTAAATATGTCATATGAACCAATTCGTAAGATGTATAAAGTAATAAATGAATACATAAAAGAAGGGGAGTCTCGTAAGATAAATATTGCATTTCCAGAAGTAAAAAGACGAATCAAGGGATTTTTATCGGATGATACTCGCAAAGAAACATGGATGAAATTGGAAGTCGATGACTAACTTATGCTATTCGGAGCGGAGAATCTATTTGTCCGGGGAGTATAACGAAATTTCATTAATTCGTTTATCTATGAATATTTCTTTGCCAACATTTTTAACTATTTTGCGCTCATAGTTGTGATAGTTTTCAATCGGTTCACATATTGAACGCACCATAGTTAAGTATTCAATTTGTTTTTGTTCTGTTTCCATCCAGTCTGGGTTATCATTTGCCCATTGTTGTAAAGCAGTTCGCTCTTTGTCTGCAATTTTTACGATTGTATTTTTTATTTTATCATGGTTATCATCTTTGTGCCACTTGTCTTCATCTTTGATATACATGGTGTCGCGTTTAACATCTGTGCAATGAATTGGACGCTTATACACATCCAATTCTTTGAGACCTTTTATCATAACGTCTGTTATACCTTTTGAAATTCCATTCTTCTTTGAAAAAAGTAAGTCATCTAGGGTTATTTTTAATGAGTCAATAAAGTCGGATATGTTAATAGCATCTTTGCATTTCTCATTTAGAAAAACATTAAGATTGAAGTTATTTGTTGTGTTATTATTTGTTATGTTTGTATTATTCGTATTATTCGTATTATTCGTTATATTACCTACTTTGGGTATAATTGTTATTATTTGCTCTTGTTGTTTTTTTATTTGCTCTTGTTGTTCTTTTATTATTTTCATCATTTCTTTATTATCATTTATCAGTTCAATAAACATATGTTTTGTTATAATATTTTTACTATCAGAACATAAAATATCATCATTGTCTAAGTCTTTACTATTTTTCTCATCGGCGTTGCTATAGTTCTTATCACTATTCGTGTCATTTTCTTTACATTCTTCTTTGGAAGACTTATAAACAATACATGTTCGCTTATGCTTTGCTAGCCCAGGTCTATACTTATAACTATTACCACAAATGCAGTCAAATGTTTCATTATCTGTAGTCGGCATTTTTTGGTTACTCTCAGTTACTCTTTTATGTTTGATGGTGTCAAGGTGTTTTTTATAATTAGATTCTTTACAGCATGTAAAGTCACAACTTTCGCACTTAAAAAAGTGGCATTTTTCGGCATTTTTTTGGTTATCCATTTTCATATATATAGAGTAACATAAAAAATGCCTAAATCCTTTTCATAACTATTTTAAAAATGTCCAAAAAATTATCGTCACAAATTTTTCAAGTTAAAAAAGCAAATGTGAGCATTATGGTCTGAGTGAGATTTTCAATGTTTTTTTCAAATCTAAACCTGGAAAATCAAAATTGGACATTTATAAATGTCCATTTTTCAAAATCCCAAAAAACTTTTGAAAAAACATTACATCATTCATTTTCAATCCGTCACTATCCATTTCGCCGAAAATGTATAAAATAATAGTATGAATAGTATAACTAGAACACGATATTCTCGTCTATCCATTTTTTAATCTTTATATTTGTAGGCTCTAGTATTTTGTTAAGCCCGTCGATAAGTGTTTGATAAGCAATATCGTTTTGCTCCATAAGTATGAGAGTATTGTATATAATATAGTATATTTCTTGCGTGTAAATGTCGGTGATTCTTATAAAAACATCGTCGATTTTTTTGGTACTAATTCCGTCAACTGATTTGTTACTAGTAGTATTACTTGTATTTTTTTGCAAACTTGTATCTGGTTCATGCGATTCTTCATTATCATCGTCTCGCAAAATTTGCTGCAGCCTTACCTTTTTTTTATTTGATTTATCTTTTTGTGTATCTTGTGAAGCGTGAGAAGCATGAGAAGCGGGAGAAATAATTAAATTATCCATCTCATGATTATAAATGTCGGGACGTTGACTTTGTTTTGTTATATCTGAATCATTTTCAAGAATATTTTTATACATTTGGAGTGTATGTAAAATATGTATTTTTTCAGTTTGTCCATAAGTTCGAATCAAGTTACCTATTCCATTTTTTGCAAGTTCAATTAGTAATTCATATAATTTTTTATTTACTATTTTTGCAGATACCGATGCAAGTTGCTCGGAGTCTTTCACTGCAATGTTTGCAACATCATTGCTACTATTTAAACTATTTGTATTTGAACACAAAAAATAATAAAATTTTTTAAACCGATAAAAAATATTGAATAAATAAAATAAGTCTTCTTGAGTATCGTTGTTATACCATCGAACGATTGGTTGTGAATAATTAGGGGGTTGTATATATAATATATTATTATGGATTGTCAGTTTTGTTCCAATCGGTGTAAAAGATAAATAAGCAATTTGTAGTATAGCTTGAAGGGGTTCAAGAATTGTTTCAAATCTTTCTTTCTTTTTTTTTGTTTTTATTGTTTTGTATAAGACATTTAGTGTTGCTTGCATTTTTTTTATTTGTTGTTTGTTATTTATTGTATGTATAGTATCCTATTATAATTTTAATATATTTTTATCGTATAACACAAAAATATATTAAATAAGTAGATATTAAATAAGTAAATGTCAACAAAAAAAGAAGTAAATGGTATAATACTTATTTTATCATGTCAAAAACATAAAGATACCAGACTAAAAGAGATAAACTTAAGTAAAACCTCTTATGAAAATTGGGAAGTTGTGCACGTAATTGGTGATTTTTTTTTAGATGCAAACTACAAGTATGAAAACAATGAAACCACGCATGGTAAAAATTATTTATACATAAGATGCGAAGACTCGTATTTACACTTGCTTAAAAAACTAGCTTTATCGATAAAAGCTGTATATGAAATTTTTGATATTAAACAAGGTGTTTTGCGATGTGGTGATGATTTATATTTTAATGAACAAAATTTGGTTAGATTTTTAAATGCAAGAAAATATGACTATTATGGTCAGTCAAGAAAGTCACAAAGTTATAAATGTGTAAATAAAAATATTTTACAAAAAAGAGGTATAGATTATTTTATGACAAGATATTATGAAAAACATCCTGAAGATTTTTTAAATCCTCATCATAACTTAAAAGGTATAGACGTATCAAAGTATTGTATTCGCCCAAAAATATATGGAGCTGCTGGTGTTTTTTTCTTTTTATCAAATAAATCATGCGCAACACTTGTAAGTCACATGGAAAAAATAAATTTTAATATATTGCATCATGACCGATTTACAAATTCATACCCATATGTTATTGAAGATTGTGGCGTAGCATTTATAATGTATGTCAATGACATAGTATATATTGACAATCAGTATTTTATTTATAAAGGTAACGAATATCAAACAAATATTGATGACTTTTTAAAATCGAATACTATTGTTATGCATACAAATAAGTATAAGTAACTTTATATTTTATATTTTATACAGATTTCTCTCGTTTCTCTCGTTTCTCATCTTTTTAGACTCATCTAATCCATTTTATGACTAATGGCAACATGGTCGGTTTCTGCAGTTTTTGAAACACTTGTAATAATATTGTCTATAATACTTGATACTATAATATTATTACTTTCTTCATTATCATTTTGTTCATTAGGTATGATAACAATACTATTTACTATGGTGTTAGTATTTGTTTGGTTTGTTTGGTTTGTTATATTTGCGGAACTTATTTCACACTTTCTATTACTATTATTTTTATGTGTATGGTTTTTATTTTTTAAAAAGGTGTTTCTTTTGAACGAGTTATTGTTTGAGCCGGTATTTGTATTTGTATTTACACCATTTTCATCATATATACCTGATAAAAATATATTATTTGATGAAACTAATTTTATACATGGTATGTCATATTTTTCACACCATGAAATAGATTTTTGTATGTTTGTTTTTTTAAGTGAGTCTATTTTATCATGATTATTTCTACTACCTATTATATTGAGTGTTGTAATAATATTCTCTAGTTGTTTTTGTCCCATTATGATGTTAATTTCTTCAATCTTGTTCAAAAAATAGTAGTCATGTTCAAAGTCTAATAAAGAAGTAATGTTATTATATTGCATAAGTTTTTCAAACTGACTCATAAAACTAGATATAAACATTTGAGACTCATCTTCAGTCAATAAAAAATTTTTACACACAATATATTTTTCAGAGTTTGCTAACCTACTTGTAAATGGTTTTGTAATATATACTTCAGAGTATACTCGCGTTAAAATATATAAAATATCAATCGTAAACTTTGAAAAAATATCAAATATTTTAAGCACAAAATGTCCACCCATTTTTTGCATACTAATTGCATATACTACTTCGGATATAATCAACTTACCTACTAGTTCTTCTTGTTTATTAAAGTCATTTGAAACATCAATCCCACCATCTGCAGTAATGATTTGCATTGAATGTTTAAACTTATCAACACAATAAATATAGTTATTTTTGTGTAACAAATTTCCTGTTCCATCTTCACCTGTTATAATTGTGACATTTTTGTTTGCTTCTAAAAACTGATGACTCTTTCTCCACCCAGGACACCCTGGGTCACTATTTATAAGTGTCATACCATAGTATTTGTCATTCACATTTTTGCGTAAAAAAGCAGTTGCTTCTATGAATCCTCCTGGTCCCTCTGCAAGATGAAATGTTTGTATGTTTTCTCTTGTGTCACCAAGTTTAAACATTTTCCATAGCTCTATCATTTTATAAAAAGAACGAGATAATGGTTTTAATTTACTAACAGAAAGTTTACTACCTGGTATAATCGTATGAATAAACTCATATGGATTTGTATATTTTTTAATTGTGTCCCATGCTTCTGCGGACAACTCAATCTGTTCTTTAAATCGTGATAAAAAGTCAAATAAAGAATTAGATATGTATGTAGTGTTCAAAGTAGTTATTTGTTTTTGTTTCTCTTCTTTTTCCTCTTTCTCCTCTTTCTCCTCTTTCTCTTCTTTATCTTCTTTCTCCTCTTTCTCTTCTTTCTCTTCTTTCTCTTCTTTATCGTTGTCATTTGATAGAAAAAGTATTCTTTTATAGTTTTTTTTATCCAATATACATGATAAATTATAGTATGACATTTATATACCTTAAGAATTGGTTACTGGTTACTAGTTATTGATTATTGAATATTTTGTTTTAGTTAATATATTTTAAAAATATAGTTATATGATAATAAAAATAATGTTTAGATGGTTTAACCTATAAACATTATTTATTTATATTATTCTTTTGAAATAGTATACTCTAAGTATTATTCCTCTGCTTTTTCGCTTGCACTTGCGCTTCCACTCGCACCTGTGCTTGCGTTTCCTATACTTAACTTTCCAAGTTTTGAAAGCGACGCCTTTGTTCCTGCTTTTGATTTTCCTACTATAGATGCCGCAGATGCCGCCGTTGTTCCTAAGGTTACTGGTTCAAGAACAGACTTTTTCTTAACTACTAACTTTCCTGACGCAGATGTTGACACAGGTGTTCCTTCAGGCTTTTTTGAGCTTTTTGGACTTTTTGGGCTTTTTGGGCTTTTTGGGCTTTTTGATTTTGTAGAACCAAATAATTTTGAAATAGTAGCATCTTTCTTTTTGCCTGAAACACCGGGTCCTGCCTCTTCCAAGTCTAGCACTTCAGCATCTTCTACTGCCACACCAAGTTTTTCCAAGTCTGCTACTTTCGATGCACGATAAGATAAAGCAACTTTCCCTTTTGATGATAATGATGACGATGACGCTGCCTCGCCAGTAACTTGGGATGCCAGTTTTTGAATATTTGCAGAGTCAACCATGTTCATCTTTTCTTGAAATACATGTATACCGGTTACGCTACGAAACACATCTTCAACATCTACATTTGCAACCTTCTTAAACACAAAGTATCGGTTATAAAATGATATCTGTTTCTCAATTGGTGTCATATATAATGCAGAACCATATCTATTTTTCTGTCGTGCATCTTGTTCAACTTCTTGTTCCATCCTCGTAAACAATTCCGAAAACATTCCCGTACCATTTGGTAGTCCTAGTGCTACTGCATCCTCGCGTTTTAATAGTTGAAATCCGTAGTATTCCATAAGTTGTGTAAAGTAAGTGAAGTTTACTAGATATTCCTTTACTATTTTGTTTATAGAATCTTGGTATACATCGATAGCATATCCGACACAACTGATATCATTATCAAATGTAGTTTTTGAGTAGTCTTTGGTCACTTCCCAAACTTTTGTATCTCTTATGCGAAGTGTAATCGAATTTCCTTTTTCAACTCCTCTAAGCGCATTAAACATAACGTTGCCATCATAGCATGTGCCAATAAAATAGCCGTCTACTTGTGTGCACTCACTCAGGTTTTTAATAAAGTTATTCAGTTTCTCAATCGTTTCGAAGAAGTAATGGAGTGCAAACTGACACGATGATATGTTAAACCCATTTGCTGCTTTGCCGTATTGTCGGTATACTCCTTTTCCGAGTAGTCCTTCATCTTTGGGTCCTTCATTGAATAAAGCATGCACAATTTGTTTGCCTTTTTCGTTAAACATGGCTTGTCCTGATTTAATATTCACACTGCTGTTTCCATTTACAAATAATGCATATGGCATAGAGTGAAACTTTTTGCGATAGTTTAAGAAACGAGCACATGCACCATCCAGGCGGTTTTCAATATTGTCTTTCGATAAATCAATACCAAATACAAATGCCAACTTTGCATCAATCCATTTTGGGAAGTCGCCAGCTTTTCCGACTGCGTAGTCAATAAGTGTATTCCCCTTTACAGCAGTTTTGGTAATTAGCATTCGCTTGACAAAGAGGTTATGAAAGTCGCGCATTGGTCTTGTATAGTTCTCTCCATTACCGCTGTTTCGGTTGTAATAAATATCGTCATCAGCTAGCTCATCGGGAATATTTTCACCAGTTGTTATCATTTCTTCGCTAATCGGATTATGAATTGAATACCAGTTATTATTTGCAACATGGTATGCGTTACCATAGTTCTTTATTCCCTTGCGATATTCTGATGTCTTATCGTAGCGAACACGTTGAGGAACCCATTGCCAGTGTTTAGGGCGACTTAAGTCATAACTGAATTCCACAATGGTTTCATCTTCAAATATTTCATTTTCGGCAGTAAACATTTGCGCCACGCCATTTTCATCTTCGCGCAAGGGAATGTTGCAAATGTGTGTATCTGGGTCGTAAGGGTTAGTAGGATAAAATGGGAGGGGTTTGTATCCTTCTTCAAGGTCAACATCACTGGCAGATGGAATTTTATCTTCAATAATAGCAGCACATGGATTCAAATACCCGTGTTTGCGTTCATCATAACCGACACGCAATATAATCGTCTTATATTGTTGTAGTTGGTCGCTGCGCATAGTGTCAATTCCGCCTTCAAATATGTTGCCAACAAAGTCAGTCATTGTAGTTTGATTTTTCTTTGTGGTAATAAGAAAGTCAATCGTATTTTGGTTCATGGGTTTCCACTTGAAAGACAAGTCCCACGTTACTTTATGCATAGGTCCAGCAATGCCGATTTTATTACTAGCTACTCCCGTATTTGTTGGTGTAAAGATGAGTCCATCGGTATTATAGTCGTATACACCAGCTTTTTGTCCGGCAATAATATTTTTGCAACACATGAATATATTTTTTTCGCCAGATACGATTTCAAATTTTTTGACACTTATCTTAATAGGAACAATTTCACCCTGGACTACTGCACGAACATTAAAAGCCTGGATTGCTTGTTTTAGTAATTCAAGACGTGACGCTCCTGGATTTTTTGTTTTTGTTATTGTTACTTCGGCTTCTTGGCCGACTTCGCCTGCGCCTTCGCCTTCTTGCCTTGCACGACTTTTGCGTGACGCAGATACAGATGCGGCTTCAAACTCGGCTTCTGCTTTCCCTATTTCACTCATCCGTGATTGTTGTCGTCTTTTAAATTCTTCTTCGGCGTCGACATCTTCTGGGTCATACATAAGAGACTCACGTGCGCGCATAATATTTTGTTCTTCGATAGATATATTTATAAATGCATTGGTGCGAACATCGCGTCCACCCATAAAATAGATATCAAATGCGGCAAACAAGTTAATATACTCGCCATTTTTGTTATGTAAAATATGTTCGCCATCAATAAGTGTATTTTGTAGTTTTTCTTCCTGGCAAATTGCGCCAGTAAATTCAAAATCCATATTTGTATTTACAAGGTATATGCGTCCACTCAGAGCAACATATAACATTTTTCGCATTCCGTCTGCCTTGTCTGTTACGCTATAGTTTGTGCGAATGTTAGGAATCGTGCAGTCTGGATTGATAGGAGCAATATTTAATACTTGCAGTGTATATGATGAAGGTCCGATAAAGTGGTGTGGAATAAGTTTAATATTCTCGTCTGTTTGTGCAGGTCCTTCCAAATCTTTATCTTTACGTCGTGACTTTTTCTCTAACTCGGATGGATACAACATATAGTAGTATTGTTTTGCAACCAATCCCAGTTCGTGGTAAGAAACCGGGAAGTTGGTTCCTTGCATTCCTGCTAAAACTAACTTAATACCTGTTCTCAAAATATCGGCAACAACAATCCCATTTTGCAGTCGTGTCCCCGGACCAACAGCTTTATTATCTACTTCAATTTCTATTTCATATTTAGGGTCACATGCAGTTACTTGTGCGGATTTAAAAGTGTATTCTGGTATCATAAATCCGTCTCTTCGGTGAGACTCTTTGACAATTGAGATATCGACATGAAAGGGAAAGTTTTCGTGAACAAGTGTTGTCCGATTCAAGTAGCGAAATATCTTCTTGTTATTTTGCCAGTTTGAAAGAATAGACTGCGCAAGTCCGGATGCAGGAGGGATGATACGCTCCTTTTGATAGGAGATGCGAAAATTGAAGTCGTCAATGCTTACAGGGCGAATATACTCGGAGCCTTCCATAGCTGCAGATTTTTTGACAAAGCGGTAGTTGAGGTCTTCTAGGGAGTCTGTTCTGCAGTATTTCTGAATGTCGCTGATTCCATATATTTCTGCACGCACATCGGATAGTTTGGTTTTGCCTGTATTTTCATCTGTAAACTCGGATTGAATTTTCAAACTATACTCTTGTGACATACTTATTTTAAAGCCGGATGAAATAAGTTTTTTAATTACATTATCAAAATCATTTTTGGTAATCTGTTTTATATTTTTTGTGCCGAATTTTATCTCAAGTTCTGGTATTCCATCGTCGCGTTGCAAAACGTTGTCTAAATATTTCTGAGTAATAATATTAAACATATCTTTTTGTTGTTGCGTTATAGATGTAGAGCCCTGTCCTGGTCCTGGCTTAGTCCTAGAACTTTGACTTTGACTTTGACTTTGACTTTGACTTTGTTTTGTAACAGGTTCAGGCAAAGGTTCAACGCGTGAACTTTGTGACTTGGATTTTTGTTTTGATGAGGATGATGCACTAGTTGTAGAGCGTGACATATTTATACTATATCTGTTCAGTAAATATGTTCTGGTATATATAATTCTACATATTATTTTATATCATATTCAATTTTATATTATAATTATTTCATAATAATAATTATAATATAGTATTCACAATATTCCCATCAATTAAATACACTTTTCCATAATTTCAGTATACAATTCACTTTTTGTTTTTGATTTTACTTTTACTTTCTTGTTTTCTCCTATATCGGTATTCATATGAACATCTAAAATATTCATTTTTGCTGCAATATGCATCAAATCAGGTAATGAATAAGATGTAATTGGACGCAATGGTTTATTTACATTGTCTAGATTATCTAACTCTAAACATGTTTTTTTAATATTATTCATATATTCTTGTCCCATTTTATGTATGTCTATTCCGTGTGAATCATTATCTGTATCTGCATCTATATCAGCACCAACACCAACACCAACAGACACTGAGTAATAATTTGTTTCAGGATTAAATTTTATAATATATATTTTTGCATTAGTATCTGTATTTGCATTTGCAAACATTTCATAATACGTATTTTTATAAACGTAAAAAATATTAACACTATAAAATAATGATAGTGCATATAGTATTTTGGGTGAAATGCCCGACCCAGACCCCATAAGACCTGATTCAATCATATTTTTTGACATTTTGTGTTCTTTTAGTATTTGTTTATTTTCTCCCTTTTTGATTCGTTCAATTGTTTTCACTTTAAACTCTTGTTCAGCAGTAAAATAATTTTTCTCGTATTCATATTTTCCAACACCATGAACAATAATATAAAAACACCATAGCATTGAATCTTTTTGTTGTGGAGTATAAAATGAAAGTTTTGGAGATTCACATGAAGTATCAGTTGCAGTTGCAGTTTCAGTTTCAGTTGCATTTCCACTATCTACACTAACGTCACTTACAATTCTATTCTCTTTTTTTGCATTTGTTTTATTTGTCTTATTGGCGTGTCTGCATGCACCTCCGCCCGTAACCAAATTTACACTTTGTATATTATTTAAAAAGTCTTGTGATAACATAATTTGCTTCAGTGCTCTTATTTTATCCTCCATTTCTAGAATTGCTTTTGCATATACATTATATTGTTCCGACATAGTTACAAAGTGTGTTTTAACTACTGCATTCAACGACTCAGCTACGGATTTGGATTTATTCATTTTATCCTTGATACTGATATTGCTATTATTGTTGTATTGTATTTGTTATAACTATATGACCATATACCTTTATTATGGTTTGATAATAATATTGTAACTATGGTAACAAATATCTATGAATAATATTCTATGCATAATATTTATAAATTCCACCTATAATCCATGCAGCATTAATAATAACTGACTGATGTTGCTTTGATGTCAGGCAAACAATAAACAATCCAGATGCACCTAAAGTGTTTAATATAAAATCAGTTGTTTTGTCTAAAGGGCTAACATATGGAATTAAAACTAAAATACTTCCAATCCAACCAACTCCTTCTGATATATACTTTATACTATTACTAATTTTATTATTGCTTTCAACATTGCTTTCAACATTGCTTTCAACATTGCTTTCAATACCTATAGTAGTTGCATCTTCATGTTTTTCCATTTAAAATTATACTATATGTATAAACATTTAATTTTTTATTACATGCTACGAAAAAAATGATGATGCAATCTTTTGTTTTTCTTCTTCAACTTCATTAAGTTGGTCTTCTTGTTTACTTACATAGTTCAAATACTTATATACTTTATCAAGAATAGTAGAGTCTACATACGTAAGGTTAATAAAAATACCATTCTTATTTTCTGTAATACATACATTATTGTCATTAAATATTCTAAGAATTTCTACTTGATGAAAAATATTGACAGATTCAATTTTATCTTTTAATGATTTTAAATTATTTACAAAAAATTTTATTTTATCTTGATTTGACTCGTTATTTTCCACTTGAATCATAATGACTAGTTTAACTATTTATAATACTTATTAATACTTAGTAATACTTAAACTAAAAAAATCTTTCTATATATTTTTTAACTAATATTATATTTTTATACCAGACCGGACTAGACTACATTACTCACTTGTAACTGAAAGAGTAGTATTAGTATTTGCAACAATTTCTTTTTTCGGTTTTTTAGGTGCTTTGGGTTCTTTGGGTTCTTTGTGTGCTTTGGGTTCTTTAGGTGTCTTAGGTGTCTTAGGTGTTTTGGATGATTTGGGTTCCTTGGGTAACTCAATATTTTCATCATAAGTAATTGTTATTACGTTGTTATCTGTATCATTTACAATATTAAGTGGATTTTTTGTTTTACGTGGTCCGCGTTTTGAAGTAGTAGTTTTTGTCTCTTTGGTTTCAATGGCACCTGCGCCTGCGCCTGTACCTGAACTACTTTTTAAAGTAGTTTTTGTTTCTGTTGCAGATGGTTGAACCACATGATTTGTTAATGATTTTTTGGAGTGAACTTGTGCAACTCGTTCTTTTTTTGACTGAACTAGAAATCCAATAATTTGTATATGTTTGTCATTCATCTCAAAACGTTTTCCAATAACTCTTACATTTATTTTATCACCTTCTTTGACTGAATTGTAATATGTTTTGTCAGATTCAATACCAAAGTCTCTAGTAATATATACAACAATAGGAGAATACTCATCATCGGAAACTGCACGAATACCAGCCTGTGTAATATTTTTTGCAACACATGTAATAATTGATTGTGGCTGAGGGTTGCATACAAGACACTCAATTACAATATTAAACTGCACATTTTTTGCAACAATTTTGCCACATTTAAAGTCAATAATACGTGTAGAATGGGGTTTGATAAATCCTTCTGTGATACATCTACCTTCAATGCAGCTAATAAGTGTAGTGTGTAACAACGCCATAATATTTTCTCTACTTGAAGCATGCATATTGATAAGAACAAATGGTATTAATATGTCATAGTTAATTTGCTGAGTGGTATAAAGTGGATTTGCTTCATCGCATAAACCTTGTGCAACTGAAGACGTAGATATAGATACAGATGCAGAACCTGTGGAGTTTGCATAACTTGAAGAAACAGGAAGTGTAAGTGACGAGTTTGTAAATTTTTTATCATAGTCACTATCTCCATCAGAGTCGGTATTGTATGAACTAACGCTGCTACTATCGTTATCGCTTTCATTATTGATGTCGTGATGCTTTCCATTTTCACTTTTATGTGTATAGGTTGTTGAGAATGTATTTTCAATATTACTACCATCATCACTAACGTGTTTAATATGTATATTAAATGTATTTACACTATCACTTATTTGAATTGATGGTGGTTCTTTTTCATCATTTGTTGTTGGCGTTATACTTACACCTTGAATAGGATTTAAAATTGGAGTAGATGCATTTTTTTTATTTGCACGTTTCACAGGTGCTCTTTTTTTTTCATTTGCATTTGTTTCTGGCACGGCGCTAGTAGCAATGTTATCAGAAGTGACATTGACATTCACAACCTCTACATCCGAAGAGTTTACAACTTTGGTGGACTTTCTAGGCATTTGATTTGAGGTGACTTGATTAAGTATTCTTAGAGTAAACTAAAGTTACAAGTGTGTATGATTTAATATATAATATTATATTTATAATGGTTTTCAATTTTATATTAATATTAATAGTAGTAATATAAAAATAATAAAAATAAAAAATAATATTTTTAACTAACTCGTGTTGGTTAAAACTTTAACTTAAATAAAAATGAGTTATTATTTTTACTTGTGTTAAATCTATGTGCATTCATACTATTGGTAGTTGAAGTAGAAGTATGTGTATCTGAAAATATATTTTTTATATTTAAATCTGTCAAGTCAAATAAATTCAAATAACTTGGACTATTAAAAAAATTTTTACACTCTCTATTAAATTTTCTACCAAACAAACTATCGCTATTTACTATTAGTTCTAGCTCTTCTTGACAAATCGTCTCGTAATTCTTTAAAATAGCTTTTTCTTTAGTTGTATTTTTTACTAAAAATTTATAGTTATTAACCATATCTGACCAATTTGTAAATGTAGTAGCACCAGTTGCTAAAAAATTTGTTACAATTATTTCATTTTGTAAATTATTTACAAATATATTTGTTATGTAACATACTTCATCCGGTGCGTGAACAATTTTATATACATTTAAATAGTATTCATTTTTCATAACCATAGTCATAAGTATACTATGTTTTCTATTTAAAATACACCATTGTGATGCTTTTTGTATATTTTGTTTTTTAATATATTTTGATAAATGTTTATAGTTTCCAATAAAGAATTTTTTAGACATTAAATTAAAGTATGACTTTTCAGGTGATAGTGTATCATAAATATATTGAAAATTTTTAAACGGAACACATGAATTTGAAACAAAAATAAAATGTTGATTATTTTCATCTTTTAATGCTTCAGATAATAATAAATTTTGAGCATATACTATTGATATGTCAGCATATTTTGTTTCGATACATTTTTTTAATTTATACGTTTCAAAATATTTTAACCGAACATTATTTTTATAGTGTATGTAAATAGTATATTTATCTTTATCAACATTGTTAAAAAATATATACCATAAATCCTCTAAGTTTATTATGTCATATATTAAAAAAAGAAATGCAATTTTTTTCATTTATAGTTTACATTAATATTTTTATTTAAGTATTTAACTTATATCATATTTATTTTTATTACTACTTTTATTTTTATTACTACTTTTATTTTTATTGTTCTTCTTGTTCTTGTTCTTGTTCTTCACCTTGTTTTTCTTCTTGTTCTTCACCTTGTTTTTCTTCTTGTTCTTCACCTTGTTCTTCATCTTGTTCTTCACCTTCATTTTCACTGCTTGAACTTGGAAATAAACTTTTCATGATTCCTTGACTTTCTTCTGCAATAACTGAGAGTGGACTTTTTGCAGGACCTGCTTGAGCTTCACTCTCTTCTTGTTTACTAGGGTTTTCTTCTTCTTTTTCTTCCTCTTTATTTTCTTCATTTTCTTCATTTTCTTCATTTTCTTCTTTTTCTTCTTCTCCTTTTTCTATCCTCTCCCCTCGCTCCCCTCGCTCCAGTTGTTCTTCAAGTTCTGCAATAATGAAAACTGCACTATCATTTAATTCAAAACGTTGTCCAATAACACGAATCATAACAACATCATCTACTTTAAGTTGGGAAAAATAAGGAATATTATAATGGTGGTCTCTTGCAATAAAAACATTTATAGGTGAAATATCAGAGTTATTTGCAACTGCCATAATTCCAGCATTTGTTATATTATTTACTACGCATGATATTCTCATCCCATTTGGTGGATTACAAACTAAATACTCAAATACTATTGTAAATAGTGCAACATTTCCATTGATGTTTCCACAAGAATACGTCACTATTTTTGAAGAACCTTTTTTGACGTATCCGTCAATGCAGCATTTCCCTTCAAAATCTTTTTTCAATATTTCTTCCAGAACTTGCTTAATATTTGCCCCTATATATTTTATAGGAACAGACAACTTTTTGGTAATAATATTTTTCATATAGAGCGACATATTGCCAGTTCCACTTTCTTTTCTTTTTGTTTTTTCTCTTGTAGTGCTTCGTCTTGAAGCAATAGCCATTTGCATTGAAGACATAATTAGATATAGGTATATATATTAAAATAGTGTATATTATTTTATATTATTATTATTTTAATATGTATTTTAATATGCGTTTTAATATGTATGTATTTATTAGACAATAACTAACAATAACTAACAATAACTAAATTGAGTTGAGTAAAACTTCAACAGGTGAAAAGAACCATCGTTTATCTTCTTCACGTTCTATGTCATAAAAACGTAAAAGAAATTCTTGTATTATACATAACTCTACTTCTGTTGTATTTCGGTTATTTTTAATACTAATTGGAAATGGAATAGTATCATAGTTTAATGTTTTTAACTTATATTGTCTAGCAAATTCTTCTTCAGGGTAGTTAATAATATTTAACATTGATTTAACAACTTTTGATGTAGTAATCTCTTTTTCTTTCTTTTTAGATTTTCCTTCAATTCCTACTCCTGCTGCGCTAGCTGGCATTTTTTTAGACTCATTTTCAACTTCAACTTTCATAATATGCGGTGTAACAAGTTTAATACGATTAATAAATAATTTTGCAATTCGTGTAAAGTCAGTATCAAATGATAATGTTTTCTTTTGAAACTTGTCTAAAAATGACTCATATGAATAACCTAAAATACTTAATAGTCTTTTAATTGCCGGAGAATTTTCTAGCTTTCCTTCTTTTCGCAATATTTCTTTAAACTCTTCTTCTAATTCATAGTCAATATATTCATTACTTTCTTCCGGTGTCATTCGTGACAATATTCTCTGCATTCTTTCTTCATTTAGTATTAGTAAAAGATTACTTACTATTTTTGCGCGACCTGCTTGGTCACACCTTGCAGCAATACTACTTCCCTTAACAACACTTGAGGATGCTCCTGAAGTAGAACCTAATATCTGTTTTGTTTTATAAACAAAAACACTATAGTCACCTGTAGAAATATTTGTAATAAATCCGATATAAGGTGCGAGTGTATTTCCAATTGTTTCTTTGCTAATAAAGAATTTTGATATAATACTGGAGTTAAAGTATTTAAAATCTGATTCATTTCCTAGTGTCCATCTTCCAGCATCTTCATTCCTAATATATAACTCTAACTCTCCTTTTTTTGATATAAGTAGCACAGCATTTTTTGTAAGTGTTGTTGACTCTAATACCATAGAAATGTAATACTCTTCCATTAATATGTCAAATTCATATTTAATGGGGTTGGCTGCTCGCATATCAAGAACGCGTTGTCTGTCTGGACTTAGACCATAGTTTAAAAGAGTAAGTATGTCATCAATGTTTAGTTCCTGTAGTATATGTGCTACTATGAATTGTTTTTGCATTCTTTCGGGAATAAAATTCATTTTATTTTTTAATACAAAACCAACATTATGATACCAGTCTGTTTTTCCTCGTTCTATTTTTTGTTCTTTTATCGCAATTTCATAATACTTTCGCAGTTTTTTAAGAAGTTTTGGTTCTCTACGAAATGACGATATCATTTCCATTAGATTCTCTTCATCTGTATCATATTCTTTTTCTTGCATTTCTCTTGTTTCTCTCGTTTCTCTCGTTTCTCCAATCTCTTCTAGCCCTCCCAATTCTTCTGCGGCACTTGCCCTTGCCGCCGCCATTGCGCTTACTTTCATACGAGACTCATATTTTTTACGTATATCTTCAACAGATTCTTCTTTTTTAGGTGGAGCAAAAATGATTTTCTCTCGTTTAAAGTCAACGGGTCGTTGTCGGTCACGTAATGGAATAATCGGATTATTTAGTTCAAGAGGTTGGAAAAAATAGTAGTTTCCAATATTTACTAACCTCCCATACCGCCCATATCTGTCAATAATGAATTCATTTTTATCTTCAATCAACTGCGTCAACGCAATGTCTATTGCTTCAATAGGATACTTTTTGTTATGGTTTATTGTTGCAATAAGGTCACTAGAAATATCATCTATTTTTTTACTTGTTGCAGTTCTTTTATAAAAATAACGTTCACGAAATATATCACGAATTCTTTGCACTATTTTGTCGGTATTCATTGTCAATATCGCATCTGTGAAAATATCTTTCTTGTATCCAATATTCTTTCGTGAAGTATTTGGTTTACACTCGTAAAGGCACTCCATATAGTCGCAAGTAGATGAGTAGTCTTTGTCACCAATACGATAAGGAATCTGAATACTTGACTTCGACGCCTCATCGTAAGATGAAAGAATCTGAATAATCTGATTGTCACCACCAACGCCTAATGCTTCGCTAAAGTTTTTATCGGTAAAGTTGGTTTGGTCAATATTTAACAAACAATCAACAGCGCTTTCTTTCAGGACACGACTCACTTCACCAATCTGTTTCGCCTTCCTTTCTGAAAGTCGATATAAATAAATATCAGCAGCTTCAATATTTGGTGTCAACGTTAAAACCGAACCATGTAAAAAGATTTGGACATTTCTCTTTTCAAACTCAAGATTTTTATGACTGCAATTACGGACGGCTCTTCCAATCGTTTGTTCTACAAGGTTGATATTATACCATGGTTCTAAAATATGTGTTTGACGTATATTTTTAAAGTCGATACCTTCTGTGCCTGATTTGGAAATAATAATTGCTTTAATAAATCGTCCATCATAGTTTGCGTCGTTAGTTACTGCCTTGACTTCACCAATATTATCAGGCGACAAATTTTTATCACCTGAAATGACTATATATTTTGAAGGAAAAAAGGTCTCGCCCTTTGCCATTTCATTGCGACGTTTTCCGGTGATTGCGTCTATAGGCGGTGCAGGTGGTTTACTAAAAAGGGAATGTCCGTGTGCTGCACCATATCGCGTAAAACCCATACTTTCTAATGCAAGAGCAATTGGAACAACACCGCCATCAATATAAAAACTATAGATGAGTGTTATACCTTCAGACTTATAAATATTGTCGCAAATACTTTTGATTTTTGAACTATAGTTGCCAATATTTTCGGGTGCAAAAACATGGGGAACATTTTCGCGATAGGAGTAGTTAGACTTTGTTTCATCATCAAAGTTCATGACACGACGCAACCCGTATTTGCCGACAAGTCCGCGAATATCATAGTTTTTAGTTTCGGCGACCGAGGGGTCAAAGTCATCTGCAGGATATGTAATATTGAGACATTCAAGGGGGCGTTGTAGTAACGTAATACCTGCAGTTTGCTCTGCTTGGTCATTTCGTTCCATATTTTTTATATCTTCTTTGTTGGATTTTTGAAGTTGTCGAATCACATATGAGTAAACACTTTGTTGATATGGTGACGCTTCTGTCAAGTAAATTTTATCTTGCATCATGTCTAGTCTTCTGTGAAAAGGTATAGTAGTTCCACTGATTTGAATTTCAGGAATTTGATATTTTGTTTTTCTTGCAGGTTCTCTTGCTTCTCCTGCTTCTCCCGCTTCTCTTGCTTCTCCCTCACCAGGATTCTCAACACCAGCAAACGTTTGCATCGGTGCAAACTCATCAGGGTAAATACGATAAGGAAATGTATAAGGATTTTCACCTCTAACATATGATACATAACCAGTTGAAAAACGTCGCAAGTTTTCACGTCCTGTTTCAGTCATTTTCCCATTTTCATCCATAGACTCCACAAAAATACCATCATCCGGATTATCATTGAAAATATCGCGGTATTGGATTGTAGCCCTCCCATCATTTAAACGCATAATGTTAAGTAGCCAAATAATTTCGCGATAACTATTATACATAGGCGTGCCGGATAGAAGTAGTAACCGCGTCAACAAAGAAGGGCCAAATTTTACTAGTTTCTGAAGTTCATTTGCTACTGCACGATTTGTAGAGTTATCACTTGTGTTGCGAATATTGTGAAACTCGTCGATAACAATAAGAGAGTTACCGAAAACAACCTTTAACTTTTGGTTGATAAGTTTATATCGTTGAACTTTGTCTTCAATGGAGTCGTCGATTGTTGATGTTTTTTGAATAAGAGATGCAAATTGGTCATACCCAAGAAACATATAAGAGTTTTTGATAATCTTTTTAATTTCTTTGACAACTTTTTCTTCATCCATACCTTTCATATTCATGGGATTAATTTCTTTTAAATATTTATTACCGGTGCACGAGCGAATATTCCACACACCATCAATTAGTTTTAGTTTTCGTGAATCAAATAACTGGAGTTTAAAATTTTGCTGGACGTTTGGACTGGCAACAATAATAATCTTTTTTGCAGATGACATACCAATATTGACAAGATAGTCGCGCATTTCTTCACAAATCGTAATTGCGGAACATGTTTTGCCTGTGCCGAGGCCGTGATATAATAACAGACTATTGTATGGTGTTTGAATAGAAAGAAAGTTGCGAACAAAAAGCTGGTGAGGAGATAATTCAAAATCGGCATTACACATTTTATTTGCATATTCTTTTATTTTTTGCATTGAGTCATAGACTTTGCCATCATATGTTGTATCTGCAAATTCACGTTTTGCAGCAATCTTGATATTGAATTCGGGGTCATCCAGAGTAGGATAAAGAAAACTTTCATCTTCAATAGCCTGCATAATTGTTTCTTCACCAGGTGTTGGAGGAGAAGGAGAAGGAGAAACAGAAGGCAATGGTGATGGAGCTGCTACAGGTGCTGGTATAACTTCAGGAGAAGATGGTGGTTCAGGTGATGGTTCAGATGACTCCTGTTTCTCTTGAACTTGTTGTATTGACTCGGGCGTTGACTCGGGTGTTACTTGCGGAGTTGCGGGTGGTATTTCTTCAAGAGTTGCTTGCGGCGTTGTTTGCGGCGTTTGTTTAGGTGTAGGCGTAACTGCTACAGGTGTTCCAAAAGAAGATTTAGAAGAAGTGGAAGAAGGTTCGGTTGCAGCAACAACAGCGACGGGAGCACCTGGCGGTGGTGGAGGTGGTGGGAATGTTTCAGCGGTTTGAGTTATATCCGGAAGTGTAGGTAAAACTGGTATATTTATATTTTGAGTAGTTTGTTGTTGTTGTTGTATAGGTGTTGAAGGTGTAGATGATACAGAAGTTTGAGAAGACTGAGAGGAAGGTATTGTAGGTGTTAAACTAAATATAGTTGAAGGTTGAGACAAAAGTCCGGTGTCACTTTTACTAGAATTACTACTTGCACTAGACGAAACACGAATAGGAACAAGAACAGAAGGTTTTTTAAATTTTTGTATTTCTGGTTGAACACGTAATGATGATACAGAACTTTGCGCAGATGGCGCTGCAGATGATGTAGATGATAAAGATGGAGACGGAGATGGTGAAGGCAACAAAGGTGAAAAAGAAATATCAGATGAAAGAGATTTTGAACTTACAGATTTATTTTTATTAGCTTCCGCTTCTGATGTATAAGACTTGGGTGTAGATAAATAAGAACGTTGACTTCCAGTCGCACTTGCGCTAGCACTTGGCGCAGAAGACACACTAGAAAAGTCAGATAATCTAAGTGGAGTTAATCTTTTTTTAGATGAAGATGAAGATGAAGATGCCGCTATAGACCCCATAGAACCTTTTGAAGAAGTGGAAGGTGCAGGTGATAAATCGGAAAAAACAGGCGGAGTAAGAGGAAATCCTGCGCTAGTTTCATCTTCGCGAATGATTGGCGATGGAGGAGATAACGATTCTAGTTGTTTAGATAATTCTTCTGGCGATAAAGATGTTTTACTCATTTTACTCATTTTAATATACTATGTTTACTATGTTTACTATATTTACTATGGTTTGTATGTTTTAGTTGACTATATTATAAATATGAGTATACTTCTTATATAATGTTAATATAATCTATATTCTTGCAAAACTTTATTTATTTTTTTGATAATATTTATTTTTTCTAAATTATAAGGACGTATAACATTTAAACATTCGTCAAATGACATCCATTTCATATTTCTAACTTCAGACTTTTGATATTTTTTTGTTTCCAAAGATACACTATTGTTTACCATATATGCAAGGTAGTATTTGTGTTTATAACTTTTAATGTTTGACCCAATAAATATCTCTTCATAAGGAATAATATTTTCAATAAGTTTAAAATCATTTATTCCATAACCTGTTTCTTCTATAAATTCGCGAACTCCACAATCAATATCTTTCTCTTGATAGTTTCTGCGCCCTTTAGGAAATCCCCATTCAGGTTCCAACCATGATGTATTTGAAGCATCAATAAGAGATTGAATACTAAAGTCATTATTTCTTATCTTGATTCCACGTTTTAGTAATTCAAATTTATCTTTCGATGATATTTCTTCGCTTCTATATTGATTATTTGAATATTCACCCCATAGTAAGCTCCATAGATTTTCAAAATCCATAGTTAATAGTTTTGTCTTCTCATCTATTGTCATTTCATTTATTAACGTTTGTATGTATTGAATATTGTATAAAGGATACTTGCCGCGAATAAATTCAACAAATCCAAAACTATTATTTCTTTGGATTAGAAGATACTCCATAGAATTTGTTACATTGTTGTATTTAAATGAAATGATTCCTATACTTGTGATTGGATTTTTACAATCATTCAATATATGACCACATTTCCCACAATTGTTGCAATAAGGGTTACTATTTCCATTATTACTTGTGTTTCCACTTCCACTTCCATGTCCGTTTGTATGTGTATTTGACATTTAAATTTGTATGTATGTATTTATTTATTGTAAATTAATAATTAATTTAATATATGTATTCTTCATTATCTTTTTATATAGTTTCAAATTAGTAATGGTATTAGATTCAAATGTATGGGGGCCACATTATTGGTTTGTTCTTTTAACAATAGCGATTTCATATCCCAAATATCCGAACGATGTTACTAAGAAAAAATATTACGAACTTATTCAAAATTTTCCATTATTTGTTCCAGTTTCATCAATGGGGAATTATTTTAGCAGTTTATTAGACAAGTATCCTGTTACACCTTATTTAGATAGTCGCGACTCGTTTATTAAATGGGTTCACTTCATACACAATCGTGTAAATGAAATGCAAGGTAAAGATGAAATGTCACTTACAGAAGCAATGCAAAAGTATTATGATAACTATAAACCAAAAGGCATGCTTATGAAAGAAGAACAAAAATATAAGCGTAAATTGGTTTTTTTTGTAATAGTTACACTAGGAATAAGTGCTGCATATTATATGTATAAAAAGTAACAATAAATATGACAATAAATATGCAACTTATAGGAATAAAGTATGCGTAATATTTTATATCATGATATATTAATACTATTCTAATAATATATCAAGTAATTCTATAAAATAAAATGAAACCAAAAATGAGAAGACAAAAAAATAGAAAAACAAGAATAAGTAGAAAAAATAAAAAAAATAAAAAGCGCCTTACGAAAAGAGTTCGAAAATATAGTAAGAAGAATACAAAAAAAATAGTAATTAACTATGGAGGAGCACCATTTGTTCAAGGAGGTTTTGGGTGTATTTTTCATCCAGCATTAAAGTGTAAAGAAATAGACAGGAATAGTAACAGCCACTATGACAATGGGAAAAAAGATAAATTTGTAAGCAAGTTAATAGAGACAAAATATGCAAAAAGAGAATATGATTATGTTATAAAGATTCAAAAAAAATTACAACATTTGCCATATGAAGTCAAAAAGTATTTATCTATAGATGATTTTACACTATGTGACCCTGCACCATTAAGTAGGAGTGATGCAAAAAATATTCACGGAGTGTGTGATAACATACTTTCATATGTGAGTGACACTAAAACAAAAATGCCAGTTACTGCGGAAAATATAAATAGTAATTTGGATAAGTTTAAAATTATTAATATGCCAAAGTTAGGTGTGTCAATACATTCTTATGTGAAAGACTCAAAACTAGGTATAAAAGAACTTACATTTTTAAATAATATTATAATTAAATTTGTGTCAGTAGTTATACCCAGTATGAATCGTGCTGGTGTAATCCACGGAGATTTAAAAAGTGCAAATATATTATTTTCGGATAATATGAATGTTCCCGTGTTGATTGATTGGGGGTTGTCTTATTTTGCGCCGAGTGATGAAAGTGTTCCGGAAGATTTATTTGGACTAGATATGCAATACCAACATCCATTTTCGACAATACTATTTTCAAAAAATGTGATACAAGATTATGAAGACTTTTTAGAGAACTTAAAAAAACAAAGGAAAGAAGTTGACAAAGAGTCTTTGCGAATTTTTGCAACCGCGCAGTATTCTAATTTTAAAAATACCTATAATAACATACATAAATATTTGGCAAGTGTATTTATTGATGCATACAAAGAGGACTTTCTACGTATGATAAAAGGGAATGCTATGTTTATAGATGATACAATCACAGAAGATATATATATAAACTATGTTACAAACTATATCGTAGATATATTATTTGAGTATACAAACTATCATACAAATAAATTAAATTTAGGTAAATATTTTAAAAATGTCTACATGCACAATGTGGATATATGGGGTATGTTGTCTATTTATTATGAGTTGATTAAAAAACCATTTGATAATTTTAAACTAAGCAGTAGAGAATATAAAACATATATTCAAATGTTAATGAATCTTCTTGTGAAAAATATTTTTGAGAATGGAACAAAAGTAATAAATATAGGAAAACTTGTTCATGATATTAAGAAAGTAAATTTATTCTTACATAAATTGAACCATCATGAAGAATATAAAAAAAATACCACTATTATTACACCATACAATAATATAGTAAGTGAAAATATACATCAAGTAGACAAAAATCAAGTAGACAAAAATCAAGTAGACAAAAATCAAGTAGACAAAAATCCAGTAGACAAAAATCAAGTAGACAAAAATCAAGTAGACAAAAATCAAGTAGACAAAAATCAAGTAGACAATATGAAAATAAATGATAGTATTGCAATTAGAAAACTACAACTTAACAGAAGTGTTAAAAAATCAAATAAACACGCATTAATTCGTCCAAGTATGATACCTAGAAGTAGATATAATAGAACACAACGAATAAATGTAATAAAAATATAAAATATATTTTAAATACATATTATATTATATAACGTATAACATAAAATATAACATAAAATATAACATAAAATATAATGAAAATAGAGCTTATCGTATTTATAATAACTGCATTACTAATTGCAAATACATATTATGATGGTAAAATAGTAAAGTTGTATACCAAAATAAAACACAGCAAATATTTAAAAATGGCAACATTTGCATTTGCAGGTCTTTCTATTTATTTATTTTTAAAAAAAAATCCAAATAATTCAAAAGAATTTTTAGGACAAGCAAATGAGATGATAAAAACATTACCGATGACGCGTGACTCTGCTTCGCTTATTAGTCCTTTTTTAAGTTTAACAAATTCAAAATCATTTAACGATACAAATTCTAGTATTTGGGGAGGTGGAGGTGGTGGTGGCGGAGGTGGCGGAGGTGATGCGAATGGTTCAGGAGGAGGAGGAAACACTTTTCAGTCACAAATTAATCGTATGATGCAGTCCGGTAAAGGAACAACAAAAAGAAGTGTTAGTGAAACAAAGAAAAAATATATAGCTGCAAGTCAGAATTGGTTATGTAAAGATTGTAACAAGCAGTTACCTGCATGGTTTGAGGTAGACCACGTTATAGCACTTCATAATGGAGGAACAAATGAAGTGCATAATTTAGTAGCATTGTGTCGTGATTGTCATGGAAAAAAAACTGCAATGGACAGGTTAAATAATTTGGATTAGGGCGTCAGATAGTATTATATTTTATATGTATATAATAAATTATAATAGGATAATATAATAGGACAATATAATAGGACAATATAATAGGACAATATAATAGGACAATACTTAACTAGACAAAGATAATATAGAATGCAATCATCTACGCCTGGACCAAACACAGGACAACAAGGAAGTACATTCAGCGTTACTATAATTTTGAAATTTTTTATATTTTTACTAGTCGGAATATCGTTATTTTTAATGACAACACTTGGTGGAACAATTACTGGATATACTATAACAATAATATTAGTTGTATCTATTTTAACACTATGTGGATTTAAAAACATTTCAAATTTAGGTGAAATATTCGACAATAAAAATTTTCTAACTTTTACATGGTGTTTTCCAACTATTTTACTTCTAGTTTTATCAAGAAATTCTATTCCTGACTCAACAAGGTATATTACTGACTATATTGCAGTTGGATTAGGTATTTTACTACTATTGAATTTTCTTTTTAATCCATTACTTGATGGATTTACATTTATTTTTAAAAAAATAGTTGAAAATATGAAAGAGTATATGAATGTAATTTTTGCATTTATTTTTTTTCTTGTATTGGGAGTTAGCATGATGTTTTGGGACAAAGTAAGCACTTTCGCAAAAATAGTTGGAGGCGTTTCAATATTTTTACTCATTATGTTCCTTATGAATGCAGAAAATATTATTGCATATGTTACAACAAATAAAATATCGCTTGCTATAAATGCAATAATTATTTCAGGAATAGGATTACTGAATTATATTTTATATAAATACACAGATAATGGGTTATGGGCAAATGTATTTCAAGTTTTGACAATACTATTTTTGCTGCGATGGTTTTATCTATATGCGGTTGACTTAATGGGATACTCTGGCGTTTCAACGTTTACGGGAACAACACAAGCAGGCTCATCTACATCACCATCGTTTTTGAATTACTTAAAAGATATGGATTTTTATTCAAATACGATAAGAGCATTTTTTAAAGGAACCATACGTTACTTTTCACTTGCAATTTTAATATTTTATATTGGGTTTATCTACTATATTTACTACAAAAATAGTTTCGAATTTTTAACTACATATAAGAATCTTTCATTGGTCGGATTTTTACTTATTGGAGTTCTTTTATTTATTTTGACACTATATTCATTAGCAGGAGTAAAGGGTGTTAAAAGTGCTGGGCCATATACAAGTATAATTACTAAAATTATATCATCGTTTGCAGCATTTATACTACTTCTAGGTATAATTGTGTTTATATTAATGCAAATTCTAAAACTGCAATCATTATCTGTTCAGCTTATAACTTTTATCAACTTTTTATTATTTATTGGATTAGTGGCTCTTGTTATGATTGTTTTTAATTTGAATATGAAAACATTAAATGTAGAATTTAGTAAAAGTTCCGAGGGTGGTATTGGATTTATATTTAGCTTCATAGCAAAGGTAATACTATATATTCCTTGTTTGGTTATTGATATGGTAAATGCAATTGCTGAACAATATAATATTGCAAAGAAACAATACGTAATTATGATTATACTAGCCATAGAGTTATTATTGATTGCAGCCAAATTTTTGATACCTGTTGCATTTGACAAAGTAGTAAACTATGATGGTGTAGTAATTACTGACAAAGTGTATCCAATGGAAATGAAAACACGTGTTGACCTACCACAAGTTCTTCTTTTTGATAAAAACAGAACAAACTATGGTGTATCTTGTTGGATATACATTCATCCTGTGCCTGATAACACGAATGAAGCATATATTGAAAATACGTCACTTGTGAACTTTGGAGGTGTTCCAAATATAATGTTTAATGCACAAAGAGCAACACTATCATTTGCAGTAGACGTTAATGACGTAGGTGGTGGTAAAAAAATATTTGTATTTCCAAATAAAGACAATATGCGCGAAGTTAAAGTAATATATTCAAGATGGAATCATGTATTTGTAAATTTCACTGATGGAAACATGGATATATTTGTAAATGGGGTTTTAGTAACATCTACTCCGGAAGTTATACCAATGAATAATCCAAAGTCAATACATATTGGTTCATATCCTGGAATATATGGAGAAGCATGTAGTTTAGTATATTATAAAAACCCTTTAATGGCTGAAAATATAAGAATTATATATGAGTCAATGAAAAATTTTAATCCACCTACTACAAATTAATAAATTATAATTAAATAAAAAACATTCTTTAGAAAATTTCTAGGTGTATATTATAAATGGATTTAAAATTAATAATAGGTGTTGTAATCGTTGTTATAATATTATATTTAATATGGTCATACTTTTTTACATCTGTAAAGGTATTGATGTCATTCCAGAATGCTAGCACCATGAACTGCATTTCAGGCAAAGATGTATCACAAAGTGGATTAAGTAACTATTCATTTTCCACATGGGTATATATTGGGGACTGGTCTGGAAACTATGGCTTACCAAAGAATATAATAACGATAAGAAAACCGGCTATAGTAGGAGGTACTCCAAACTTGTTTCGTTTATATTTAGACCCAACAAGAAATGATTTGCACATATATGTAAAGGATGTTGGAACTAGCAGAAGTTCTCAAGATAGTCAGTCTACATGCAGTGTTACCAACTTCCCTGTTCAGTCTTGGGTAAATATTTCTATTAGCGTCTATAACCGCGCAGTAGATGTTTATATTGATGGTAAGTTAGTTAAAACATGCCCACTTCCTAATGTTGCTGAAGCAATTGACGCTGGAAGCACAATTTATATTGGTGGAGGCAGTGGTGGAAGTGGCTGTTCCGGTGGAAGCGACTTAGTTGGATTTACGGGGTATATTGCTAGTGTTTTATATAACCCTGACATTATTAGTCCACAGGATGCATGGAATACATATGCAAGAGGATATAGCAACTCACCATTAGGACTGAATAACTTGTTCCAGAGATATAAGTTGGAGTTTGCTTTCTTGAAAGATAACAACGTAATAAAGAGCTTTAAAATTTAATAACTAATCTTGTAGTTGAGCAATTTAGCAATAAATAGATATAAAAAATATATAATTTTTTATATTCATTATATAAAATAATCTAATATATAAATAATATATAAATAATATAATAACAACACTTTAGATTATAATGGCAGATACATCAAATACAAATGCAAGTTCAGAATCTTCTGGTAATGCAGACGCTGGTGCAGGCGTGGGTGCCGGCGCCGATGCTGGTGCTGGAGCTGCTTCAACGGCATCATTTAGTGACTTTTCATCAAAAGATATGGTGAATGGTTCAAAAGATTTTCTTGAGTCAAATAGTTGGGTTGCAAAATTAGCATTTTTGTTAATGGTTGTGATTGGATTTGTTATTTTATTTAGGTTAATGATATCATTTGTTACATGGATATTTTCACCAAGTGGAAAAGTAGTGCTCATTAATGGTTTACAAAATGGTTCAGTGTCTAGCACAATATCACAAGACCCAGAAAATAAGTCATCAATAACAATTCTTCGTTCTGAAAATGAGAAAGATGGTATTGAGTTTACATGGTCTGTATGGCTTTACTTGAATGGATTCCAAGATGGAAGTTCTTACCATCATGTTTTTAATAAAGGTAATGTAGCTGCATCTGTTGCTACAGCTGAGTATCCAGGAACAAACACCCCTAATAATGCACCTGGACTTTATATTAATCCGAAATATGACGGGTTTCGTGTAATAATGAACTCTTTTGCTAATCCTTACCAAGAAGTGATAGAAGTAACAGATTTGCCAATGTCAAAGTGGGTAAATATAGTAATACGTGTTCAAGATAAGAACTGCGACATCTATGTGAATGGTAGGCTTGTAAAGCGTCGTATCATGTCAGAAGTTGTAAAGCAGAACTACGATGATGTTCATGTATCATTAAATGGTGGGTTTAGTGGATATTTATCTAACTTGACATACTATAATCGTTCAATTAGTATTACACAAATACAGGATATTATTTCTGTTGGACCTAACCTTAAACCAATATCAAAAGCACTTGACTTAACTGAGTCTAAGCCAAGATACTTATCTAATAGGTGGTATTTTGACCAAACATCGAGATAAGTTATTCATCGTGTTATGAAGTATTTGTATAGTAGCAAATACTTCATAGAAATAAAATTATGTATACTTTATTTTGAAAAGAAAACAGGCCATTTTGTTCCTCCAGATGCATATGTAATCGGTTTTTTGAAATTATTAAATGGTGCATTTTTAGAGAAACAAAGTGTTGTATTATTTCCTGGCACATTGGATGAACTTGCAGGGTTACATATTATCGTTGGTGGAGGTGTCCAACAAACCAAAGATGTCGGTGTTTGTCGTAATCCAACACCTGGTTGGTTATTAATATTAGTAGTATTCGGGTATGTGTATTCTTCAGACTGAGATGCCCATGTTTTTTTACGCGAAAGTTGATTTTTTGCAGCCATTGACCATAGTGTTGCTCTAGAGTATTGTAAATTTCCGACTCCAGGATATTGTAACACTTCTGCTTTACGAAGCATATTTCGTGTCAAAGTATCAAAAGATGTAATATTTCCTGCACAATTTATATTAAACCTTGGCCATAAACGTGTTGGTTCACTATTGTTGTAGCTTACTGCACTAGTAATATCTGTAGAGACACTTCTTGCTCCACATGAGTTTACTGCATAAACTCTAAATAAGTATGGAAGATTGTTTGCAATATTTGAAGAAGAACTTGCACCTATATTATTTAGCGTTGTAGTAGTTGTAGGATGCGGTATAGTTGCGGGATATGTTATCCATCCACCAAATTCACATATTTTGTATTCAATAACATAGTAAGAAATAGTTTGAGAACCTTCTTGACTTGAAGGTGACCATGACAAAACAATAGAGCCATTTGAACTGGTATTTGAAACAAGATTTGTAGAAACAAGATTTGTAGGACTAGTTGGAGGGTTATAAGATGAAGAAGAAATAATAGGTGATGAAAATACACTAGCGCCAGCAATATTTTGTGCTGCAACTTTAAAGTCATATGAAGTATTCGATGAAGGAAGTGGAACTATCGCGGTTGTAGCATTAGAGTTTGTATTATATGTATACCATGTTCCAACTGATGATGTTGTTCTATAGTATACAATATAATTTGTAATCGGGCTTCCGCCATTGTCTACAGGTGCAGTCCATGTAAGTATGACACTATCTGTATACCCTGAATTACAGCCGGAAATAGTTACATTTGTTGGAGCCGATGGAGGAATGCTTGATGTTGTAACATATAAAGTGGGGGCAGATATTGGACCAACACCCGAACAACTTATGGATGATATTTGAACACCATATAAAGTAGCATATGTTAAACCTGTTATAGTATATGTAGTCGCCGGAGGCGTGACACTAGAGGTGGTATCATATGAATTTATAGGAGGAACAATAGTTCCTGTTGATGATACCTGCGACCAGTAAATGTAATATCCAGTAACAGGGTTACCGCCAGTATTTGTAGGCGCAGTCCATGAAAGTGAAATACTACTAGACGTAATAGCAGTTGTAGTGATTGGTGATGGGGCTTGAGGTGTAATGGATGATATAGCAGTTGAACTTGGAGTTTGACTTGAATAGGGTCCTACCCCATTCATGTTTTCTGCTTGGACTTGAAAGTAGTATGGTATACCATTTGTTAAACCTGTAAATGTATAACTTGTTGTTGGTGCTGTAACTGAGCTTGGTGTAGGAGTCAACCATGATTCTCCTGTTGCACTTGTGCTATATTGCACATTATATGACAATATAGGTGCACCGCCTGTATCAACTGGCGGCGAAGTTGATGACCATGTAACTAAAACTTGACGATTGTCACAACTGGCTGAAGATGTAATAATAGCAGGACCAGGAGTAGTTGAAGGAGTAACACTTGTTTGTGTAGATGGTGGTCCTGTTCCAACTACATTTATTCCTGAAACACGAAAAAAATATAACGTCCCATTTGTTAATCCTATTGCTGTATATGATGGTGTAGTAGAACCTGTAGGTAATTGTGTCCATGGTCCTGAAGAACTTGTGCTACGTTCTACCAAGTATCCAGTTATAGGTGTTCCTCCATTATAACCAGGCGTCCATGTTAATATTACTTGCGCGTTTCCATGCTGACCACTTAAACCTGTAGGACTCTGTGGTGCACCAAATGTTACTCCTATAACAATATTACTATATGGACCTTGGCCTGGTATATTTACTGCAGCAACTTGGATATCATATGTTGTTCCATTTGCTAGTCCTGTAATAGTATAGTTTGTAGGTGTAGTTCCTATACTCGGTATTGTTGTCCAACCTCCAGTTCCAGATACTCTATATTGTAAAGTATATGAAGTAATTGGAGAACCTCCAGTATTGGGTTGACCCCATGATACAACTATATTACCTGGAAGTGGTCCTGAAGTAGTACTTACACCAGTAACTTGACTTGGAGTTGTTGCAGGAAAAGCACTGGCAGTTGTCGAAAAAAGACCGGAATCTGGTCCATACCCAGTTCCATTATTACAATACCCATTTACTGCAGCGACTTGAAAGTAGTATGTAGTTCCATTACTAAGATTTGGTACTGTATAACTTGTGCTAGAAGAACCTGTATACAATTCACTCCATGGAGCAGAACCAGTTGTATTATATTGAATCCTATAATTTGATATTGCACTACCACCATCATCAGTCGGCGCAGTCCATGACAATAAAACTTGACTATTTTGATAATTTACTCCACTTAAACCTGTAGGTGTGCCACATGGTTGAACAACAAACGTAGTTGATGTTTGAATACCACCATATATGTTATTACTACCTCCTGGAGGTGCGGGTATGACAAACTGATTTGGTAACTCTCGATTCCAAACGTAATCATTACTATATGTTTGGTTACTATAAAATAATATTATCAATGTCTGACCTATAAAATACCTTCCTGGGACACCTAAAACAATACCCATTGAATTTAAGCCACTTGCAGTGACAATCATAGTTCCTCCACCAGGGCCATATGAACCATAGATAGGAATAACGTTACTAACAGCTAGTCCTCCCCAAAAACATATAGAACTATATGCTATACCAGTTGATGGGTATGGATTAATTTGAGTATTTCCAGAAATAGTAACACTTGGTGTATTATTTGTTGAAGAATTTAAACTACAACCTATGTCACCCGAACCAAGACTACCATCGGTAAATGTAGATGCATTTAGTGTAAAAAATGACATACTTTTATGTGATACTTTAACCTGGTAGTTAGTAATAATACTATATTGTAATGATATAATATTATTATGAATACCACTTAAAAATATTGCAATATATTTATGTTAAGGTCGCAAGCGAGGATTTACGCATACTTCTCTAGTAGGAAATATTTCGCCTGACATGCATTTGGTGCTTTCGCCGACTTCGATGCAGGTTCTAAATCCGCGGTCTTCGCCAACATAGCAATATCCGGATTTTGGACCAGGAATTCTGTTTGGGTCTTCTGCTGGTTGTTTTTTTTGACTCTTTTCTGCATATTCTAAAGCTTGTTGTATTGACTTTTGTTTGGCTTGTTCGCGGCTTTCTTCTTCTTGGTATTTGGCTGGTTGTGTAGCAGGTGGTCTTGCAGAGTCGCCGACATTTTGAAGAGGCGTTTGTCGTTGGTCAGGCTGAATTGGAATTGGTTTTATATTATCAACTTGGTTAATTGGTTGTCCATATGAGTTGGTTGGAACTGGTGGCGGTTGCTGTGGTGTTGCTGTCGAGACAGGTGTAGTTCCAACATTTTGGTCAAGCTGAGCAATCGAATTTGTTCCAGTTGCAGATTGTTGACCATTTGTATTTCTATCGGTTGTTGGTGTAGACTGCATTAGTCCAATAGAAACAAGCAACGGGTTAATATATTGTCCCATTGTATTTGTATACCATGCAGTTAGTTTGTCTAAATATCCTGTAAAGTATAAAGCAAATGAAACGACTAGTAACAATACAACAACTACCCTAAATATAAACCATGCAGTAGAAGACGGGGTGTCTTTTGTTTCTGAAGTCCCAGAACTAGAGTCAGATGCTGCGGGAGTGTCTGCTTTTGATTTTGATGAAAAAGAAATAGGAAAAGATGCATCGCTGGTTTTATCTTCGCTGTTTGTAGCGTTGTAGTCTTCGCCTGGTTTTATTGAACTTGAACTTGAACGTGAACCTGGCAATGATGCTGAAAGTTTATTTAAAATACCGGAAAATGCGGATGTTTTTTCGGCAGCTGTTTCTGCTGGTTTTTCTTCTGTATTTTCACCTTCACCTCCATATAATGATTTTAAAAATGAAGAACGTTTAGGTTTCTTCGAACGTGAACCTTTTTTTGTCATATTACAATATAACTATAATATATTTTGCTATAAAATATTTTATAATACTAATTTATAACATATCTACGCCTACATCTAGAATTACAAATACACTCACATTTATGAACACATTTATAGTCTCGTCGGCATTACTAGTCGCAGTTGATGCGATATATTTATATTTTATAGGAAAACCAGTTTTTGAGAAAGCAGTTTATGCGATACAAAAATCAAAACTTGAGGCAAAAATGCCACCTGCAGTATTTACATATATATTAATGGCAGTTATTCTTAATTATTTTATTATATCTGTAAATAAGTCTCCATTTGATGCGTTTATTCTTGGTTTTTGCACATATGGTATTTTTGACTTTACTAATTTAGCAATATTTAAAAACTACACCTTTAAAACTGCAATTATCGATACACTATGGGGTGCAATATTATTTTTTGTAGTTACACTTCTTACGTATAAACTGAAGAAAATGTTATAATCCTAGCCCTCCCATAGTATAGCATAGCATCACGTCACGTCACAACCTAATCATCGTCAATAGTGCGCATTCCAAAGTCATATTTATTTAATAACTGCATTTTATCGATGGACTTTTCAATGCTTGACTTCTTAATGTCTGCCATTAGATAGTCAACTTTTGGTCCGATTTCATTTTTTTTAATTTGTTTATAGACTGCATTTATTTTTTTTACAACAATTTCAACACCTTCTTTATCTTTTATAATTTCTATTTTTTCATCATATTTTTCTGTCAAAATAGAAATAGCGTAGTAAATTAAATAACGCCTCCTTTTTTTTACACCAGGTGTATATTTTAAACAATATAGTTTTAAAATGCTTTGAATAATTTTTACTTTCATTTTGCTGTTTGATTTTTCGGCATAGTTTGTAATTATTTCCCAGAGAATCCAAATTGGGTCCATTTGGTGTTTATCGTCTACTGGAATATTACTTCTTCGTTCACATAAACACACTTCCTTTTTATTTGCACATATTTTTTGAAACTCCATAACCCACTCTAACCAAAAACAAGCCTGTAAACAATTTTTTGACTCTTGTGATACATGATATGCAAACTCATTAATTGCAATAAATAACTCTTTAGGGTCATCTTTGCGGTATACTACTTGTGCAAATGAAACCGACGGCGCCTTTAATTTATTTGTCATTTGGGTTATATCATATTCCTCTTGTTTATTTATTTTGATACCCTGGAAACTATGTTTTTTGTTACTAAAACATAGGATACAAATGACTTCGGCAAAAAGTGCTCTTATTTTGGGATTATTTCTAAGACGAAGTAGGTCATCTTGGTAACCAGAGGATAAAATCGTTTTAAAATTTTCATAACGCAAGTCAATATATGTTGCAAGACGTGGATTTGCTAAATGAATATGTTTCCCTAAAAATGTTAGAATAATATCCCATAGGTCGAGAAACTGACCTGCGCAAATAAGTTCTGCACTCCAGTTACATGCATGTTCTATTTTACTATTAAGTATACTATTTAGTAATTCTTTTCTTACATCTGTTTTTTTATATTTTGAAAATGATTCACCTTTAAACTCTGAAATACTTCGTATATCATTAATTTGATATTCACCTTCCATTATATTATTTTTTTTATAAAAAAATATAATAATAATACATATAAATATTATAAACACAAATATACAAATACACAAATATCTAAACTATGACTATTTTTGACACTATAATTAATAAAATAAATACAACATCTAACTGGATAATTATATCTATTTTTATTATTACACTAATAGCAATGGTATATATTTATCGTCTATTTTTTATAGAAGCGAATAAGATACCTGGAACAAAAATACCCGAATATAAAAAAGAAGGGTTTACAATAAATAAAAATATTGCTATTGCAGATGTAAACGATATAAGTAACGTAGATAGTCTAGATGACGATGGTGAGAATCAGTCATTCAATCAGTTGTATGCAACAATGTATAAAGATTTATTTTATCGCGACTTTGTAGACGACTATGAAGTCGGTGTTATTTTAAATAAAATACAACCTGTTCGCCAAACAGATGCACTTGTAATTGGTTCTAAAACAGGCAAACATGTAGATACACTTGCCAAAAAAGGTTATAATGCTTTTGGGATTGAAAGTTCAAAAGATATGATTATTTCTGCAATGAATCAATACCCTGGGAATAGGTATGTTTTAGGAAATGGATTAGACCAACTTATGTTTGAACCAGAGCAGTTTACGCTGATATCAATTATTGACTTTACAATCTATACTATAAAAGATAGACGAAGAGTATTTGAAAATGCATATCGCTGGTTGGTCCCGGGTGGATACCTTGCACTCCATTTAATAAATGTAGGAGGTTATTACGACTCACAAGTAATGACTGCAAAAGAAAGACGTTTTTCGCCGATTATTTCAAAATTTTTTGACAGAAAACCTCTTGCAAATATAATGGGTGTAAATGATGTATCGGTTGGTAACTATATATACAAGTCAAATATTCGCATGAATACATATGACCCTGATATGGTTGAAATGTATGAAGTATTTACTCATAAAAAATCAGGTAAAAAATGTAATAAAACAACAAATTTTTATACACCTGACCAAAGTATCATTCTTAGTGAGGCAAAAGATTGTGGATTCAATATGCTGTCACAATATAATTTAATGTCAAATAATAAACCATACCAGTTTATATATATATTGTATAAACCAGCGAACTAGAAATACAAGATACAATTGTTTAAAAATAAATATTTAAAATAACAATAATTTTTTATTATTGTTATTGTTAGACATAAAAATATACTATTGTTACCTAACATACTTATTTGATTTTGAAAATGAGTCAACAATAAATATAATGAATATACCTAAAAATGCATATAGTATTAAATCTTCTAAAATTGAATTTGTTTTATAGTCTTGTTGTTCTTCTAGAATATCAATAATATAGTTTAATTTTTCAATAAGTTCATTTTTAGGAACTGGTGATGCAAAAGATGAATCATAACCATTTTCCGAAGCAAACCCACTACCACTCCCATAACCTTTATTTACTGCAGAAACAAATTGGTTATAATACTGATTTGCATAGTTGCTTTTTAATGAGTCATACATTTTATTTGAAATTGGGTTACCATTTGTTGTTGGAATATCTTTTAAGTAAGTCGTATCATCCGTATTCTGGTTGTCACTTTGGTTACTACTTACACCTAAATAACTTGAAGATGGAGATTTGCTTATATTTCCCATCATACTTCCCATCATACTTCCCATTATATTACTTCCACTATCATTTTCACTACCCTTACTTTTATAATTATTGTTATCACTATCATCTTCGCTATCAGATGCTTCGTCCATTGACTTCAAAAGTGCTGAAAGTTTTGACTGATTCGGAACATTTTGTTTTTGTTTTATTGTTTTTCTATAATTATTTTTAGCTCTTGTATTGTTACTACTATCATTCGTATTTTTATTTATTTCTAAATTATTTCTACTCATATACAATGCTTTAGAATTTTGAATCGTTGTTCCACTTGCATCATCTTCATTATATGATGAAGCAGATAATGCTAAAGGTAATGTCATTCCTATAAAAAAATGAGATATTATTTTAAAAAAAAAACGGAAATTAATAATAAGTATTATTGTTTACAAAATAGTATTGGTTACAAAATATTATATTTTATCTTCCTGTCCAAACTTTTATGATTGGAAGATTTATTTTGTCTTTGTATTTAATATACTCATCATAAGTAATACCCCATCTGCAGTATTTTTCTATGTCTCCTAATAAAGACTGGTGTTTATTTTTATTTTTATAATAAAAACCACTCGTATAATTTTTGTATATTAGTAAAAATGAAACTATTCTTTCAAATGCACATCTTGCTACACGAGATGTTATATGCGGTATTAGTTTATCTATTTTAAATATGTTATTTACTTCGATTAAATAACTATGTCGAATAATTGACATTGCACCAAAACATCCATTAAATTTATCTAAATAGAAATATTTATACATATAAGATAAGTCTTGGTTATTAAGTGCTTTTATTTGTTCTATTTGTTTTCCAGAAGACTGCGTATCTTTCATCATATATGACTTAAAATGCCATAGCATTTTATATTCATCTACATAGAAATTCATAGGTCTTTGTATAAAAACAGAGTCATGCAAAATTACTGCAATATCGCAAAATTTATTTTTTAAATAGTAGTAATAAGGTAATAGTTCACCTCTTTTTGGGTATTCACTATAAATAGTAGTTGTATTCGTTAGTTCAAATGGGTTGTGGTCGTCTTCTTTTAAAAAAACTTTATTGCTGTTATCATCTATGATTAGAATTTTATTGAGTGGATAAAAATTTCTTATACACCTATAACATTCTTTCCAGTATTCATTTGTTTTAGCATTATTTACATGTCTTAATATTATAAAACCAATATCATTACTTGTTGCTGGTGTTTGTGTTTCTGTTGGTGTTGGTGTTGGTGTTTGTGTTGGTGTTTGTGTTGGTGCTGTATCCTGTTCAATTTTTAATAATGGTCTAGTTGAAGGTCTAGGTGAAAAAGATGACAAATTTTTATTATTGTAATTATTATTGTAAAAATAAAATTTATTCATAGTAAAATAATAACAAAAAAGAATACTAAGTATTAATTATATTTTTATTTCTAAATATATATTATTAAATGAGTGGTATATTTTTTTATTCTATTATAATATTTATTTTACTAAGTATTTTTGCTCCTTCAATTTATAACTATGCGTATAAGTGTTTTATTGGTAGGATAGTTTTAGTGTTACTAATAATATATTTTTCAAAACACAATATTATTCTTGGATTAATATTTGTAACAATTATTATATTTACATCTTATCCTTTATATGAAGGGTTGTCATCGTCATCTTCTTCTCCAGGTGATGACTACCAAGGAGAAGACATACTAGCAACTCAGTCACTAGTTACATCAAATTACTCTATTAAAGATAAAACAAACAAACAAGAAGTATTTAACTACTTTACAAAATATTATTGCGATAAAGACTCTAATGGAAATGTGCTTTATCCGCTAAGACCAAATAAAAAAAAATATAAGAGATGGTGGGATACATTTAAAAATCAGGCTAGCGATGATGATAGTAAAAATCTCACAATAAACAATCTTATGTTACAAGAAGCAATATGTAACCCAGACACATCACGATACTATAGTAACTATGGTGCCAATTTTCAATCAGCAGTTAATAAAGGTAATACAAACTTTTTAGACTTAAATGGGTGCAGCACTAGCGTTATAGATGAAAATATGTTTTGTGGATATTGGGCAGCAGTTGGAGAGTGTAATAGAAATCCAGGTTATATGTTAAATAGATGTAAAGCATCATGTAACAGAGTTAGTGGTTCACCTACAGATAAAGTTAATCAAGTTTATAATTTTCCAATATGTTTCCAAGATAATTTTAAAAGTCAGATTTGTAATAGTAAAATTATTCAAGACCTCATCCCTTCCGCTAGAAATACATCAAAAAATCCTGATGTTGACTCATACTTGAATCAAGATGGACAATGGATATTAAATATGTATCAACAGGTATGTGCTACATAAATTATTTTTTTAGTTGTTCGCTCATAAAATTTAAAAAAAAGTAATTTTATATAATTTTTATATAATTTTTATATAGTTAATAATTATAATTAATAGTTAATAATTATAGTTAATAATTATATAGTTAATATATAGTAATACATTTAAATCCTATATAATTCGCGTCAATCATGCTTGGAATATTAAATAGTAGTATCAACTCATTAAATTCAAGCACTTTTTTTGCTGGTATTATGATGATTTGTTTAAATATTGGTTCAAGATATATTCAAATTAATTTAGATGAGTCTACGGAGTCATACATTAAATATGCGCTTACGAAAGAAATTTTAGTATTTACAATTTCGTGGATGGCAACAAGAAATATTTATATGTCTCTTGGCTTAACTGCAGTTTTTATTGTTTTAGCTGATTTCATTTTAAACGAAAAGAGTAGGTATTGTTTGTTACCTAAGAAATTTATTCGAACGCGTAGAATGAATGAACTAGTAGATAGTAAAATTATTTCTGAAAAAGAAATTAGTGACGCATTAGAAGTATTAGAAAAAGCAAAAGCTCAGAAATTTAAAAAAAATCAGTTGAGCTATTTAGACTCATATGAATTAAACAAAATTTAAATAGTTAACGTATTAATAAATATTAAATAATTAATATATATAATATTATTCGTATAATATAATATATAATATCATATAGTCATAGGGTACATATAATAATAGTATAACATAAATATGTCGTCACAATATGATAATGATAACTATAGTGATAATGATAATGAAGATGTCGTAAAAGAAAATAAAAAACAAAATGAGGCTATTAATAAGTATATTATTGGAAATTTAAAAATTTATGTTACACCTGAAATATTTGTAAAAAATGTTTCAGGAAATACTAAAAAACGTAAAATGCCAAGTATATATTATACACGCGAAAACACAAAAACTATTAGTGAAATTCAAAAAATACAAAAAGAAATAAAAAATGAAGAAACTGAAAATAGTAAGTTGCCTAGTGGTGCTGCAGATGCTTCTGGTCTTGGTGTTGGTGTGTCAAATACTAGTGGAGTAGGAACAGGAACAGGTATAGGGCAGTCAGCACCACAACCACAACCACAACCACAACCACAACTGCGACCGCAACCGGGGCCACAGCCACAGCAAGCAATGCGACCACAACTACAGCAACCCATTATTCGCCAACCAGTTAAAGTAATGGGAGGAGGTGCTGAACCTGGCTATGGTTCTAGTGTTGGCTCTAGTATTGGTTTTGATATAAAACCAACAAGTATATCAACACGTGTAAATAGTCAATCCGAACCTTATATTGCGTCACTTATTAAATTTTCAGAAGTTGGATTTCCACCCTATTCTACAACAAAAAGCCAAGTTGATACTTTTTTTAACATTAAAGCGTTTAGAGCATTTTTAAAAAGACTAGGTAACCCAACTATAGTTAGAGATATAAATAATAAACCAATAGATGTTGAGAAAGCATTTGGTCCAAATAGTAAAAAAGGCATTGATGGAAAACAAATAAATGTTGATAAAACTCCTCAAGAAATTGAGTTTAAAAAAATTTTTGGAAATCCAAGTGGTGATAAATTATCGCATGCTACAACAAAAAAAGTGTATAAAAATGAAAATGTAAAAGGAGGAGAAATAAGTATTTGGTCTACGAGCGAAACTCCACAAAAAATAGGAAGAGCATTTATATTTTTATATACTATTCCATCCCCACAGGAATCGCGTCAACAGGCACAACTATCCGGATCAGGCAGAAACACAAATGCAAATAGACCTATGATGTTAATGGTAAAAGATGGAAATGACTATAGTTTAATTGGTGGCTATGTTGATAATACAATTAAAACTATAGTTGGAAATACACAAGTAAGCGGTGAAAGTGAAACACAAGTAACAAAGTCTGATGTTATTTTTAACACAATTAGAAAAGAGTTTTCTTTAAAAACGGGAATGTCAAACTTTCCTCCAAATCTTGCAACGAAATATTTATTGTATAAGCCGCCTCCTTTAGTTACTATACAAAATGTACAAGATAATTCAAAAAATAAAGAAACTTTACCTATTATTGTTTATTCAGTTCAAGTAAGTCAAAATACTATGCAGACTATTATTCAAAATTCAAAAAGTAGAACTACGCTTGCATCTGGTGAACTTGTTATGGTTCCTATAGTAACCATTTACAATGTATTAACCGGTAAACAAATTTCAGAAAATATAGCAATATCACCTTTTCAGAGCCAACTACTACAAATGACTATTGGTATTTTACAAAGTGAAAAAATATTATTGCAAATAGCAGATGCTAGACAAATCAAAGATGACTATTATGATTATGATGATAAGTTACGAAAAGAAAAACTAAAAGGCATTTTATCAGATGAGTCGATTGATGAAATCGATGAGATTATAAGACATAATATAAAATTTATGTTAGGTATATTTTTTTCAAGTAAAAACTCGTTCAGTTATTCAGGTATTGAATACATTGTAAACTCAGTAGATTGGAGTGACAAATTTAAACAACTTAAAATTACAGATAAGTTACTAAAACGCATGAATGCAAGTTATTACATAGAGTTAGTATTATTTCTTGAAAAGTTAGAGCAGGGAAAACTTCCAAGTGATAGAAAAGGCACTTTTCTTGAATCATGTGGTGTAAAAGGTGCACTTATACGCAATGAATGGAAAAGAAACTTTGAGACAAAAACACTTGACCAATGGAAAAAAGTGTTTGGTTTTGGTGAAAAATCTAAAGATGAACTTGAAGCCGAAGCTAAAGCCAAAGCTGAAGGTAAGGCTGAAGGTATTTTTGATAAACTACTTCCTTCTTTTGTAAAAAAAGCAATTAAATCAATACAAAATCCTTTGATGTCTCCTCTTGATGCAGGTGTATTACAATTATCACTTATTGAGTATTCACTGCTTCCTGAAGAAGAACTTCAACAATTTTATTCTCAAGTTGAAAACTCATTTTCTGGAGTTACATGGAAAAATGATAATGTATGGGAGAAAAGAAAGCAAAAACTATTTACTGCAATGGATGAAAGTATGGCAGATGTTTATTGTTTTCAAAATGTTCAGTGTTCACTAGATGTTTATAAAAAATGTATTGCAGATGCAAACTTAACTGAAGAACAAATTACAAAGTTACAAGATATAAATAATCCTATTACTTACAAAGAACGTCTTAGTATTTATTTAAGTAAAATACATGATGCATTGATTTCTACTCCTGACCCAAATGGAGCAAATTGTATTCGTGACATCTATGCAAAATATAAAGATTCATATGAATTTGTCTACTTTTTTGAACAAGTTTATTATTCTTCAACAGAATTTAGTAAAGACCCCATTCGAGTGAGTGGTTATACTCCAAATATGTTGCATCCTGAGTATGGTAAAAAAGTTGCACTTGGAAATTTAACTATGGTTAAAAAAAGTAAATTTGAAGTCGTAAAAAATTTGCGATATGATGTTCGAATGGGTGCAACTTTTTGTTCGGGAGTGAATAAAACAAAATTTAATAAATGTTTTCCTGAACTTTTACCAAAAAAACAACAAACTGGAGTTACTACGAGTTCACAAAGTATTTTTCAACCAAGTGATGACTTTAACTTTCGCGAACAATATGAGTCAATGTGTAAGAATAAATCTTTTGGAACTATGGTGTATATAAAATTTAGAAGTTCGGCACCGCCGGTAGTTTCAGAACCAGAACCAGAACCAGAACCAGAACTAACACAAGATTTAAAAGATGCAGTTTTACAAAAAGACCCTGTTGCTTTTGAAGAAGCAATGAATAAAAAAATGGAAGATGATGAAAAAAAAATGGAAAAAGATAATAAAGAAATAATTAATGGAAATGTAGATGAAAGTTCTAGTCCTGGTTCTGGTGCTAGTCCTCAAAAGGAACCAGATGAAACTAATATAGATACTACAAGTAATAATGACTTTTTGGAAAGTGATGATATTCCTAGTATTTATGCTGGTGGTGCACCATCATGGTATGATAAAGATACTACAGAAGCACAAGGATATGCAAAGACGCCTATATTTGGTAAAATAAGTTCAGCAGTTTCTAGTGCTCGACAAACTAAAGACAAACCAACGTCTACTGGTTGTTTTAATATGAAAGATTCAGTATTTATACCAACATCAGGCCAAGCAAGTAAACAATTATTTGGAATTTGTAATATGAAATTTGATACAAAAGATATTGTTATACCTAGTAAACAAGATCTTACTCCAGGAGCTGATACTTATTTACCTGAAGATGTTATGCAAGTCATTTTAATGGCAGTTTTTCTTAATAAGTTAAAAAATATTATGCAACAATTTTCAGGGTTAGGTGTTTTAACCAATTTTAATGAAAATCCATTTATTGTTTCGGGTTTTTTTAGAGATATGTTTAAAGACAATACACTTAGTTATGCATTAAAACTATTAACAACAACAAAAGAACAGCCATGGATAAACACAAGTTACGACTCATTTGGTAAAGGAAAAAATAATGTTATTGCTAAGTTTGTCCAAAGTATGGGTATGTTAACATCTTTACGTGTAGGAACTTTAAGGGTCGCCAGTTTTATCCCAAATAAAAAACTTAATAGTAACTTACTTGGTGATTTTTATCCGTTAAGAACAGGAAGTTCAACAAGTTCATCTGTGTCTGAGTTAATAATTTGTTGCGATAATTTAAAAATATGCGATGACAGCAAAATAATGCATAAAATGATACCTGCACGAAATACGAATCCAAATTTTCCTATATTTCCTAATAGTGTAAATCCGTCAAATAGTGTTGCAATTGGTGCAGTTTTTGATATAACTCCTCCATCAATTGTAAATCATGTTCAAAATACATTTAATGGAATAAAAGAACGTAAAAATGCTGCAAGTCAAGAAGCAATAAAAATACAAGTTGAAGCAGTTGAAAGAGAACGTGAAGAAGAAAGAATTGCTAGGTATAATAAATACTTTCCTCAGTCTTCTCAGTCTAATACTCCTAGTATTAGCGAACCATTGAAGTTTACCCCTTTTCCTGACTTATCAGATAAAAATGTAACGGAAGAACCTGTGTTGACTGACTCAATAAAACCGCCTGAGCCTCAGTTAGAACCTAAACCAGACAAACCACTTGGACCTGATGTTAGTAAAACTGCTGAAGAGGAAGCTGCTGCTAAAAAGGCAGCTGAAGATGCTGCTGCTAAAAAGGCAGCTGAAGATGCTGCTGCTAAAAAGGCAGCTGAAGATGCTGCTGCTAAAAAGGCAGCTGAAGATGCTGCTGCTGCTGCTAAAAAGGCAGCTTTTGCATCTCTTGCAACAAAATATATTTTTGCATTTGATATGGATGATACACTATTTAAAAACTATACGCTTGATGATTTACCTAAAGACACAGACACTGGTAGCATTCAACGTAGAAATGAAATTATTGCAAATATGAAAAGAGTTATTGATAGTCGTAATTATGTATGGATAGTAACTGCAAATGATAATCATAGTTATACTAAAGATAATTTTACTACAAATTTTTTTGGACCTGTGGATAAAGATTTTTTTGATAAGTCACCTTATTTTTTATTTATGAATCCTGATATTATGGCGGAGGTATACAAAAAAGCAAAAAATAATTCAAGTCTTCCAGCTGAGGATACAGCGAAACTTGACTATACTGATGGATGGAGTGGTTCTAGTGACATACATACAAAAGGACTCAAACCTTATGCCATATATGCACAAAGTTTACTTACACGGAATGAATATAATTCTAAACCAGAACTTACTCCAAAAATAGGTAAGTTTGATATTTATTTATTTGATGATAAATCGGGCGATGAAATTGCAAATAATAGTAAAAAATTTGGTATACATTTTATTCGAGTTACTGACTTTAATACTACTCCGCCACAACCTAATTTGCTTACAGAATTTAAAAAAGTGTTAGACGATGGAACATCAAAGATTGGTTCAGCAAACTCCAGTTCTACTCCTGCACCTGCATCTGCCAATACTTTAAAAGTAATGTCGTTTAATACGTGGTATAAACCATTTAGTCCCATTAAATCAAAACTGGTATATTGTAATGTCACCAAGGATGGAAAAACTATAAATGTATGTCAAGAAAATATTATGAAAGAAATTATGACACAAATAGAGAAGGGGTTTCAAGTTATATTTTTGCAAGAGTTTACAAGTCGAATACAAGAAGTTTTTGATAAATGCACATTTAGTGATACAAAAGTTCCAACAAAAGAAATTCCATTTACGATGACATATACTCCTCCTGGAGGTTCACCTCTTGAATATTTTGTATATAGTGTTACTGCGCAAGGTGAAACTATAACTACGCTATGTTCTAAAAAATTTTTCCCTACCCCTGCAAAACAATATTATATGGGCAACTTAACAGGTTATCCAAATAACCCATCATATGCAAGTCATGGTGATACTACTCAATTATGGGAAATATCCGGCGGAGGAAGACCTTATATAGTATTAGTATTTGATGATATAGAAATGATTTTAATTAATATACATGGACCACATGGTGGTTCTTTTAACCCTTACTTACAAAAAGTATCAACAAATTCTAGTGGAAAAAAAATATTCATTCCTATTGGTAAAGAAGATGGAAATGGACCTTATACACACGGAACAACTAAATATAAATATAATCCCGAGTTTGGTTCCTCAATTCCTCAAGATGAAATAAATAAAAAAATAGAAGAAGTAGAAAATTTAAATAAAGAATATAGAAATTTACAAGACTATTCATTCCGACAACTTGGAGATATGCTTAGAAAAAGAATTCCTCAGAAGTTAAAAGATTATAAAATCATATTTGCAGGTGATTTTAATATGAATCCTCTTGATGCAAAAACACATTTAGTAAAACTTAGTGAAAGACAATCAAACGGAACATATAACGAAGGACCCTTTTCAGATAGTTCAGGAAAATTTGATAAAACTCCTCAAAATAGTTTAAACCTTAAAGTTGGTGATACTAGTACTGATGCTACTGGAACTTGTTGTGTAGAGCATAAAGGTGGTTCTTATGGTTCAGGAATTTATGACCAGATTTATTCGAATAAGTTAAAGATTACAAAATATTGGACATACAATGGTAAAATAGAATACGATACAACAACAGGTGGAATTCTTTTCTCCGACCACTTACCTGTATATGCAGAAATAGAAATACCTGCATCTGGAACACCCGCGCCATCTAGTGGTGGTAGTAAACGATTTACTCTTCGGAATAATAATAATAATAACAATAACAATAATAATAACAATAAACCTATGTCTAGAAAGATAAAGAAGCATGCATCCACCTCCACCATGCCTACAACACGATTAACAAAAAAGAAACGTCATTCAATGCATAAACATAAAACAAAACGTCATAAGCATTAAAAATTTTATATAATATATAAAAATACATACATAACGCGAGATTATGTATGTATCCGTTCAAATACTGCACCATATGAGTTCTTCATTCGATAACTCAGCGCCAATCAAAATACTACGATTCAGCTCCGGATTCTCGCTGGAAAAGAAACTAGGACGTATTATACTCCAATCCGTCTTTTCATCGAGTAGTCCAACCTTTGTGTATATGAATGCTGCAAGAGCACTACACCAAAAGCGCGATATTTTTTGCGGGTCTGGGTCTTTTTTGCAGTATGCTTCAATCCAGTCTCGCACTACAATATCGTAAGGTTTATTATACACACAATCATGTATTTCCTTCATTCTGTCATGTGTAAATGGATTTTCTGTATGATAGTGGCGACGCTTGTGAGTTTCAAGCAAGTATTGACTTGATTCGATATCGTTATCTTTATCGTTATCATTTCGTGTATTACTTTTATAAAAAAAGTATTTTAGTATACTGAATCCTGAATAGATATAACCAAATGTGTTTATAAAAGTATTTTTAACTAGATTTCTATTTCTAGCTACTAATGCTGTACTACCAGTGCCAACACTAGCTCCAACACTAGCGCCAATATTCACTATAGTTGTATTGTTTTCAATACAATCTTCTGCCATGTGAACATGTAGTCTTCGCAAATATATTTTTCCTTTGTATGTAGTTATAAAATCAATAATAGGTGAAAGTTGGACCCCTATTTTTCTCTTACCATCTTCAGCGTCGGGAATTTCTGATGTTCCAGATTGCCACACATATACACCTTTCAATGGTTTATCTAAATATGTAAAATCAGGGTTTACAACAACCATACCAATATGTGAAAAGTCACTTTGCGAACCATATTTTATAAGCCATCCGAACAATCCAAGACCCTTTTGTTGAAGGTTGTCACATAGTAATAAGTCACCCGTTTTTAGTGTGTCAATACACTTTACTAGTTCTATAATCTGTTGGTTATTAATCATTTTGTAGTAGTTATTGTAATAGTTATTGTAATAGTTATTGTAATAGTAGAAAACAATATATATAAACTCTATATTTATTGTTTTATATAATTATTATTATAGATACTTTAGTTATTGTCTTTTTGTCCTAGTCGTTGTCTTCATCATCATCTTCTTCTTCTTCTTCGCTTTGATTATCAAATACATCATCAAAACTCCCACAAAATAAGTTTTTAAAAGCACACATCATTTGTTCAAAATATGTTTTATCTTTACATAAAGCATTACATACATTCTCTGAAATTGCAATAGCTAATTCAACTCTACAAAAGAATTTACCAAATGTAAGACCTTCTGTTTTTAATATTTTATTTATTTCATATATTTCTTCTGCCCCAAAAAATAGTTGTTTCACATTTAATGTATTGTAACATACATCATAAATACCTCTTATAACTTTATTATTAATGTCAAGTTTTTTATTTTTAATTAATTTAATGCTTTTCTCTCCTTTCTCTCCTTTCTCTAGTGGTTCAGAGATATGGTTAACAATATACTTTGCAAGTCGCTCATAATTTCGTGACACCAAAATTTTAAAAAAGTTGAAAAATATATTCTGTTCTTCTCTTGTAAGCTTCCCAATGATTCCATAGTCAATAACTCCAATTTTTAATATATATTCTTCACTTTGAGGGTCCTTTTCTTTTATAAAAATAACATTTCCTGAGTGTAAGTCAGCATGATATATTGAGTCATAAAAAACAGATTTTATATTAAATCTTGATAATATTTTTGAATATAAATCTTTATCTTCAGTGTGTATGTTTTCAAGTCTTTTTCCTTGAATATACTCCATAACAATAGCATTTGGATTATGTTCTGTGAAATAAGAATACACATATGGAATACGTATGTCTTTTACATCTTTGAATTTGTCATAAAATAATTTTATATTTTCGACTTCATTTGCAAAGTCAAGTTGTCCCAACATAATTTGACGATTCTCATCAAAAATATCATTTATGTTTAAGTTACATAAGTAAGGCATTTTTTTTGTTATGTTTACCAAAAGTTCCAATTCACTCATTGACTTTTCAAATTTCTCAGTAATATTTTGGCGACGATATTTGATAATTACTTGTTTCCCATTTAGTGTAGCTTTGTATACTACTGCAATAACACCTGATTTTATAGGTTCGCAGTCATTGGAAGTTAATTCTTTTCCTCCTATAAAAGTAGTTTTCCCATGAATAATAAGTTCATCTCCTTTTATTTTTGCTATACTTATCAACCCAAATAATCCTTTATAGTCTATTTCATTTTCATCATATTTTACATTATCGGTATAGTTGATAAAATAGTTAAATAAATCTTTGTTCATTAGTTTATTGTTTGGATTATTTGCAATACCTTGAAATATTTTTGTAAAAAATATATTTTTTTCTGATAGTTCCTTGGAAAGATTTATTATAACATTGTTATAATTTTCTGTAGTTTTTTTAGAACACTTATAAGTTACGTAATATTTTGTATATATTCCAATACAAGAAGTTATAAAATATGATTTTGACATTGCGGATATCATTGCTGGTTTTATTTTTATAAAAAATGAACTGATTTTATCTAATATATTTTTTGCCGCTTTAGGTATTAATGATTGTGATGTTTCTGAGTCAAGGTCGCATTTTTCAAGTAAAAATTGTAGCTCTTGTCTTTTAATATTATTGTTATTGTCATTATCATTGTTATTGTCATTATCATTATCATTTTCATTTTCATTGTCATCTCGATTTATGATGTTATCATTTTTTTTTGAATTATTTTTAGTGGAGTTATAAAAAATAGGACATTTATCTTTAATTCTTGCGAACATATATGTGTGTGTCAAATAATTTTACTTAATATAAAGTTATAAACTTTGAACAATAATTAATATACAATATCAACTATTATTTAAACTTGTTAATCATGAAAATATTATTTGGCGATAGTTATGTGTTAATGTATCAACTCAATAAATTGTTTCAAATTTAAAAATACTTTTTTCATAATAAGTCCCATTATATTTTCCATATACGTAGGTAATGAGTGACTTAAATCTAATTTGAAAATATAACTAATATTAATTTTGTTAAGTGATTCAAAGTTTACAACCATAGATGATATTGTATTTACAACTTTGTCATAACTTTTTAACTCTTCTACATTTGGATAGTCTATATCTACACAATTATATGTTTTTTTATTTGGCTCACATACTTCCGTAACTTTTACATACATATACTTTGGTTTTATACCTAAGTCAGATGCGAATGGTTTGAACAAAAAAAGAACATTCACTTCATTTATTACTTTATCATGTGATGACAATATTGTTGTTATTTGGTCTAAGTCAATTTTTTCAAAATTATCTTTATTTAGTGTAAACATAAGTTTATATATGTCTAAATTTATTATGTTATACAAGTTAACATTAGTATTTTCTGCTAAAAATTGCAACAAGTAAATATTATTATTTTTCTCACGTTTTAAATGCATTTTTTCTTTAAGACATACTGATTTAAAATTATAGTTTGCCACATCATTCATCTTAGTTTATCTATTTTTATTATGATTAAGTATTTATGTATATTCTATCAATTATAATTATTTATGTATTTAATCTTATTTTGATAAATACTTATTAGTAGGTTTACTAATAAGTTTACTAATAAGTTTACTAATAGTTTTGTTGTTAGTTTATTATTCTTTCAACATTTTTAATAAGATTTACTTTATCTAAAACATTTTCTATGTCAATTTTGTGCTTTAACCTAAAATATTCAGGATTTTTTAATACACGCCCTATTGTAATGATATCCATGTTTATGTTGCCAGTTAGTTTTATAACATAGTTAGGAAAATACTCTTCTATTTTTGTGCATCCCCAATAAAGGGGTATTGTGTGATACATGAATGGGTTAACTATTTTTTCAGTAAAGTAATGTTCATGTGATGTATTTTCGATTGCGATTGTAAATATATAGTTGTCACACATTTCAGCCATAGATTTGAAGTCCCCATATATATTATTATTTTCAGGGAATCGTTGCTTATAAAATTTTGCACCATTTCCCCATATATCTATCGGTAATCTATTTTTTAAAATATAGTTTACAAGTGCATGTCGGTATTTGTGTCCTATAGTATACGACTTATGTGAAACCATAATTGACATTATTTTTGTTTTTTTACCTGGAAACATACTAATATTCGAAGGCATTTCATGAAAAAGAAATCCATGGTGTCCAATAAATGGTGGCGATGGTATTCCTATTACACTTCCAATAAGATACTTTCCTACACTTTTTTGTGCAAAGTCAATAAAGTTATTGTAATATAGATTTAAAAATGAATTATTCGGTGGTTCGTGTGCAAAACCAATAACACATTTTTTATCAACATGAATATTGGGAGGAATAGGGCAGTTTAATAGGAACACGTGTGTATATGTTTCAGTAGTTGTAATGTATATTCTTTTTGTTTTACCATACTCATCCGTTTTCTTATAAAGACACATTTGTTCATATTTTTTTTTACATACCTCTGATGAGCAAAAGTCGCTGAAAAATCGTATTCTTATATAATTTTTCTTAAATTCTGATATTATATTTTTAAAATATTCACTTTCATAACATGTTTTATAGTGATTGAACTGATATGGTGTTTTATGTGTTAGCGTAACTTGATTTATATTATATAAAACTGAATCGTATAGTGCTAACTCAAGCCATAATCGGTTAAAATAAAATTGTGTTATTTTGTCGGGGTCTATATCTTCTATCTGCGCCGGTTCTTGCATGTATCGTAACACGTCTCTTTTAAAAACAACACTACTATTTATAAATGGATTCACTTTAAAAAGATTATAGTTATACAAGCCATTGGTTGGTATGTCTAATATTTCATCTTCGTGTTCAGGTTCAGTTCCGGGTTTTGTATCACATTTACTTTTTGTTCCAACTACATCTATTCTTGGAAACTCTTTAAGTTTTGCAGCTTGGACTTCTAACTTATTTGGTTCCCATATATCGTTTACGTCTAATACTGCAATATAGTTATAAATTGTGTCATTATTTACTACATGTAATAAAGTTTGAATATATGTTTTAAAATCTTCTCCATAGTCTTTTATTTCAACTCTCTTGTCTTGAAAAGTATTAGCGAATATATTGTATACTTGAGTTGTATTATAAAAAATAACCTTTAATTCCCAATCTTGATAGGTTTGATTTATTACAGACTGAATTGATGACTTAATGGATGACACTAATGTATATGATAGTATATCTTTATTATAAACAATACATACAACTGATATCATATTTTTTGTTATATGTATGTGAAAATATATATGTAAAATATATATAATAAAAATATCATTTGATATCTTTATTATATTTTTTAAATTAAATATCTAAGCTAATCGTATTCTTTTCCGACTTAGGTTTACGTTTTGTCCTGCTTGGCATGTTATCATTTTGCAGGTCTTTCAATTCTGAAATACTAATTGTGCTCCCTTTTTCTTCTGCAGCATCACTTATGTTTCCATTTCCACTAGTCGGAATATTTATACTTTTAGTTTTAAGTCCAGAAAGAATATTACTAATATCACTAGGTCCTTTCATTTCAGGTCGAGGATTTTGTGGATTTGGTGGGGGTGGACCACGCATCGACTTGTTTGTAAATGCATTTACAAAATTATCTGTAAGGTTCACTCCATCATTCATACCTCCTCTACCAAAGTTCAAGTCAGGTCGATTCGAAATATCGCCTTCTCTGCGAGGTGGTGGAATTGAGTTTGGTCCCTTAGTTGCAACAGGTGGGGGTGGCGGACGCTGAGTATTAAAGTTGCTCGACATTGGTGGTGGTGCTGCCATACCTCCGCCACCTCCCATACCCCCCCCCATGCCTCCCATCATATCCCCCATAAAGTTACCAAAATTGGGTGATGATTGTGACATCGTATTCACAGCGGCTTGTGTGAATTGTTTCATAAGCTCCGGATTCTGTCGCATAATATCATCCATTCCAGGCATGGCAGATTTAAACATCGTGTTTGTCATATGAAGCATAATTGCGCTTCCACCTAACTGAAAAAGCAGTTTCAATTCAGGCGCCATCTTTGCTTTCGACTTATACTTTTCGTGTAGTTCCCCAAAAATCTCATCGTAGTCGTCAATATTCTCATTGATTTGTTCTGACCATCCATCCAACTTCAAGTCAAAAGGGTCAAATTTATTATTTAAAAATTCTAGACCAGTAATTGCAGTCATCAGCAATTTCTGTTGAAACTTGACACTATTCTTTTTCTCACGTTCTTCCAAGTGTGTTTCATATTCACCCTTCATTTCAAGAAGTGACGACTCCATTGTGTATTTCTTGCTAAGACGAACACCTTTTGACTCAAGTTCTTCCAATTTTTGCAACATTTTAAATTTCTCACGTAATAATTCTTCTTTTGACATCTGAGGTGTTGTGTCGACGTTTGCGTCAGGGTTTAGTGGAATGTTACTAAACTTCCCAAACCCATCCCACGTTTTATTATCATTGTCTGTATTTGCAGTAGATGCGCCAACATTGCTTCCGCTTATATTGTTATACTTTGGCTCTGAATATCCACCATCACTCGCATCATCATCGTTGTAACTATTTAGTTTTATACCACCGCTTCCGCTCCCACTTGCTCCTGCTGAACCAAAAAAATCCGACTTAAAATTTTTTGATACTTTCTTAACACCTCCACTTCCACCACTACCTCCTACTGCGTCAGATAAGTCATTCAGTTCATCTTCCAGCTCATTTAGGTCATCCAAGTCTATATTGTCACCTCCCCCGCCACTTTTACCACCGCTTTTCAGTTTATCATTCATAAGCAGTTCGAGGCCTCCGCCAAAGTTGACGGATTTGGCGCCACCTCCTCCACTACCACCTCCACTGCGACTACTTTTATTACTAAAGTTATTATCTAAATCAGATAAATTTCCAAGGTCAATGACTTCTTCCATAGTATTGTTTTATCAATAATAATAATCTATAATTTTAATTTTAAGTTTGTGCGCATTATAAATATATATTTTTCTGAAATTATATTCAAAATATATGAATAAAAATAGTAAAAATATATGAATGAAAATACTAAAAATAATAAGTAATTTAAAAATGAACAATCAAATAATACTTATCATATTTTTAATCGTAAGGTAATATATTCCTTGTAAGAAACAATCTGCAAGGTCATCTTTTTTTTTATTTTTATTCAGGTATCCTTTATAGTCTTTAAACTCTTCTTTTGTTTCTAAAAGTTCGGCAGTAATTTCAACACTTTCAGCTTTTCGTTCGGTGTATGTTGTTTTCTTTTTGGTCATAAACATTTTTAGTTTATTTGATGCCGATATGAATTCAATATGTGGGGTATGTTTCATTATAAAATATTGCGCAATCATTCCTTGTAATGTTTTCATCCGACTCGCAATCGTGCTAATTTGGTTTTCTATAATGGCGGTATCAATGTTTATTGTAATCCCTAGCCCTCCCATTCCCAGAACCTTATCAAGCTCTTGCATCATATTTTTACCAATTGTTACTAAATCAACATCCATTGCTTTGACATTTTCTATATGTTCTAAATAGTTTGTGTGTAATTCTTGTTTTATCATATTGATTAAATCATCTTTTGTGTTTGTGTTTGATTTTTTTGACTTTGTGTAGTTTGTATTTACTATTTTATTTTCATGTTTCTCTCCTTTCTCTCCTTTCTCATCTCCAATAATAGATGAAGAGTTATCACATCCAATATTATACTTGACAACTAGTTCTTTGATATCTACAAGTTTCATTTTTCTTATTTTTTTAATATTTAGTTCAGGTGTTGGAACTATATATTTTGATGTTTTTGCATGTTTGTTACAAAAGTATTCGATTTGGATTTCATTTTCACAATTATCTTCTTCATTTTCCGGGTTCTCTCCTTTCTCTCCTTTCTCTCCTTTCTCTCCCGTTTCATAACCTTCCTCGTCGTCGTCCCCATTGTCCTCGTCGTTGGTTGTGTGAAACGTCTTGCAATATTTTGCATCTTGTGTGCATCCTAAAGTGTTACACTTTCTTACTATCGGAGTGCAAAGATTAATAACATCCCATTGTAATATTTTTACTTTGGAATTCGTTTCATTCACTTGAAAAATACAATATGCTAAATTTTTCATCCCAACATCAAAGCTTATAATATTTTTTGTATTTTCCATAATTAGGGTAGTTATATAAAATACATAGTATGTTTTTATTATGTATTTTTGCCGAATATATTTTGTAAAGATATTATTGTTATGATTTGACAAATGAAGATTTGGGAACACGTCTTGTTCCATGGCCATTTCGTTTTACAGAACCTAGTGCCATCTTATATGCACGACTTGTTTTATGATTGCATCCTTTTTCAAGAATACTAAAATCAACTGCAGCACTTTTTCCACCAGTGATTGCACTTGCTAGACGTGCTCTTCCCCATGAGTGCGCAGTCTGGTTGGGTCTACTACCGGATGAAAAATACGCACCTTGACCTTTCTTCTCAATTTGGCGAAGTGCAGAAACACTGCATCCTGTCTTTTTGGCAAGTTGTGACGACGGAAGAATATCTTCCACGCCATATATTTTCCTCGCATGAAGAATATGTTTTGATACTTTGCCAGGATATGATGCAACAGCTTTACGTGTATAATATTTTTTCTGCTTATAAAGTTTACGAGACTTGTCAAGTTGCCTTTTTTCAATTAAAGTGTCGCGTCTTGATAAAATTTTTGGTAAATATTTTGAAGCGTAATATTTTAAGGTTTTATTTTTCATAGGTATTGATGAGGATGGATGTATAATATATATATAAATAATTAAATATATTATAGTTATTTTTTAAAAATGTTAATATGGGTTAGGTAGAAATGCTGGAGATGAAGAAAATTTACTACCTTCATCAATACGCGGCCATTGTTCATGGTCTACTACAGGAAATCCAAATCCAGGTGAATAAGGAACAGAAGGAATAGTGGAAAAAACAGGACCAGGCTGACCAAAGGAAGCAGGAACAAATATTGGTTGTGCTGGTTGTGGTGTAAATAATGAAATTTGTTCTCTTTTTAATCTTCTTTGATCTCTTTCTTGTTTTCTTTTCTCTTTTTCTCGTTCTATCATTTCATCAGATATCTCCATTCTTCCACTTGATTTTGGAGTTTTTGATTTTCCTGGAGTTTGTGCTCTTGATGGAGTTTTTGCTTTTCCTGGAGTTTGTGCTCTTGATGGAGTTTTGGACCTTGGCCTTGGCCTTGGTATTCTTGGTTCTACTTCTTCTGGAGTTGGTGGGCCTCTATCACCTAGCACTGATGTCGTATTTGAGTAAAATTCTTGTAACAAATTTTCTGTTTCTTCAGCACTTCTTTCAGAACGTCCAACGGGATATCCACTTACTGCATCACTCCAGCTTTTATAAAGAGGCTGTTTTAAACCACGTTCTGGACTAGTTGTAACTATAGGGCTACCAGGAGGTAAAGCAATGGATTCTAATGTTTTTATATCTAGTGATGACGCAATTCTATATTGTGGTTTTTTTGATGCATCTCCATCTTCACCAACAGGTTGAAATGTTCTACAATCTTTAGACTCTTTTACATCAATTCTTACTAAACACCCACGAGCAAGTATCGTAGTATTAAATGAATCTATCTTATCTTTTAGGGCGGTTAATAACTTACATCGTTCAGGAATGGTATATCTTCGATTTTCAAGTATGGCTTGTCCTTCTCTTGTAAAACCTTCTACAAAATGTAACAATTCATCTATTCCTTTTTGTGAATTATAATATCCTAAAATTATTCCTATATTATCTGTAATGCTATAAACATGACGATGTAGTCCTTTTATTGCAACTACTTTATTTTCTACTTTTACAGGACGATAACTTTCTACAACCATTTTAAATTTAACTCCTGTTCCTAGTCTTTTTAATACTACATCTTTTAAAGAATCTAATAAAGTAGCAGCTTTACCTGTTTCTACATAACCGGCAAAAGCGTCATCTTTTCGTTCTGACATTTGTTTAGTTTTTAAACTTAAAAAACAATTTTTATACACTTCTGGAACAGCCTCTCCTTGTGTAAATTGTACATGAACATCATATTTTTCATCACCTTTTGTGTTAACAAATCTAGTATATAGTTCACCAACAAGATGCAACTCTTTGCGAGCAAAAATATATTCAAAAAGTTTACCGAATAATGATAATTTTGTAGGGCGAACAACAACCGCAAGTCCTCGTTCTTGTCTCTCTTCATTTACATCTTCAATAATACCATCTAGCATATCTTGTGAACTTTTTCCTTGGGGAACTAAATCACTTGTATCTAAAAAACTCTCAACTTCTTCACGAGTCCTATCATCCATTGGGTCATTTATACCTTTAGCGCCTCCTATATGGTATAAATATCCGATTTTATGTGTTAGTTTTTTCATTCTTCTTTTTTTATTTTTTCTTTCACTAATTTTTTTACTTTTACTTCTATAAGTTTGTTTATGTTTATATCTATTTAATTTTGCATTAGGACGACGACGATGTGTATATTTTATTTTTCTACGTCTTGTTGCCATTTTAATTTTTATTTTATTTTTTAAAGTTACTATATATTATTACTAGATATTATGTTATTTTACTTCCAAAAGAAATAAGATAACATATGATACAAATAAACTAAAAATACTTTACCCCTTCCCTCCAGTATATTCTTAGTTCGAACGCGCTAAACCTTTCATAAGCAACTGCTCTTGAGATATATGTGGTGCGCTCATACGGCTCTGTAGTTCGTTACGTGAAAGATACATATTTTTCAGGTCGCTTGTTTCATAACCAAAGGGCTGACTATTATCTAAAGGCGACTCAAAAACAAATGGCACATTTGATTGTGAAATCGGGTTTTGGCTTCCAATATAAACAGGTGGACATGCTCCACAATTGTTGCATGCTGCAATAGAATTTGTCTGCATTATTTTGACCGCATTATTTTGCAAAAATGTTCGGTAATCCCAGTTGGACTTAATATTATTATTTTCGCGTATTTTTTCATTTATGACTGCACCTGGTTGCCAGGTCGCATAGTTCCTGCCGTCTGCCATAATAGGTGGAAAATTGAAGTGGATATTATTTGAACCCGCGTAACAAGTTCCCCAAGACATGTTGTTAAACTACTATATATACTTTATTATATACTTTATTTTAATATATATAATAAAATACTTTTCTAAATCTAAATAATATTTGCTAATTAAGTAATTCACTAATTTACGACTCTACACACTACTTTTGCTACTACTGGGTCAAGTGTTTGATGAGTTCTTTTTTATTAAGTTTATTAATAGCAGTCTCGTTATACTGCATTCCTTCAGCTGATAATTTTGTTTTCAAATGTTGCTTAAGTGCTTGAACGTTCATTGAGTTGTAGTCTGTGTGTTGTTGTTGTTGCTGCTTGTCGTCTTTAAAAATAGTTTTAATTTCGGTAGCATCAATCGAAGAAGTTTCTAAATGTTGTTCTTGTTGTTTTTGTTGCAAAGGTAAAGATGCATGGCTAGGGAGTTCTTCTATTTTTACTTCAGTATCATCACTGGTTTCATCTTCATTATCATCATTATCGTCACCATCGCTTACATCATCATCACTTGCATCTTGCCCATCATCGCCGTCATCATCACTTACATGATTTGTATTGTTATTGTGTTTGGAACTAGAACCAACGGGATACAAAGGCTCAGTCAGTTCAATCACTTTAATGTCATCACCAGTTAAATGTTCAGTCGTTTGCGACTCTAAATGTCCTCCATTATTAAATATTATTTTTTTTGTAGTATTATCATTTGTATCTTCATTCTCATCGCCAGATGATGAGTCAGATTCATCTCCAGAGTCTGAAGAAGACTCAGATTCTGAACTTGTGTCATCGTCATCGTCATCATCATCATCGTCGGATACATCAATCAAATCATTTGCATGACTATGTTGGTTAGGATGATTGGAACCACCATTTTTTTGCATTTCCATCTGCATCTGCATTTGCATTTGCATTTGTGCATGTTTCATAATTTGCTCATCATTTTGCATATTTTTTTGATGTGCTCCATTTCTCATATTCATTACTAAAGATTGTAAAACCTTTGCTTGTTCTGTTTGCGAAATCTCTAAAACTCGCAACTTAAACCGAAAAAACATAAACATTGCTGAACATATGATTAAAGTAATAAGTATATTGAAAATAGTTTGTGAATTAAATAGTGACATCTTTTATTTTTATACATAAATAAAAATAAAATATTTAACGCTTTATTAATTATGTTTATTAATTATGTTTATTAACTACGCTTTATCAGACACACACACACATACACACACGCATACACACCAACTACATTGACATTAAAAGTTGTTTTGTGTTATCTATAATAGTTTTTGGATATTCTAAATCGTGTAACACTTTGATTCCCCCTTTGATTTTAGATATGCCTTTTTCTAACTTGTATAAATATTTCACGTTATAGTCTTCTTCAACTTTCACTTTCATTTTATAATTTTTAATTTTCTTATTTGTCTTCAAGTTGTTGCATAATGAAATATAGTGCGTTGTAAGCATTAGGTCAACATTCTTCATACATGACAAGTAGTCAATATATCCGTATGCACTTGCAACTGCTTCATATGGATTTGTTCCTGAATACAATTCATCAAAAATACAAAAGTGACGTTTATCATTTTCTTTTTCTAAACTATCAAGAATTTCTTTACAACGTCTTGACTCGGCTTGGAATAAACTATCACGTCCCGAAGTGTCTGGAATATTTAAATAGCTATGCAAATAGTGATAAGGTTTAATATTTGCACTATCATAAAATCCATATCCGATTTGTTGTGATAAAATAATATTCATAAGTGTTGATTTAATAATTGTTGTTTTACCTGCTGCATTTGGACCAGTAATTATAATTTTTTTATTTATAACTACATCATTCTTAATAGGTGTTTCATGGTGTGGATAGTATACTTGTTTAAACGATGTATGTTTTTTGGTGACAGAAGATGATGTAGAAGATTTACTTTTTGTTGATTTTTCTGATTTTTCTGATTTATTGGATAACACTGATGTAGATGATACATTCTTTTTGGATTTCTTATTTTTCTCTCCTTTCTCTCCTTTCTCTTCTTCTCGCAGTTCATCTTTCTTAACATCTATGGTATCATCTTCATTTTCATGTTCATCATTAACACCATCAATAAATACACATGAGTTGATTCGAGAACTATCAATCATTTGTTTGATGTGGTCAATATTTTCATAAAATCCGTTAAAACCAAAGCTATAGTCGATACAAGACTTTATATCATGGTCAACAAATATTTCATAATTTAATTTCATAAGTTTTCCAATTTCAATAAACTTACTGAAACTAATCTTGAATGGTTTAATTTTACTAAATACACCACATAACTTTTCAAGATATTCCACTTTTGCTTTAAGTTCATTTGTAAACTGGCGATATGTTACAAGATTATGTGACATTTCAATAACATGTTTCATGTTACGAATTGTATAGCGGAAATAGTCATTCAAAATAAATATATTTTTGTGAATAAGAATCATATTTTTATAAAATCGATGACATGACATGATATTTTGGTAAACCTGAACAAAGTAAAAGAAAACAGACATAATAATATATACACGTTTATCCCATGACATACTTCCAAAGTCAAGGAGTGAAAATACTTTACCAATTGGGTGACTAGAAAGAATTATTTTCAATGATGATATATAAGCCGACATAGTAACTTGCGACTTTTGAATTTTAAGTAAAAAAAATGGAATAAATAATAAAATAAGAGGTGAAAGCAGTGAAATTACAGGAGATGTCAAGTTATAAATGCTCATAAGTTGCATAAATGCAGGTGATTTATTTAACTTATCAAGCAACGGGAAATCAATATAGCTAAAACGTTGTTTAAAATTCTTATCTCCAGCAATATCAATCCATAATTTGTCAATTGTATTATAAACTTCATGTGGAAAAATAACTGCTCTTATATTTTTGTTAGGCTTTTCAGTATTATCGTCGCCTTGTTTGTATGGTTTATAGTCGTAACTACTATCACTGCCACTATCACCTAAAATCATTTGTAAAGGTTCGCTTAACTTGCAACCATACTGGTTGATATAAGATTTATAAAATATTTGAGACTCTTTTAAAAATTCTGTATTTGTTGTGTAGTAACGACTCCATAACGCAATATGTCGTTTACTAAAAATACACTCTGGTTTAAATATTGCTTCATACATTGGAATACAATCTTCATTTTTTGCATCCAATAATTCTAAATCATTTAAAATATTATTATTAATTTCATGTTTATCTTTATCTTCTAAATAACAAATAGGAAGCTTAAAAGATGTTTCACACACAATAGGATTTTTTTTATTCTTATTTTTATTGTTATTGTTACTACTTTTGTTGGTGTTGGTGTTGGCGTTGGTGTTGGTGTTGGTGTTGGTGTTGTTATTTGTTTTACTATTATTGATATTTTTATTCGTTTCTTCTTTATTTACTTCATATTCTTGTTTTTCTTCTTTGTCAGTTTCGGAGCTACTTCCAGGAAAATTTTTTAAATACTTACTTACTTCAGTTGTTAACTTTGTAGCAAAGTCACTTCCAACAGACTTTCCAGTTGGGTCTCTTTTAAGTTGTTCTTCTTTAATTTTATTATTTATTTCTTCTAGTTTTTTTAACTGCGCATCTTTAATATCTATCAAAATTTTATTAACGTCAAACATAGTATTTGTATCCTATTTGTATCGTATTTATATCTAAAAATATTAATAATAAAATAAATATACGAATTTATTTTATTATTCTATTAATTTTATGTTAGTCAGTTAGTGAGTTAGTGATTAAGCTAATCAATCAATCGCAATGTTTGAAGGCAGCTCGTCAATAATTGTGTGATAGTGTCTTTCAATCTCTTTCATCATTTTCATATCCCAGCGAGTAACAAAGTTGATAGCAGTTCCTTTACGTCCCCATCGCCCAGAACGTCCAATTCGATGTAAGTATTTGAATACACATTTTGGCAAGTCAAAGTTTAATACTGTTCTAACCTGTTGCACGTCGATACCACGCGATGTAACATCTGAAGAAATGAGGACGCGGTGTTTACCAGCTTTAAACACGCTATAGGCTTCATCGCGCTTCGACTTCTCCATGTTACTATGAATGCAACATACCGGAAATCCATCATTCTGCATCGCTTCCGTCAAATCCATGACACGTTTAATGCTATTGCAATAAATAATACATTGTGACATTGAAATAATATTAAAAATATCCTTAAGTGTTGCATATTTTTGAGAATCGTCATTGAGAGCTACATAGTATTGTTTAATGCCTTCAAGGGTTAGTAGTTCCGACTTCACCAAAATGCGCACCGGGTTCCGCATAAACTTATCTGTAAGTAGTTGTAACTCTGGAGGCAACGTTGCGCTAAACAATCCCACTTGCACATTATTATTCAAATACTGAAAAATATTATAAACTTGTTCTTTAAATCCACTTGACAACATTTCATCCGCTTCATCCAATACAAGAATAGAAATATCTTTTGCAACAATATTATTACGTCGCATCATATCATAAACACGCCCAGGACAACCTACAATAATATGTGGTGTATTGTTTTTCAACTCAAATGCATCATCGTCGGTAGATGTTCCACCAATAAGTAAATGATATTTGATGCTTTTATTTAGTGAACCAATACTTGTAATGACCTCGTATATTTGTTTTGCAAGTTCGCGTGTAGGTGCCATAATAAGACCCTGTGTTTTATTCAATTCGGGGTTTATATTTTGCAAAACACCAATCGTAAAAACACCCGTTTTACCAGTTCCTGATTGAGCTTGGGCAATAATATCTCTTCTATCAAACATCGTTAAAAGCGCCTTGCGTTGAATCAAACTAGGAGTGTCAAAACCATAGGAATAAATACCACGCATAATATCTTCACTCAGGATATTACCAAGGTCTTCCCATTTGTCAAATTCCTTAGGAGGTGCAGATGTATCAATTTCATCATGAGGAGGAACAGCAGGAACAGGAACAGAACCAGAAGTAGAAACATCGTGCTTAGATGAATTCACAGAACCATCCGCATCAGTAGGAACAGGCTCTGAAAGATTAGACTTATAACTTCTTTGAATATTTAATCCATCATTACGACCATTTCTCTCATCTCTCTCGTTTCTCTCGTTTTGATAGTTGAAATGACTTCGGTTCCCGCGATTTGCCCGATTGTTTTGTCTACCTTCAAATCTCGGTTCATTTGACGAATCATTTCTATAGCGGCCTTGACCACTACCACCACCACCACTGCCACTGCCACCATTATAACCAGAGTAACTTGAACGATAGTTACCGCCGCTGTTACCTGCACCATTACTTCCACCATTACTAGTATCATTATTCAATCCATTAAACTTACTACCCTGGTTATGGTTAGAGTTATTCTGGTTATTCTGGTTATTATACCTATAATTTTTATTATTACGTTGAGGAGGATACTTTTCTGACATCTTATACTATATAGTGTATTATATTATATATTTTTATACATTTAAGTATTTATAGTTTAAAATATTTATATTTGTATGTGAATAAGACAAAATAAAATAATAATTATATTAAAATCAATATAAATATGTTATAATATATAAGTATAGGAATATATGACACAAGCAGTTGAAAAAATGATACAATATGACATGAATGATTATGAAGAAATAACAAACGCTGGGTTCATATGTAACTTAACACAAGAGACTTTGGATATGATTTCAAAGTTATCAGAGCAAGTTGGTGCACCAACATATATTAAAACACCCATCTTTCTTAAAAAGGAAAGTCGTGTGGCAGGACTGGCAATGGGTTTGGGTTCAGCGATAAGTGCTATAGCAAACTCGGGGAATGGTTTTAAAAAAAATAAAAACAAGGTGTCTGAAATTACGGATGAAGATTGGGAGACGATTCGTCAGTTTCAGACAACGACAAAGCATATTAGCGAGGGAATACAGAAGAATATGGAAAATATTCGCGGGTATTTGAATAAGATGTCAGAGGCGACATTTGATAAAATGGTGAATGAAATAAAGGCGGAAATATCACAGCTTATAGAACATGACACTACTGAGGAGAATATGATGAAGATTGGTCATTCTATTTTTAGTATTGCAAGTTCAAATAGTTTCTACTCTGAACTATACGCAAAATTATTTAAAATTTTAATGGATGAACATGAAATATTTAAGAAAATATTCGAAGATAACTATAAAGTTTTTATGAATTTATTTGACAATATTGAATATGTTGACCCCAAAAAGAACTATGATAAATTTTGTGAATACACAAAAATGAATGATAATCGTCGTGCAATGAGTTTATTTTTAGTGAACTTGATGAAAAATAATGTAATTGAAAAAGAAGAAATATTAGAAATTATTAGAAACTTGCAGAAACTTATTACAAAATATATTGGAAAACCCGACAAGACAAATGAAGTAGAAGAGTTAAATGAAAATTTGTATATTATTATAACAAATTCTTCTCAAAAAATAAAATTTGGTGTAGATGAAGGGACTGAAAATATTGTAAAAGATATCGAGTTTATTACTTTATTAAAACCGAAAATGAAAGAGTATCCTAGTATAACAAATAAGACAATCTTCAAACATATGGATATAATTTCAGAGTTAAAGTAAGTTTCAGAATTAAAGTAAGTTAATATATACATTAAAACATAATAATAAAGATATTTGATGGTATTATTATTATTATGTCTAATTTAATTCATGAGATAGACTTACAACAAGAGTCGCAAAAAGATAAAAATATTAAAGAGTGGAATCGTATTAACAACATATGGTTGGATATAAAGAATAAAAACAAAATTGAGAATCCAAGTTTATATAGCACAGATTCAGAAAATTCTTCTGAAAACTTATTAGAAAATGTATCATCGCATAGTAACAATATTTTAAAAAAGTCTAATAGTTTTTGTAGTTATGATGATGAAATTAGTAATAGTGTTATGGACGCACCATGTTATGAAGACGAAGATGTGGATGAGTATACACTTCATTCTGTTATAACTCCAAGTAGTATTAAGTATAAGTATTCGATTGAAAATGCAGCATCTCTTGAACTCGATTATTCAATAAACTACAATATGAAAATACTGACACATATTGGAACCTATTATGAAATATTAAAAAGTAAAAATAAAAGTGCGACTACAAACAATATAAACGCAAAAGGAACAAAAACGAGAAGTAATACAATAAAAATGTGTAAACCTGAACTTATAAAAAGCATAGTTTCATTTGAAACAAATGATGAAAACCATCACATTGTTTATAAATGTAAAAAAATGCTTGAGTATATAGAATTAATTAAAAATGACAAATACTTTGCATCATTTGTATTATTTCCATAGAAATATATTAAAACAATGACTAATAATATTATTTATATATAAATATAAAAATAATATACAAACAATATACATAAAGGAAACATACAGAAAACATACAGAAAACATACAAATATGTCTGCTCATATTTCTACAAATACGTATAAAAATGAAGATGTGTCATTGTCCCTATATACACAAACATTATCACCTCCTCTAACTCCGGTTACTATTACTCATAGTTTAACAGAAATACCAGAGTATGAACAAAAACATATGTATATAAGTATACCTAATTTATCAGAAAAAATGAATAATTCATATTTTCCATCTAGTATAAGTGATATAAAATATTGTTTATATATTAACCTTGAAAGCAGGAAAGATAGAAGAGAACATATTGAACAAGAGTTAAAAAATATGGGAATTCATGGGATTCGTTTTAATGCAGTTAAGTTGGAAAACGGACGTATTGGTTGTAGCATGAGTCATTTGAAATGTTTGCAAATTGCCAAAAAAAATAACTGGCCATACGTAATGATATGTGAAGATGATATTTTGTTCCTAGATAAAGAAGTAGCAAAAAAACAAATGAATGATTTTTTTAAACTACACTCAAGTAAAAGCGACATTTGCAATGTTATGCTTTTGGCAGGAAATAATGTTCCACCATATAAAGTAATAGACAATACATGCATTCGCGTTTCACATTGTCAGACAACCACAGGATATATTGTAAAAAATGCATATTATGATACACTAATTCATAATATAAAAACAGGTATCGAAAAATTAATGAAAAATCCAACAAATGCATTCTCATATGCAATTGATAAATACTGGATTCAACTTCAAAAAATAGATACATGGTATCTACTTGCACCGATTGTTGCAGTTCAGCGCGAAGATTATAGCGACATAGAACAGAGAAAAACAAACTATGAGTATATTATGAGGGACTTAGATAAACCGCATTTGGTAAGAAATATGCAAAGTATGAGTTACAACAATAGAAACTAGTATGAAAATGATTCACCATTTTATTTTTATCCATGATGGAGGGCATAAGTCATTTGTATTATGTGTAGGTAGTCCTACGCCAAACCACCTATCAGGATAGCAAATTATTTTTTTGGGATTCATATTTAAGTATGCAGACCACCAACTAAATGTGCTGTTTGCAATAACGTTATAGTTACAACAACTCATAAGCAACATTGACTGCCAGTCTTCTATGTTATTTGGTGCTCTTTCAAAATATACATAAGGAAAGTAAATACGCAATGAATCTATACTTGCTTCCACATCTATCAAGTCATTATCTTCGCAAAAGTATAACACAACGTAGTCTGATAGTGTTGGTAGCGTTGATAGCATTGATAGTGTATTTTCGGATGATGACGTTGATGAATTCAATATATATTCTAGACTATTTTTGTAATATTCAATACTAAGAGCTGTATAATGATGCGTCAAAGACTTATAGTCACCTAGTCGAAAATGTAAAGATATAACTTGTTTATCTTTGTATTTTATGTTAAGTAAATTTTTCATACTTTGTTTTTTTTCATTTATTTTCATATATTTTATAATTTGAATAGCTTCTCTATCAAAGTATTTATAACTCTGAAAATAACCAAACAAGACAATACCATTTAATGAATTTGTTATAGATGGATGTTTTTCCATATCAGGGTTATAATGAAATGTAGTTTCTTTATACATAGGTAGTCGCAATTTATGTAAAGAAGTATCAATTGTGTTACTTTTTAGTTCTGTTAAAAGTGTATCCCAATAAATATCTTGACGTTTATCTCCTTTTAATTTTTTACTTGGAAAAAAGAAATGGCGTTTGAGTTTTATTGACAAAGCCATTATTGTAAAAATTTGGAAGAGCTGGTTGCCTAGCCCTCCCATAATTACGCACGATATCTTATTTTTAAACATTTGATTTTAGTTTTGATTTTGATTTTGATTTTGATTTTAATTTTAGTTTTGATTTTGATTTTGGATTTTAATTTAGACTTAGATTGATATATGTATGAAATATAAATAAATATATTTAATATTATATAATAACTATAATATAATAACTATAATATTATATAATAACTATAAGATATATACAAGTATACATACATAGAAGAGTATAAATTTTAAAATATGGTTCGCTCGAGACTTGACCCAAGTATAAACTATGCAGAAATAAAAGCATTAGACCCATCTGATACAAAAGAAACACAATATAAAGCCCCGTTATATGAAGCAGAAGTTTTAGGTATTCATACGATTATTAGTATTGGTCAAATAAAAAATACATTTATTGACAAAGGCGTTGTATATTTTCCGCTTTATTTAATAAAAGATGATAAAGTTTTATCTCAAATTGGTGTTGTAGAAGCGATGCAAGATAGTATTTCATCTCTTTTGGATGAAGAAAATGATATTAGTCTAGAAAAAGCAGAACCGGCGCTTTTATATTCATTTGTAAAAGAAAGCCTGATTCGAAAAGCAGTATATATAGCTGGTAGAGCAGAAGCACCGGTATCAAAACCAAAGTTGAAGTCAAAACTTTCGCTTGCTCCATTATCTTTGTCTGCATCAGAGAAGGAAAGAAAAGAAGCGCTTAAAAAAAGTGAACGATTAAGCAAAGAACTAGGACTTGGAGAAGGAACGGAAGCAGTAGAAGGTCTAGAAGGCGAAGAAGCTGATTTACAAAAAGCAATTCGCGCATCTTTATTGGAAGGTTCACAGATTCCCGATTTGCCATTAAAACATGCGAGTATTCCTGTTCAAACCCTTGACCAATTTGAGGCAGAGAAAAAGAGATATCGTCATATGAAAGATGAGTCTTGGATGGAGACATATTATGAAAATAATAACTTTAAAGTGATTCAAAATGCAGGAGGTGGTGATTGTTTTTTCATGATTATTTGCCAAGCATATAAAACAATTGATCCTGATACAACTATGAATGTTATAAAATTAAGGCGTCTTTTATCTTATGCGCTTACGGAGCGGCAGTTCACCGAGTATAAAACATTGTATGATGATTATTCACGAGAGGAGAAAAAATTAGTAAAAGAAAATCAAGATATTGCTACAAGAAACAAGGAAATCAAAGAACGATTTCAAAATAGTCAGAGTAAACAAGAAAAACTAGAACTAAAAGCCGAGTCAGAAAAACTGATTGAAGCAAATAAACGAGTCATGCAAGAACTAGATGTTCTAAAAGAAAACAAAAAAGAAGTGAAGTTTATGAAAGGTGTCAAGACAATTCAGCAACTACGCGATGTAATGCAGAAAGGTGAAATGACAAGTGAATACTGGGCAGATGCATGGGCAATTTCTGCTCTTGAAGTAATTTTAAATATTAAATTTATCATTCTCTCTTATAACGACTACAACCAAAACCAACGAAAATCATTCCAAGAAATCAACGTCATAAATTGTGGCGGGGATTTGTCGAAAAGTTTAATACAGGAAATCCGTAAAAATATTGCAGAAGTTAGTAAGTCGGAGGGGTCAGCAGAAATGCCAGGGATAGGGACGGCGGCAACTAGTGTGTCTGGGGTTGGGGCATCTGGGGCTGGGGCATCAGGAGCATCAGAAGAGTATGAGTTTAATCCAGACTACTATATTATGGTGTCACATTCCGCCGAACACTATGAACTAATTACATACTATGGGAATGCAATGTTGACATTTCCGGAGATACCCTATTGTGTCAAACTGCAAATTGTTACAAGATGTTTGCAGGGTAAGTTCTTTAATGGTGCATATAGTCATATACCGCAGTTTAAGTTGTTTATTCAGGAATTGGGTATTGCGAAAAAAGTGGAAAGTCGAATGGTGGATGAAAGCGTGGATGCATTATCTACAGCTGCTGCAAATCCGCATTTTAGTGAGAATATTCAACTTGTGCATCATAAGAGTGCAGCGGACGCAATGCCTGGAAGAGCCCAAGGTGACTATGTGGCACAGAGTGACAGACCAGGATTTATGGAACTTGGTGGAGGTGGTCAAGAACAACGTGGAAATAACAACTGGCGCAGAAAGATATCGAATGAGTGGAATGCGCCATTTACACTGGATGGACATCGATGGTTATCTGTGGAACACTACTACCAGGCGAATAAATTTTTCAAGAAGAATCCTGAGTTTTATTTATTATTCACGATGGATGCAAATAAGAAGAGCAAATATTATGAACCATCATCGATATTGTCGCGTATAGCACATGATGTAGAGTTGGCAACATATGCTGGAAGAAAACAAGGGACAACAAAAATAGATGGCAAAAAAGTGGTGCTTCGACCGGAAGAAGTTGTCATTGACCCGGACTTTTTCAATGGAAGACATGCTAAAGTTTTAGAAGATGCAACATTTGCAAAATTTACTCAAAATGATGACCTTGCAACTATTTTGTTATTGACAAACAATGCCAAGTTGATAAACTATCATCATACAAAAGAGCCATCTGTTTCTGTGCACTTGATGCGTGTTCGCTCAAAGCTTAGGACAAAACGTGGAGGTGTGAATGATTATGAAGCATTGTGAAAAGATTTGACTAACTTATAATGTAAAATACCATATTTTTAATATAAAAATATAGTATATATCCACGCTCATGAACTATACACTAAGCACATCTGACCATAACCTCTTTCACTTATTCAAGTGTGATAATAAAAATAACTATAAAAAATTAATACAAATGAATAAAAAACAACTAACAGGGAATGCAAAAAATCGTCGCCAATATGAAATAAACGATGTGTTGTTATCTTTTTATGATATAATTGATAAAGAGTTTCATTATTTTAAAGAAGCTAGTAACAACAACAATAATAGTCACTTTAATAGTATTTTTAAACACAAACTTGAAAATATTCACACAACAAGTGACAAATCTCTCACGTCAAAACTAATATCTATATTAGAAAATATTCCTTATATTCCGAGTAGTATAGTAACATATATAAAAGAAAAGTTCACATATGTGTTAACATATTCATTTCGCATTGATGAATCACGCACTGCAAAAGTAAACTTTATTATTTTTGAAGAAAGTGTATATGAGATAAACAACATAAAAAAAAAGAGTGCGTCATATTTTAAGAACGCAGTATTAAAAATATATCTATGGTTAAAAGTTGCTTCAAAGTATGCTGACAAAAAATGCGCCCCCGTATTGGAATGTTTTATTTACCTTACTCCTTTTAAACGAAGTCACCCTGTATTTAGCAAACAAGCAGATATGACACCGACACCGACACCGACACCGACAACAAAAGAAACCACGTATGAAGACTATGAAGAGTATGAAGACCTCTACCATCATATGAATATGCCGCGGATAAGTAGTGTATTGAAAATGATACACATTAATGGTGGTGTATCAGATTTATGCCAACCAAGTGGGCGTATTATTGTATATCGTAAAGAGGAATGGTTTAAAGTATTTATTCATGAAACGATGCATAACTATGGGCTTGATTTTTCTGAAATGGATATTAATGGCGCCAATGCACTTCTACATAAAATGTTCACAATTCAAAAAAATGTAAAATTATACGAGTCATATTGTGAAATATGGGCAAGAATTATGAATATTATTTTTGAGACTTATTTTGATATAAACTCACGTGCAAAATTTTCGTCTAGAACAACAAGAAAGAATTTTATAGATAACTTGAAACTAAATGAAAATAAAGGTGGTGAATATGGTGCTAGCAGTAGCGAACTAAATGAAGTAAGTATAAAAAATGCACAAAATCGTAGAAAATTTATAAGGCACTTTTACAATTATTTGCAATACGAATCACTATTTTCACTTTTTCAAAACATAAAAATATTGAACTATATGGGACTAGACTATAACATTATAACAAACTGCACGGATTCTAACTATATTGTTGCAAAAAAATTATACAAAGAAGAGACAAATGCATTTGCATATTACGTGATAGTTTCTATTTTACTTTCAAATTTCAATAATTTTATACTATGGTGTATCGATAACAATACAAATATAATTCAGTTTAATAAAAATAAAAATAATATTACCAGTTTTGTTCAGTTTATTTATAAAAATTATAAAAGAAGTGAACTTATGAATATAATTATGGACTTGGAAATTCGACTTGAAAGCATGGATACAAATTTAACTTCAGAAGCACAGAATATGTATGACAATGATACTAATAATGATACTAATAATGGTACTAGTAAAGATAATGAAATGTTGAAAACTATGCGAATGACAATTGTAGGAGGATATTCATGAATAATATTTATTTATATAAGATTTATTTATATAAGTATATAACTAAAGTGGCAGTTTTCATGTTTTACTTTATTTTTGCGCCATTCTTTTGACGCATCTTCAAAGTCTATGTTTGCATGATTTTTTTTTGGTTGACTTTTTCTTTTATTAACTTGGTTTTGTTGCTGTTGCTGGATTTTTGACTGCTGACGTGTTACTGGTGGCATGTTGCGTTTTTATACGTTTTATGCATAGTATATATTATTTTATATTTACATCAATTTAATATATAAAAAATTGATGAATAATTAATATATTATACGTAATAAGTAAAAGAAGTAAAAAGTAAGTATAATACCAATTTTGATATTAACACATTTAACGTAGTGAAAATCATGGGGATTCGTGCATTGAACAAGTTCCTTCAAGTAAAATGCAAATCATCTATCAAGTCAATACGTTTGTCTGAACTTTCGGGTAAGAAAATAGCAGTGGATATAAGCATCTACCTCTACAAATACATTAGTGAAAATGCATTACTTGAAAATTTATACCTAATGATATCATTATTTCGCGAGAATAATATAATACCAATATTTATATTTGATGGAAAACCGCCGACTGAAAAAAATGATACAATTGCAACAAGGAAAAAAAATAAGTCCGACGCACGTGAAGAATATTATCGGTTAAAGTTATTGATTGAAAATATGAAAACAGAAACAGAAGTGGGTGAAGAGTCCGAAACAGATGTAGTAGCAGATGCAGATGCAGATGCAGAATCAAAGAGACGAAAAGAAAAGGAAAAAGAAATTGAAATCAATGATATTTCCCAAACTATGGAACAACTAAAGAAAAAATTTATTAGTATCAAATATGACGATATTCAAAATGTGAAAACGTTGCTTCAAGCTTATGGGGTTACTTACTTCGAAGCACCAGGTGAAGCAGACATACTATGTGCAAAGTTAGTTATAAATAATATAGTATATGCATGTTTAAGTGAAGATACGGATATGTTTGTCTATGGTTGTGGTCGTGTTTTAAGGTATCTTAGTTTAACACTATCAAATGCTATTATTTATGATATGGACAATATTCTAAAAACATTAAATATAAGTATAAGTGAATTTAAGAAAATATGTATTCTGTATGGTTGTGACTATAATGACGAATCAGATGTAGGCGATGATAACAATATTTGTAAATATGAACTAAAAATGAAGGGACAGAATATATTTCATGCATTTCAACTATTTAAAAGATATAGTGAGTTTGTTGTGACTAGTCAGGAAACAACACCATGCGATTTTTATGAATGGCTTATTAAAGAAAATATTCATCCGTCAGACTACATTGACAAAGTAAATAAAAATATGAAATTGTTCGAAATTGATGAAACAAAAAACTTAGAACTATATGACCATATCAAAATAATAAATGGTCCAGTCAACAAAAAATTACTAATTGAAACTATGAAGAAAGAAAACTTTATATTCATTGAAAAATAGAGTAATATGTTGTTTATTTTTTTGTATATTATTTATGTATAATTTTAAAAATGACATATGGTTTATATGTCATTTTTATTTGGTTTTGTTTTTGTTTTTGTTTTTGTTTTTGTTTTTGGTTTTGTTTTTGTTTTTGTTTTTGGTTTTGTTTTTGTTTTTGTTTTTGTTTTTGTTTTTATTACTCTACACAAAAATTAGGATAGGATAGGATAGGATAGGAAGATTAAGTTAACATACAAGTTACAACACGTTAAGAAGAGGCAGCAGCGACAGGAGCAGAACCAGCAGCCTTAGCAAAGTGGCGAGACATGTATTGCTGCAGGTTGAAGTAGGTCAACTCCTCACCCTTCTTGACCTGAAGCAAAGACTTCAACTTGGTATCGGGGTTAATCTTGCGACCATTCTCCTTATCCTGAAGGTTGTGAGTGCGAATGTAAGCGTTAATCTCACGAGTCACCTCAGTGCGAGCAAGCTCAGTGCCAACGGGCTTTCCGAGAAACTCGGCCAACTCCTTGGAAATCAGAGTAGGCTTAACGAAACCGGAAGGAGCGCGGTTACCAGTCTTGCGCTTACGCTTAGAAGCCTTCTGGGCAGCACGCATCTCGCGAGCAACATTGCGCTCAAGGGTGCGGAAGTCGCTGCGAAGAGAAGAAAGGCCGGAGCTAAGAGTGTGAAGCTTGGAGCCAAACTCGGAAAAGAGGGAACTCAAGGAAGTCTCAAGAGCGGGGCCATCAGTGTGAGCATCGCTGGCGGGAGCAGGAGTAGCTACGACAGCAGGAGCAGGAGTAGGAGCATCGGCCTTGGAAGTCTTAGGGGTCTTAGGAGCCTTCTCAGACTTGGAAGAAGATGCGGGAGCAGAAACGGGAGCAGGAGCGGGTGCTGAATCAGCGGAGGAAGAGGGAGCTTTCTTTGCCATTGTGGTCTTTGTATACATTACTATGTGAGGTCTTTTTAAGTATTTTTAGACATTATATATTATAATTTATTTTCAACATGCAATAAAATGACGCATATTATGGTCATAAAATATTTTATTCATGCGTTCAAAATTACAAAACGTATTTTCTTAAGGATTTTATATACTTTAGGAAAAATATTGATACGAACAAAATATAACTAACACTACCCAATTTTTTTTATATTATCAAACACTATTTCCCAATTAAAGTTATTATTTTCCCAGTTTAAAAATAAATTTTCATTTTCTGTTTTTTTATTTTTTAAATTAAAAGTTACACTTTTAGCATCATATTGATTATAGTCTGAATCGGTTAAGTAATAAACATAAACTCTATCTCGTTTTAATCTATTTAAATCGATATTATTAAACTTTGGAGGAATTACGATATGTAAAAAATATCTAATATTTGGATTTATATCATGTAAATATTTATCAAATTTGTCTAAATCATCACTAGTGACTATATAAGGTTTAGTGATTTTATGGTCTAGACAATGAACCATATGTATATTTTTATCACTATATAACATACTCTTAAACCTGTCAATTCTTCTACTATATTTTTGTATAAATTTTTCCATATATTCCATATAATTTTTGTCCATTGGAAATTCATGAACACTTATCATTTTAAACTTAACATGTTCTATTTTATTACAATCTGTCCATGTTCCTTTTCTGAATACATCATTGTTTGTAAAATTTGAACTAGTTATCATTTCTTTGTCATTTATATTTTTTAATACATATAATACGCTTTGAAAATCTGTAACTATCCAGTCAAAAAACATAGTTTTTTGAGGATATATTAACTTATTAATATGATACTTTACTTGACATGCAAAACCTAATGATACTACTAATAGTTTATCATTTTCATTTTCATTTTCTTTTAAACTTGAATTTTTGGTTATATTTTGACTCATATTCTCACTTATCCGTAATGGATTATATATATTTGATAACAAAAACTGATTACTAATTGATGTTAATCGTTTATATCTAGGAACAACGTTGATAACTTTCATAATTACTTTATACTTATATTGAATATGTAGTATATATAAAATAATTATAGTATATAATTATAGTATATAATTATTTTATATATATCATTTCTCTCGTTTCTCTCGTTTCTCACATCCCTTGATGCCCATTATAAACACCAGCCTCATACAACCACGGCATCGCATTCCTTGCTGGTTCACTGACTAACGTAAGTGCAGTCAAAACATAAAAAGAACCCAACGTTTTGTTATCAACATCTATTGCTGATTTTATAAGATTTTCTATAATTTGAACATTAAAACGTATAAGAACGTCTATTCCCATATTAACAAGCGTTGTATTTGTAGCAGCATTTGTAAAATATGGCGTCCCTAAAAATGGACTTCCGTGTGGTGGGCATATTTCATATTTTTTAAGATTGCTAAGTTGTGCACGATAATTCCATATATCATACAACTCCCTAGCAAATCGGACATGACCAATATGATTTAACTCTAAAAACCACTCCGAATTTGCATAATTTCCATACGAGTTCATTGTCTGAAACAATTCAAGTATTTTCATTTCCATCCGCTTTCTTGGGTCCATTATTTCTTGTTTTATTACTATATCAAGTGGCATTTTTAGCAATGCAGATAGTTTTACAATTTGTCGAATATCTTGTTTTACACTTGTCGAAATACTATTTCTATTATATGGATTCTTTGTGCCTTCACCTTCCTTTGATATAAGGTTATGCAATGATAATATATTAAACCCATATATGAATCCATCCATATCTTTATAACTATAGAACTGCTCATATGGAATTTCATGCATCTCATCCATCGTAAAAAAATCTGTTTCATTTGTGCATATGTTTCGTTTTTTAAATGCTGGACCACGTAGTTTTATCAACTTACGATGCAGATATCCTCTTACAACCTTCTGTATTTTTAACGGCATAATAGAATTCTTGCAATATTCATACAAACGTTTTGTAACATCATCTTTATTTCCAGCTCGAGATACTTTATACTGCATACAAAGTTTACGCAACTCATCCATTTTATATTTTTCTGTTTTAAGTTGCTCATACGTGTAAATCGTTAACTTCTTTTTAACCGGTAGTTTAACCACTGCAGAACACTTACACTTTCGGTCATCATCTAAACAAGTGTCAACGCCTTGGTCGTTATCTTCACTACATGTGTTTTTTAACTTTTTTAATGATGCTTTTGTAACAGGTTTCGTCTTTAATTTTTTATTTTTATCATTTTCTCGTTTATTTCGAATATTTGCTTTTATACTAGTTATATTTGTTGGGCTATCTGTTTGCTCAACTTCATCATCAGATGATATAACAAGGATAGAAGGAGGTAATCTTCTTCTTGCTCTTGTTTGAACCATATTTACTTGTTGATTTTCTTGGTTCTCTTGGTTCTCTTGGTTCTCCTGGTTCTCTTGTAAAATAAGATTCACATCAGGCATTATCCCAATATTTACGTTTACAACATTCAAATTAAAACTTACATTCGTATGAACCATTGTATTTTCACTCGTATTTATAGCTTCATTCAAACTATTTACATTCATCATTATTATATTTGGAGACGTTAATGATGTCATATTTTAATAGTAGTTTATAATTTATAGTATTTGCTTATTATTCTTTAATATAATACTCTTCTATATATTATAAACATTTTTTTAATATATTATGCAAATCAATTTATTCATCCACATTACATGCTATACGCATTGGTAAAAATATAATAAAAAAATAAATAATACTAGAATTTAGTATATAAAATATATTAATATATTATTTACATAGTCTATACTTACTTACATGTTATACGATTGTATATGCTACATAAAAGTAACACTTGTAGATAAAGTTCTATAAGTATTTATTTATACTTTTTTTGTCTATTCTATTTTGTATTTTATTTTGTATTTTCAATTATCTTAGTCATTTTTCTTGCCAGAAAATTGATTCAGCTTAGGAAGATAAATATGTATAGCATGAACACACAAGTAGTCAAAACAGCAAACCAACAAGCCAACAACAATACGATGTCCGCTTCTACCGCCTCCGCTTCCACTAAGTCGTCCTCCGCTCCCAAGGAGATTCTGTCTGGTGAATCTTTCAATCCTGCCAAGGATCTCAAATATTCCAAGCCCAAAGCGAATAGCTCTGGTGGTAAGAGCGTCGGAATTCTGAATGCTTCAACCAACAGCGCAACGTTTATTTCAACGCCTCTCATGATGACATGGGGTGTGTCAACCTTCGAAGACAAAAAGACTGGTGAGAAAACATACAGCATGTCTCTGCAGTTCCCTGGTGAAGAATACAACACTCCTGCAATCGCCAAGTTCCGCGCGAATCTTGCCAAGTTTGAAGAAAAAGTCAAGGCTGATGCTCTCGTAAACCAGAAAGACTGGTTTGGCAAGACAACACTCACTGCGCAGCATATCGACTTCCAGTGGACGCCTATGTTGAAGTATGCCAAGGGTGAGAACGGCGAGCCTGACCACAACAAGAACCCGACTCTCAGTGTCAAGATTCCCATCTGGGAAGGTGTCTGGAATGTTGAGCTCTTTGACCCATCTACTCGCAAAATCTTCCCTGACCCTTGCAATGAGCATGTTACACCAGTCGATTTGATTGCCAAGGGTTCGCATGTTGCAGTCGTTCTGCAATGCGGTGGTGTTTGGTTCGCTGGTGGTAAGTTCGGCGTTACCTGGAAGTTGTTCCAGGCAGTCGTCAAGCCGAAGACCACGCTGCGCGGCAAGTGCCATATCAATCTGTCGCAGGATGACAAGAAGTTGGTCGAAACTCAGGAGATTGACACTATCAGCGATGACGACATTCCTCGTGCATCAAATGAAGTTCAAGACTCTGACGGAGAAGAAGACCAAGAAGAAGATACTCATGTAGTTACAAGAGTTGCATCTGCTCCCGCTCCCGCTCCCGCACCTGCTCCTGCTCCTGCGCCCGCAGCGGTTGCTGAATCAGCTGCTGATGCCGATTCAAGTGCTTCCAGTGGAACAAAGAAGGTCGTAAAGAAGATTGTCAAGAAGCCATAAAGCAGTCATTCAATATACAAATATGAAAATAAAAGACTGAAAATAGCAGAACCTATCAAGGCAAAATGTTAACACAGGTAAGAAAATAAATTATAATAACATATCAATCATTATAATATATGATACTAACACCTATTTCACAGGTAATATATTTTTTTTACTTTATCCATTTTACATCATAACATCATATCAAGTTATTTTATACTTTTCTAAAGCATATTTTTTATATTTTTCACCGAAAATATTTCCTAACATATCAAAGTATTGATTTATAATTGTTCGATAACTAGATACGGAAGTAACACCTGAAATTTTTGTAACATTTTGTAGTAATATTTTAAATCCTTGTAGCAGTAATTCTAAAGTATTGCCACTACTATGAAGCGTGCTAAGTATTTCAATTATGCTTTTAAAAAATATAATATAGTCATGGTTTGAATCTTCATAATTTTTATACTTTCTTAATTCTCCTTCTCCAAAGTCAATTACTTTTAGCGCATATGGGGTTGACAAAGATAAAGGTTCCGCCAAATAAATACTATCAGCTTTGAGAGTTTTATGAAGTAAATTTGATTTTATCATTTTATAGATTCCAACAACAATATTTGCAATAAGTGTAAATAGAACTGCAAGTTTTGTTTCATCACTACTTTTAATAGTATTTTTTAAATAAGACTCAAGAGTTGTATCGCCGCAATATTTTATGTTAAACACAAAAAACTCATTAACTTTATAGTCAGGTTTTGACAAAGAACATTTATGAAAGTCGTCAGGAATATTATTATCTGTTAACTCAAAAGCATTACTAAGAAGTGAATGAAACTTACCGGATGGGTCGATTGTTTTCATCTTTTTAAGAATCTTATACTCATGACGAAACTCGTTAAATATATTATTTCGTAATACAATTTTTGAAACAATACTACTAGAACTTGTAACTATATCTGGTCGAAATACACACCCGTAGTTACCTTGTCCGATAAGTGTTCCACCTCTTAAATAATTACGAGGATGTTTATATTTACGAGTATATTTTTGTTTATTTTTTATTCTTTTTATTGTTTTTGTTCTTATTTTTGTTTTTATTTTTGTTTTTATTTTTGTTCTTGTTTTTGTTCTTGTTTTTGTTCTTATTTTCATAATCACGTCTATATTGTAGATATATATACATGTGATTATTTTTTACATTAAAAAAAACAAAGTAATAAACTAACTATTTTTATCTATTACTATTTCTTTTTCAATATTTTTTATGATTTTACGTTCATATTTTTCATAATTTTCAATCGGTTCGCATATTGAACGCACCATAGTAAGATATTCAATTTGTTTTTGTTCTGTTTCTATCCAGTCTGGGTTATCATTTGCCCATTTATATAAAGCAGTTCTCTCTTTGTCTGCAATTTTTACGATTGTATTTTTCATTTTATCATGGTTATCATCTTTGTGCCACTTATCCTCATCTTTTATATACATGGTGTCACGCTTAATATCTGTGCAATGAATTGGACGCTTATATATATCCAATTCTTTGAGACCTTTTATCATAACATCCGTTATACCACGTGAAATTCCATTCTTTTTTGAAAAATGTAGGTCATCCAGTGTTATTTTTAGCGAGTCAATAAAGTCGGATATGTTAATAGCATCTTTGCACTTCTCGTTTAGAAAAACATTCAAGTTGAAATTATTTGTAGTATTATTGGTAGTATTATTTGTTGTGTTATTTGTTATATTACATACTTTTGGTATTATACTATTTATCTGCTCTTGTTGCCCTTTGATTATCTTCATCATCTCACTATTGTCTTTAATCAGTTTAAGAACAAGTTCATCTTTATTAACATTTTTTATACTTAATTCCATATCTCCGCAGTCTTCTGACGATAACTCGTGTGGTTCAGATATATAGTCACAAGTTTTAATATGCTTCCATAGTCCCGAGCGAGTATTATATTTTTTTTTACATTTATCACACATATTATGCTGTGCTACTTTTTGCTCCTTTTTTGTTTCCAATGTTTCCAACGAGACCATAAGCTCGTGTTTTCTAGTAGTGACATGTTTATCAAAATTACATTTCTTACTCGTAGAATAGTCACAACATTTACATGAAAAAATCGGCTCCTTTTTTAGCTTCTTTTTTGTTTCCATTTGTTTCCTAAAGTATATGGACATTTTTTTTTAAGTAAGTTTGCAAAATTTCTTAAAAAATTATCGTAACAAATTTTTCAACTTAAAAAAGCGAATGAGACCATTATGGTCTGAGTGAGATTTTCAATGTTTTTTTCAAATCTAAACCTGGAAAATCAAAAATGGACATTTATAAATGTCCTTTTTTCAAAATCCAGAAAAACTTTTGAAAAAACATTACATCATTCATTCTTTGGCGTCCGCCGGCGCCATTTTCGCGGGGTTACTTTTATGCTTTGTAGTGCATGGGAGGGCGTTGCATGGTTGTGAGCATTATGCTGTGGTTTGTAAAGTGGCAGCCAAGGTCGCAAGAATGGTCGGAAAGTTGGGGAAGTCATTTTGGGCAATTCTTGTATGGATGTTTTTCGGGGATGTTTTGAAAAAGTTGGTGGATATGGATAGTAATTATTTTGAATATATAAATGTATATAAACATATATATTCAACTATGTATAAGTATGCGTAGATATAAGAATGGATTTTGCAATCGATTTTTATTTTGGAAATAATAACTCCAATGATATAGTTATGCCTCCAGGTTTTATATACGATGACTATAGATTTTTCTCAAAAATGTATGTATTTTTAAAACTAGTAGGACTAACAACATATACAACTACGCTAATATCGTGTCATCGTAGTGATTTATATATTGTTATGATTGTATTTATGTATATAGCTGCCATGAATAGTTTGCGTTATGAATATGAACACTCCAGACGATATGGAACTATATTTTCATCCGTTGAAGAATTTCAAGAATGGAAAATAAAACTATGGCCTAAGTCAAGAATCACGTTTTCTATGATAGAATTAGTAATAAAAATTGTATTTTTTATTAAGTATTTTCCACCCGAATTTAAATTTAACAACCTATGTGAAGTATGTGATAGTATTTTTAAAATACACATTTTAGTATTGTTGTCGATATATGTAGTTTCTGGTATTTTATGCGCATGTCTTTTGTCAACAACTTATTGTTATACTTCTTCAAGACCAGCGGTGGTTATACAAAATATAAATGTTTCTTCAGCTGTTCATATTACTATCCCTATTCCTATATTACTAACCGATAACAATAATGACGAATGTTGTATTTGTTTAGATACTAGTAGTAGTGAGTCATGGTCAATGCTACCATGTGGTCATAAATTTCATAGTTCATGTGTTTCATCATGGTTACTTTGTCAACAAAGATGCCCTGTGTGTAGACACGCCATGATAAGTGTTTCATAGAATATAGCCCGGAAAATTGATTTATTATTACTAACATACTCAAGTGACATACTTAAGTGACATACTCAGTTAAAAATCAAAGATGAATATAGTATTATTTTCAAGATTTTATATAAGTTATTTACTACTTAATGTAGGAGGATGGGTGTACTTTGGATACTTGATATACTATACGAATAACATGACGAATGAAACTTGTAATAGTTATACAAAAGAATTAGTTGATGTTATTAAAATATTTGTAGGAATTTCTGTCACATTAACAACAATGAATGTGTGTGTTGCAACGAATAGTATTTTGAACATAAGTAGCAACGGAGATAATAATATATTAAATGTTGAAAGTTTATACTGCATTTTCATAATGACTTTTATGTTTCTGACAATATCAGGTATATGTAGTTTAGCTCTCTTTGGTATCACATCAGGTATGACAGATATTCAATGTTCAAATAGTAACGCGGAATTTGGATTAAAGTTATCTATTTATGGTGTTATTTGGATTGCATTTATTGAGATACTCTTGGTGGTTACATCAATAATATTATTCCTTTATAATATTATTGTTGATGCAAAGTTACACCTTTTGTGCATACCCTGTTTCAATATGATTAAAAAATACAATGAAAGAAGAATTGGGGTTGAACCTTCGGTATCGGTATCAGTATCAATGCCAAAGTATAACACAAATCACATATCAATACCAATGCCTGTTGCCGAATTTAAAGAAGAACCGAAGGCAGTGTTATGTTCGGTTTGTTATGACAGCGATATCACATTACTACTTGAACCATGCAATCACATTTGTATATGCCAATTATGCTACAATTCATTGGTTACTAAAGAGTGTCCTATATGTAAGACAAAAATATCAACAACAAGAAAAATTTATTTTGCAAATCCCGGACACTAACATAAATGAATAGTTACGTTCATTCATTCATTTTTTATTTTTTTCTTTTTTATCCGCCAAATAACGGAGTAATATTACGAAAGAATTGATAAAAATGATTTAAATTAAGTTAATATATACTTATAATTTAATATATACTTATAATTTAATATATACTTATAATTTAATATATACTTATAACTTAATATACATAAACATTATAGAATGTCATTTTTTTTTGATGAAAACAAACCAACATCCTTGTGTGAAATTATGGGAAGAAATAAAAGTGATAAAGGTGATTTAAATATTACAGAGTCCCATCATAATTATACTACTTTTTACTATAGTATATTTAAAGATATAGCAGACAAAGAACTGCGAATATTTGAACTAGGTCTTGGAACAAATGATATAACTATAAATTCAAATATGGGTGTAAATGGAAGACCAGGTGCATCATTATATGGATGGAGTGAATTTTTTAAAAATTCTCAAATCTTTGGTGCAGATATTGATAAAAAAATATTATTCAATACAGACAGAATACATACTTTTTATTGTGACCAAACAAATCCGGATGTGATTAAGAATATGTGGGATAATGAAGAACTACTACAAGATAAGTTTGATATTATTATAGAAGATGGTTTGCATGAAGTTAATGCAAATGTTTGCTTTTTTGAAAATAGTATACATAAGTTAAAAACTGGAGGGTATTATATTATCGAAGACATAATTACATGTAGAAAAAATATATACGAAAATATTATAAAAAATTGGGAAGTAAAATTTCCAAATAACTTGTATGAACTTTTGACTATTCCTTCTCAAAAAAATAAATTTGATAATAACTTAATAGTTGTTTATAAGAAGGGTGACTAGTGGAAAAAACAAGAGAAATGAGAGAAATGAGAGAAAAAATAAATTAATTATACAATAACTAATTTATTTAGGTATAATACCGAGATGACATGACTATGAATAGTTCAAATATTTTCTATGAACGCGATTTGTTGCATTTGTTCTAACAACCAATTCATCTGTAATTGTTTTTGATACTTTTGCAACATCGTATGCAGTTTGTTTTGCGCCTTTATGTGGTGCACCAAATAACAATACTTCATCGCCAACTTTGTCAACCGGTTTTGACTCGATTACTATCTGGTCCATACTTATATTTCCTAAAACTTTGCGTTTCGTTCCATTGATATAGACATATAACTTGCCTGAAGATGAACGAGGAATAATATCTGCATACCCTATAGGTGCAATACATATTTCCATACCTTTCTTTGCAATATATTTGTTATCATACCCTACTACTGCACCTTTTGATATATGTTTTTTCTGTATTATACGCGATGTAATTGTCATAGCAGGTTGTAAGTTTTTATTATATTTTCCACTTGGATCTAAACCATAGATTGCTAAGCCTGGGCGCGCTAGTGTAAAATCAGATACATCATAGTTTAAACACCCACCTGAATTTGCAATATGAGTATACTTGAAATGTATATTATGCTTTTTGGACAATATATCAATAAGTTCTCTAAATAGTCGCAGTTGTTTTTTTGTAGTTGCATCATTTTTGAACTCCGATTGTATAAAATGACTCATTAATCCAACTAATTCTATATGCGGATTAGACGAAAGTTCTATTGCTGCATGAATAACTTCACTATAAGGAACAGCAGCTCTATCAATTCCAGTATCTGCAAATATATGTATTCGAACTTTTTTACCAGAATCAGCAGCAAGCTTGCATATCGTTGGTATATGCTTTTGGTCAATCACAGAAATGTCTATATTTTTTTGAATTGCATCCTTTAATTCTTTGCTATTTATATCATATAACCAGGCAACTATATGTCCTGTGTCGCCATGTTTGCGCAACATAAGCGCTTCACCAATTGTTGCAACACCAATCATTTTTACATTATGACTACGAAGTATTCTTGAAACAGGCACAATTCCATGTCCATACGCGTTCGATTTCAAAACAGGCATTACGTCCGTTTTTGATACTTTTCGTAAATAGTCTATGTTATGTCGTATAGCATTCGCATCTATAGTCGCAGTAATATTTTTATACTCAGGTAAAATATACTCTTCATCTTGGGGTATAATATCATATGTCCTACTATAGTGCTTTCTTGTATATTTATTTTTTCTTGTATGTTTATTTCTTTTTGTATATTTCATCTAGATATATAACTATATATTATAGAGATAATATAGTTATATGTTTTGATTTTTAAAAAATCTAAAGTATAATAAGTATTTAAATATATTAAATATATTAAATATTTATAAATTTGGAATACTATAACAACTCAATATTCACAAAAATAGACGACTTTTCACTTGTATCATACATATTTTTTGAATTTATAACCGGTATTCCTTGTCCCTTTAAGACGTGTGTTTGGTTGTCTTTTATATACAATACACTGGCAGGAATTGAGAATTGTTTACTACCAATATGAAACAAAACCTGTTTTTTTTCTAATAACTCTATAATTTTCATACGCAGGTCAATATAAATATCATTATTTGTATCAATATAAATATGAGATGGAGTTGACGGCATACATCGAACAATTAAATCAATTGGCGTGTTATCTTTTTGACCTATTTTATAATACAACTCGGTATGCCAAAGCGGAATATAATACTTTTTTTCATCGTGCTCTAATATATATATATTATTTTCACCAAATAGGTCATCAAGAGATACAGAAATAATAACAAGATTATCCAACTCCATTTTTTTTCGTATGATTCTTTCAAATAAAATAAGCTTTTCACTATTAATATGGAAAACGGCATGATACTTGTTTATAATTTCATAAATAGTAAATGCTGTTTCCTTATCCATGTCTTCAAACATTTTTAATGATAACTCATGACAATCTTCTACTATAATTTTTATAATCATGTCCATAGTTACCTTCGCATTTTCTTGGGAAATATTTGTATACATTTTTTGCAATAAAGATTGTGTAAATATTCTAAAAATAGACATATAACTTTCTGCTCCAGCATCACTAGATGCTTCAGCTTCAGAGTCATCGGTTGAATCCATGTGAGAAGGATGAGAACCGAGAGAAACCGATAAATCATATAAATATAAATATGCATTATTTATCTCTTTGAACTTTTCGCATGATTCTTCGCTATTGTTATTTTTATCAGGATGATGTTTCATTGCATGTATCCTGTAACTTTTTTTCAATTCATCCATTGTATAGTTTGATTTTAACTTTAATACTTCAAGTGCATGTTTTATATCCATTTATGGTTGTTATTAGATTATACATGTAATTTTCTAAGTGGTAAATTGGTCTATAGTTATTATTATAATATTGGAAAAAAATAAATGTTTTTAATAAAATATCAGTAGTATTATCTTTATTTAATACTTCGGTTTTAATCAAACATGATAATATATACCATATACACTCATTTATATCCAAATCATATATTAATATTTCATATAAAATATCGCGAAACTTTAAATAATTTATTGTATCAGGATTTTTTATTGACTCTATAATATTATTGCATATACATTCATGTGGACTTGTTAACTCATTTGTGTTTACAATTACATTTTTAATATTTGACAAAGATGTTAAATTTTTATAACTTTCAGATACTGAAATAACCTCACGTGCGTCAGCTTTATGATGAGTATTTATAATATTTATACTATTTTTATTAGTTTTTTTTTGTTTCATAGAAGGAGGATGAGGATGAGAGTAATGGTTACTTGCGGATACACATGCATCATCATCGCTACTATTTTCATCTAACGTATTCATATTTTGTTCTTGTATTATTTCATTTACTAAGTTTGTTACATTTGCATATACATGGATATTTTTATTTGGATGTATTGAATTGATGCACTTATTATAACTTCCTAGCGATGGACGTGGAATAGAAATAATTTGTGAATTATTCAAAATATTATCAGGTATAAAACTAATATGTTCTGTAATAATTATAAAAAAAAGTTTTATTTTGTTAAATGAATGACAATGCATGTAACTATAAAAAATATCTAGTAATTCGCTATGAATTTTATGAAAATATTTGCATAAAATAATTCCAGTTGTATCTGAACGCATTGAAACAACATCTGTAATCTGGTTATATATATCATTCCATAGCACCTTCGAGTTGCAACCTAATAAAGACATGTCTACTTCAAAGTGAATATCACTTATTTTTATAATAAAGTTTTCCTTGTTGGAGTTAATAGTAAGACGTTTCTCATATTTTAACTCACTATTACTATATTTTTTAATAGTTTGTAAAGCTTGTGTATACTTACCTACACCTTTTGGTCCATAAAAAATTATATTTTTTAGATTTTCTACTTTTTCAGGTAGAGACTTTTTTAATACTTTTTCTACTTTTGGATGAAGTGGTTCATTATGATTTGACACCAAGTAATCTTCAAAATGTGTTTCAAGAAATTTCATTATATTTTTGCTACCTATATATTGTTATAGTTATCGTTATGTTAATTAATATAATTAGAATCAATAGATTTAAATTATATTTTAGTTTAATATTATAGATTTTGTTATGAAATACTTAAACATATAGCAACTATTAAAGTAGTATAAGTAGTATAAGTATAAATATTTAGCATTTCACAATAAAATAATGAAACTTGTAACAATTCAGCCAGAAAATATTACAAAAGAATATATTTATTTTAATGAACCCATTCAAAATAATATTATAAATGAAAGTCGATATATTAGAATATTATATTCTACTCCTAATATTGTTTTTAATGGAATTCATGTGCTTATCAGTTTAACTATTGATAACATAGAAAGACAATATAATAAGAATATTTTGTATTATAACATAGAAAAAAATACCCAAACAATAAATGATATTAAAAAAATAGAAAAAATAATTTTAAAAAAATATGACTCATTAAAAAGTCCATCATATAACTTATCTCAACTTATTGAAGGTGGTGTTATACGATTGTTTACTGACTTGACTGAAAAAAAGAAAGTAATGAATATTATATTAAAAATATCTGGACTATGGGAAGACGATGAAACGTATGGAGTTACGTATAAATTTTTTTCGGTTTAAATATGTTTAAAATACTTTATTAATATATTCTTAACTAACAAAGCAAAAAAAATAATTAAAATAAGGAATGAGAAATATATTAATAACAGGTGGATGTGGATTTATTGGGTCAAATTTTATTAACTATATACTAAAAAAGAAAAAGTATGACGATATTACTATTATTAATATAGATGCTATGTATTATTGTGCATCAGAGTTTAATATTGATAAAGACATTCGAGAGTCCATCTTGTATAAAAATAGATACAAGTTAATTAAGGGCAACCTTTGTTCGTATGATTTAGTAAATCATATTATAAACGATTACAATATTGAATATATTATACACTTTGCAGCACAAAGTCATGTTCAAAATTCATTTGAAGATGCATTACAATATACAAAAGACAACATAGTTGGAACACATAATTTACTTGAAGCGGTGAGAAAATATGGAAAACTTAAAAAATTTATTCATGTATCAACGGATGAAGTATATGGTGAATCAATGATTGAAAAAGGTGAAAATAAAAAAACGGAAGAAAGTATTTTGTGTCCAACTAACCCATATGCCGCTACAAAAGCAAGTGCTGAATTAATTGCGCAGTCTTACTATCACTCGTTTAACTTACCTATTATTATTACACGCGGCAACAACGTATACGGACCGAACCAATATCCCGAAAAAATAATACCCCATTTTATAAAACTTTTGAAAGAAAATAAAAAAGTAACAATTCAGGGCGATGGTTCAAATGTTCGTGCTTTTATTCATGTTCGAGATGTAGTAAAGGCATTTGATATTATACTGGAGAAGGGTATTATTGGCGAAATATATAATATTGGTTCAGATGACAATGAGGAATATTCAGTATACCAAGTTGCAAAGTTACTAATACAGAAAATAAAACAAACAAAGGCATATGATGACTATATTGAATATATTGAAGACAGACCTTTTAATGACAAAAGATACTACATAAGTAACTCTAAAATAAAAAATCTAGGATGGACTATTGAAGAAAGTTTTGATAAAGGAATTGATGAACTTATTCGCACAGAGTAAATACAATACAATACAATAAAGTCAAGGTTAAAACAATATAAAAATAAAAATAAAAGTGTAAGTATACACAAGACAATAAATACAATAAGTTAAAAACAATGAAAGTGTTACTATATGGTAAATATGGCTGGATCGGTGAAAAAGTCTATAGTATTCTTATCCAAAAAGGTCATGATGTAATTATTGGAAATGCAAGAGCAGAAAATAGTGAAAGTCTAGAAGAGGAAATAGTTGCAATACAACCTACAAATATTATTTCTACAATTGGTAGAACACATGGTAAAATAGGTGACAAAGAGTATACGACAATTGATTATCTTGAACAACCCGGCAAAATAAAAGAAAATGTTCGCGATAACCTTTATTCACCTGTTATGACTGCACTTATAGCACGGAAGTATAACATTCACTATACATACTTAGGAACAGGGTGCATTTTTACATATGATAGCGAACACCCTTTCGCTGAAGAATTAAATGGATTTACAACCGAATCAAAACCAAATTTTTTTGGTTCTTCCTATTCGATTGTGAAAGGATACACAGACATGTTAATGAAAATGTTTCACAATGTTCTTAATGTGAGAATTCGAATGCCAATAACGGATGAAATACACCCGCGTAACTTCATAACGAAAATTACGCGATATGAAAAAATATGTTCGATACATAACTCAATGTCGGTATTACCTGAATTGTTGCCAATAATGATTGACATGTGCGAAAAAGGAATAACAGGAACAATAAACTTGACAAATCCTGGATTAATCAGTCATAATGAAATTTTAGAAATGTATGGAGAAATAGTAGACCCGAACTTTACATGGAAGAATTTTGATATAGAAGAACAACGCAAAATATTAGAAAGTGAACGTTCTAATAATTTTTTAGACACTTCAAGACTGGAGTCTATGTATAAGGTGAAAAATATCAAAGATGCAGTGAGGGATGTATTATACTCAATGAAATTAAAAAAATAAAAAAATAAAAAAATAAAAAAATAAGATACACTTAAAAACAAGTAGAAAATAGTCGAAGAATAACTTCCATAATACCTACACATAAACCATTTAATATAAATAGTGTAATACTTAAGTATAAAGTTCCAACAGAAGGCTCAATAATAGGGTTACTGACAGATGTCATACATCCCATATTTGAACGCAAGTAGTTAAATATTAAAATAATCTGGAAAATAATCAAAACACTTGAGTATCCCGAAAATTTATAATACTCTGGGTCAACTTTTCTATCATTTATCATAGTAGAATATGCAAGAGACTGACGTATAATTACAAAGAATATGATTAAAAGTGCAATAATTTGGAAAAACGATGGGTATAAGTTAAAACATCTACCCTCTGTCTTTAAATAATAAGAAATTACTGCTACCAAAAGTGTAAACAATGAAATAAATGAAACCATGTAACCAACTGCAGTAGCAAATCCTGGACCTTGTTCATTACCAATCTTAAGTGAACTAAATGCTATTTTTATAAATACACCTACAAATGCTAAAAGAACTGAAATATTAAAAATATAAAATGTAGTTTTAAACCTGACATCAATATTATCTAGAGCTGAAACAGAATTCATATTATATTATACTATAATTATACTATATTATATTATACTATATTTTATACAATAAAGTAAATACTATAGAATATATATTTATTTTTTATTATTTTATTATTTTATTTGATATTTTTGATATTTTAATTTAGTATTATAAATCAAAATATATTATAAGTAAATTATAAGTAAGTATATAAAACAATACATATAATGAGTGGTATGCAAAATAGAAATGTTTATACAGAACACCCTTTAATAGAAAGACAACAAACGTATGTGTTAGAAAGAAAACTTGTAACTATACACTCAGAAGATAGAGATGTATGCGCATGGCCAAATTCATCACTTTTTGAAATTACTTTACCACAGCAATTATCAAATGTGCAGTCGATTCGTCTTATTGAATCAAATTTTCCATCGATTAACAATGTCTTTACAAATGCAAACCAAAATACAAAAATGTCATTTTATCTTAACACTACAGGGGAAACATATACAATAACCATAGATGAGGGATTTTATTCACCAAATCAACTTGCAAATGAGTTGACAAATAAAATGAACCAAGCAGTTGGGGGAAGCTATAATGAATTTTCTGTTATATATCATGAAGTAAATCAAAAAATATGGTTTGGAAACAAAAGCGAAACATTTACACTTATTTTTAATGCTAACCAGGACTATTCCACGGGAACAGGAACATATGAAAATTGTAAAGTATTGCCACCGAATGAATTATCAACGTGTATGACCACTAAATGGGGACTTCCATATTATTTAGGATTTAATCGCGAAGAGTATAATAACCCTACTTTTACGAACGATGATTTAAATTATGAATATAAGAAAGCAACAGATTCTGACTATACATGGCTTCAAGTATCCGGTTCTGGTGGTTACTACATCGTTGCTCCTAATGTAATTAGCATATTTGGTGAAACAGCTTTTTATATGGATTTATTTAAATACAACGACATGGATGAGTTAATGCCTTACCCACGCAGAACAAACGCTGCTATAGATAATAGCTATGGAGGAAGAGTCAATAACGCATTTGCAAAGATTCCAATATTAGGAATTCCTGTTTCGCAATATTTTGATTCACGTAATAGTATGTTGCAAAATATGTCGCAATTTTTTCCGCCTCTCGAACGACTTTCTAAAATAAAAATACGCCTTCGTTATCATGATGGTCGACTGGTTGACTTTAGCAATTCGGACTTTAACTTCACACTTGAGTTTGACTTATACCGCGATGAAATGGCACGTGACTTACGCTTGCGTGTTCCTGCACAATATCGGATGTAGTATAGCGAATAAGAATAAAATTAAAATGATATGAATCTATTTAATCATTTTCATATCATTAAATGTTACTATATATGTTACTATATAGGTTAAGTAAAGTTAACTAAATGCTTGTATCCGTAGTAGTTCCATTTCCACCTGCAGTTATTTCATTATTTTTATTTTTATTTTTGCGTGTTCTTTTACCTTTTGTAGAATCACCACTACTTTTTGAAATAGTGGTTCGCTTTCCTTTAGCTCGCGGTTTACGTTTTTTTCCACCTTCAAATTGTCTTTCATCTAGACCAGGTGTTAGACCAGGTGGTGTAGCATCACCAGCACCAGGCATTGGTAATGGGGATGATGAATCTGTAGCTGCAGGCGCAACAACAGGAGCATTATCTGATATTTCTTTAGGAGCAACAGCAGGAGCAACAGCAGGAGCAACAGCAGGAGCAATAGCAGGAGCAGGAGCAGGAGCAGCGGCAAGAGGAGGAACCTTATTTTTTTCTTCTTGTTCTTTCTTTTTTCTTTCTTCTTCCTCTTTTTTCTTTTTATCCTCTTCTGAAGAGTTTGTATTTGTCACTTCTTTTGGTTTTTCAGGTTGTTGTGCAGGCGGTGGTGGAGGCAAATTTTTAAGTTTTTGTTTAAGTTCTTTTACACTATTTACTTTTTGATTTAGCTCTTCTACACCCTTAGCAATAGACTCATATATATCATTTATTTTTTTATTTATTTCTTGTTGTTCAGTGCTTTCTTTCATGCCTGAAACTTTATTAAAAAGGTTTGTAAAAAATGACATTTTATTTTTTATATATTATGATATACGATATACGATATGATACACTATATATATTAAAATATAAAAAAATATAAATAACACTATACTATTACCCCTTCAAATATATACTAAAATCTAATATCATAAGTAGTTTGAATCCATTCCGTCAGTATATCTAATGAACATGTTTTATAATCTTCTTTAAATCCCTTAATTTTTAAAAATGTCGGATTTTTCATTTCATCAGTTTTATAAAATATATAGTCTCCATATCTACCATTTCGAATACTAATATCTTTTGTTATAAAACGAACCATTCCCTTAGTTAAAATCATTTCGCGAACTTTTGTAGTAGGCGTAGAATTTTCATCCTGATTTTGATTTTGAGTTGTTTCAACCAACGATGTCTCAATTATTTTTACTATTTCATCATATCGTATGGTATCCGGATTTTTACTTTTTGGAAAAATTCCCGATAATGATTTTTTATGTTCACCCCATACAAAATATAATCCAAATTTTCCCTTTTTAATAACTATATCCTCGCCATCATATACACCTAAATGTATTCCTCCTGTTTCAATACTACCCTTTTCATTCACTATTTCTTCAAGTGTATACTCTCCTCTTTTTAGTCGTTCAATGTCAATATTCATATCTTTTTTAACGCTTTTATATGATGTAACCTTTTTTCCATTTTCATCTTGAGTTATACATTTAATCGCGGGTCCTCTACTTGTAACTACATATGTGTGAATATCATCGATAGCTACACTATCTTTTTGAATATTTTTATCTTTTAGTTCACGTGTCAACTCTGTAACTTGACTCATACAATATGTGCAAATGTCTTTATATGTCAGTTCACCTTTTGCAACTTTGTCTAAATCGTCTTCCATTCGTTTTGTAAAATCATACTCAAATAGAGTATTAAAATGCGTAACAAGAAAATCAATCACTATCTTTCCAATAGGCTGCAATACCAACTTATTCTTTTCACCCCCAAATTCGCGTTCTGTTTGTAGTTCTTGCAGTTCATCCGGTAACAAATCAAAGTCTACGCATTTCATTTTTTTACCCTTGACATCTTCTTTCATAACATAACCGCGTTTCTGTATTTTCTCAATAAGCGATGAGAATGTAGATGGACGACCAATACCACGTTCTTCGAGTAATTTAATAAGTCCCGCTTCTGTATAATGTGACTTCAGTTCAATCATAGTTGACGTCGCTTTTATTTTATTATACTGCAAAATACTATTCTTTTTAATGTTTTGCAAATACTGGTAATGCGGATTTTCTTTTTCATAGCCTTCTACTATTTTCCAGCCAGGAAATTCTACGAGTTCAGTTGTAAACCTGTATTCATTTTCCTTTGTTTCTTTTGCATCGGTTATTGTCGGTGCAGTAATTGTTGCAGTCAAAGAAGAACATGTTGCATTTGACATGCAACTTTCCATTGCATTTGTCCATATCAATTTATATAACTTTTGTTCGCGCGCAGTAAATGAGTCAGGAATTGCAGACACTTCAATTTTTGTAGGACGGATTGCTTCATGTGCTTCTTGTGCTTTGACGGGAGGGGGATGAGGCACTGCCCCCGCTTTTTTCGATACTTTTGTCTTTGACGTAGTCGTAGTCGTAGTTGCCCCAATCACAAGTCGGTCTATATCCGGATGCACATATTTCTCATCCCATGTCGAACTAATATGTTTCTTCATTTTATCCACAAACTCCGCGCTATACGTCTTCGAATCCGTTCTCATATAGGTTATATACGAATTCTCATATAGTTTCTGACAAATTGACATCGTTTCAGCCGGCGAGTAATGCATTTCACTACTGGCTTTCTGTTGTAAAAGACTAGTCGTAAAAGGGGTCGGTGGTGTTTTCGTAACTTTTTTCGGCGGTAGTAAATTAAACTGATGTTCATGATTTGCACTTTCTTCGAGGAATGCTTCTGTAACTTGTTTCGAATCAAACTGACGCGTAAGCGTAAACTGCAAATTCATTTTTGTAAAATAACCAACTATATTGTATACCATTTTGCCTGGTGATGCATCGATTTCACGCTGGTTGTCATACACAAGTCGAAGTGCTGGCGACTGACACCTGCCTGCAGATAAACTATTTTTAACACTAGATGCAATATGTTTCCATAGCATAGGTGAAATATTATATCCTACAAGCAAATCAAGAGCTTGGCGCGCAAATTGCGCTTGAACCAAGTCCATATTTAGTATACCCGGATTTTGTATTGCTTTTTCAATTGCTGGTTTTGTTATTTCATGAAACACAATACGCGGTGTCGTGTCAACAGGAAGCTTAAACATGTCGCAAACATGCCAACCAATCGCTTCGCCTTCGCGGTCATCATCTGTTGCAATAATTACGCCACCAGTGCATGTCGCTATTTCTGCACGAATACGTTGTATCTGTTTTGTTTTTTCATCCATAGGAACAAAACGAAGTGCAAAGTCCTTTTTGGTATCAATAGAGGTGAGACCATCAAGTGAACGGAAATGACCAAATGTAGCGATGCATTTATAACCAGGACCAAGATACGACTCTATTTTAGCACACTTGGCTGGAGACTCAACAAGAACAAGCTTTGCGCCTGGGAAAGAACCTTGTTTTGGTTTTTTAACGATGCTCATTGATATGGTTGATAGCAATATAAATATGTAAACTATTATACGTAAGTGCGTATTATTTATGTCGTTTGTATAATATAAATAATACCGCGAATATCATTTCAATTTATTTTATTACTTATTCTCAGTTTTGGTGGCATCGTGACTTGCAACATGAGCATGTGTTTTTTTAAATTCAGCCCATGAAATTTTTTTAGGCGGCAAAACGGGAGCAGACCTTGCACTCTTATCTTTTTCCTTACTTTTGTCGGCGTTTTCACGTGCACTATTAATATGGTCTGCTTTCTTAAGTGCACTATCGATATAAATAGTTTTGAGAAGTTTTCCAACTTCAAAAGAACCGGTATGCTGGTCAAGTTTTCCGTCTTCAATAAGTTTAAGGATATGCAACAACTGAAAAAGAATATTTAAATCAATCTCATCTTTTTTGACTTTATTGAAAATATCTGTGTAGTTGTCAAACAGAAAAGAACATCTTGAAACACATATCATATCAAACTGCGCAGGATTGCTTTTAGCAAGTCTTTGATATTCGCGTTTCAACTTAAGAAGAGTCATGATGTCTTCTTTTAAAGGTTGACTATGCTTCAACTCACGAATTGAATTTGTATTATCGGCAACATCATTTGCACGAATAAGTTTGTCTAGCTGCAAACGTTCTTGAGGATTCATTTGTATACTATATTTACTATATATTGTTTATATTATATTTTGTGGAATATTATATTTTGTGGAGTAAAAAAATCTATTATTAAATATATACAATATATACAGAAAAATGGCAAAACGAACCATTCGAAGAAGAATGCGTAAAAGTAGAACAATTCGTAAAGTAATGAGAGGGTGCAATCGTCGTGGTCGAGGAAAAGTAGGAGGAGCACCAGTACAAGCATTTCAAGCTGCCAATGGATCGCCTCAGGGAAATCAAGTTCTTGCTGCAGTGCAAGTAGAAAAACAGCAAGCTGACGTATATGCGGCAAATACTCCTAGTGATAGTCCTACACCAATAGGCTCAAATATGGCTGGTGGAAAAGTTACAACAGAAGCGCCAGTTAAAGAACCTTTCGGTGTTGGTGGTAATATTTCTAGCACTTATGCTCAAGTTGGAGGAGGTTACCGACGTGGTCGCGCAAGAACACGACACCAAAAACGAAAACTAAGGTATAAAAAAAGTGTAGCACGTAAAAGCAGACGTTCATAAGCATAACAAGTTACAACTGGATACAACTCAATATAACTCAATACAACTTAACACGAGGTAAAATATAGATTTTTAATTTATTTTAAATAAAATATACTATAATAATATATTCACAATATAAAGCAAAATAGAACAAAATATAAAACAAAATAATATTATTATAGTGTAATATGAAGTTATCCGATTTATTATTAACAATAATTATCATAGCAATATTTGTTACATTATATGTCGCAAATGTTTTAGCAATTGGTAAGAAAAATATTCAGGATAACTGGGCATTATATCGCTGCAGTCCTATGGTAATGCCGATTGCAAATATGTTTGGACATGACACTATGAAAAATTTCGCATATTGTATACAAAATATGCAAACCAACTTTATGGGACCTATGCTCACGCCATCGAACTACTCAAATGCAGTAGCTGCTGCAAATATTAGTGCACTCAACAAGAGTAACAGCAACTCAACTGGTATGTTTGGTAGCATGAGAGGCATGATGGGTAATAATATTATGGGAATGTTTAACGTATTTGGTAACATATCTCTTCTTATGGGTATTATGGTAAGTAAGATAAAGGATATGATGAATAAACTTGGAGGTATATTCTTTACAACATTTTCACTTATGCAGGGTGCAGCATACACTACTCAGTCAACATGGAATGCAGTGCCTGGTAGATTGGTAAATATGTTTGTGAATGTTAAATAAATAAAATAAATAAAATAAATAAAATAAACAGATAATAAGGAATACGTCAATAAATATATTTTATATTTAATACAAATTTATTGATTTATTATATACATTAATATCAGTATCCTGTATATAATATTTTATTATAATTTATGACTGAACCACAAACTGAAAATAAAACTGAATCACCACCGCCTCCTCCATCTCAAGACTTTTCAGAATATAAAAATATTTTTACTTATGACGAAGTAAATAAATACTTATCAAATATTCCTCTTACAAGTGCATTAAATAAGTTGTATGAAAAAACATCATATTTAGACAGGTATGGTGGCTCTGTTGTTATTGCAGTATTCACAATTATAGGCATATTTATGTTTTTTACCTATTCTTATTTAAAAAATCACTCTGATGTAATCAAAAATAATTGGCAAAAAAATAGATGCAATCCGCTTTATATTCCATTTGCAGGAATCATTATTGACCCCAAAAATATGACAAAAGAAGAATATGCTACAAGTAATTTTTTCCATTGTTTTGGAGTTTTACTGAAAGATATTGTTGAAGCAGCTTTAGCGCCGATACAAGCTGCTACTATACTTATAACTGCAACTGCTTCAGTTATGATGCAAACTATGAATAGTTTAATGGGTGCTATTTTATATTTAAGAGACGCACTTACAAGTGGTTTTGGATTATTAGGAAATCGTTCTTTGAATGCTTTAACGCTTATTACAAAGTTGTCACACCTTGTTAAAAACTCACTGAATCAAGGACAGGGTATTCTTGTTACCATCATGTTTATTTTCTTTACCGCATATGACATGTTAGCATCTTTCTTTTTAATTCTAATTATTGCTGCTCTTTACTTTTTAGCAGCTGCGCTGGCAGCTATGATAGTTGCGTGGATAATTTACTATGGGTTAGTTCAAATCGTTATCGCTTTCCCTTGGGTTTTTCCTTGGATTTTTTACTTGATTGTTTTAATGTATAATGTTGCAATTGGACTAACATTAACATATGTAATTATTTTAATTATGGTTATTGTAGTTATTGTGTTTACTGTATCAGTAATGCAGAAAACATCTCGGTAACTATATAACGCATAAAAGTATAAAATAATAAATATAAAAATATATAAATAGAAAAATACACTTATATTATTTAGGAATTGTTATATGAATTATTAAAGATGAAATTATTATGTATTTACTAATATTTTTATCTAAGTTTTATGTATAAGAAATAAATAAAAAATAAAATGAAGAGTTGTTCATTAACTATAGTATGCGTTATAGTTTTTGTTTTTATATTAGTTATGATGTTTTCAGGATCCAAAAATAATATGTATGGATTGATTGAAGGAATGGAAGCTACGGATAAAACAAAAGATGATAAAAAAGATGATAAAAAAGATGATAAAAAAGATAAAAATATTATGACGAGAGCAGCTGCGCCTATAAAGGGCATTCTGCCTGGTGTTTTTACAAACAAATCAAATGACAAAGATTCTGACAAAAAAGAATCAGATGACACAGGTTCTGACAAAAAAGAATCATTTCAAGTTAGAAAACCTGTAGGATATGCCGAACTAGTTGAGTCAAAGAGTGACACTTGGAATCTTAGTAAATGGGTTAAAGATGCATTAAGGTATTCTAAGGGTATGGGAAATGAAAATAAACTTGATAGTTACAAGTATCATACAGGTCCTAAAATACCACTTCCGGAAGGTGAATTGTTTTTCTTTAACAACACAAAATTTGATACTGAATGCTGTCCTTCAACATATACTAGCAGTCGTGGGTGTGCTTGTTTATCACTACCGCAATATAATTACCTCATGATGCGTGGTGGTAATAACACGCCTCCTAAAAACACAAATACCGCATACTTTAATGAGTATTAATTTTAATTCAAGTAAAGTAAAATAAAGTAAAACTTAGCGTTTAATATATTATTTATAATATAAATAGTAGTATAAATAATAATATAAAATGACACCATTCAAAAATAGCTTTGATGAAATACTTCAAAGCATTAAAAATAAAAATGTAGACTTTTTAAATAAAACTGCACTAGTTATAGACCATGACTTTGATAGTATTATTGGTAAGGATAACATATTAAATAAGATAAAAATAGAAAATACAATATTAGTAAGTGTTAATAAAACAAGCTACTTACATAAAAGTGAAATACATATAGTTATTCCTGAAAAAGATAGTAGCTATGATAACTATAGTTATGTTTATGATAATAGTAACTATATTTTTGATGACTATAAACGTCCAATTATAATTTCAAATGATAGTAACTATTATAATAAATATCATAGTGTAAAAAGTGATGTAGTTATAGAAACAATGTCTCAGTATAATAATAATAGTAAAAATAATAACAATATAGAAATAGTAGAACAAATATTAACTAAAATTGGTTGTAAAAATATAATAATTCTTGACAACCGGTATGATATAGATGAAAATAGAAAAAAAAAGTATTACTTGGAAGAAAATGTTCATATTTTTACATTAAAAAATATTGATATAAACCAAACTATAAATATAATAAACTCCAAAGTATTAGTTGTATTAAATAATGTAAATAAAAATTATGATGTTGGTTCACTTGTAAGATATATGATAAAGATGTATTATGACTATGATATTTCACTTTTATTTTTAAAAAACGGAATTAAAATAGTTAACTGCGATAACATAATGAATAATAACTATATACTAGTTAGTAACATGTTCCAAGATAAAATGTATGATGCGAATGTTACAAATACAAGTAATAGTAGTGATACTCTTTATGATGAAGTAATGTTTGATGAAAAAATAAAAACATTTACCATGCATGTAGATAAAGTAGAAAAATTTAAAAATGCTATTTATTTTATAATACACTCATTTGTTCGAGTATCATCACAACTTTTAGATGATAAACAAATTAAAAAAATACTTTGGTTAAATGATTTACATGCATTTGCAAATAATGTTCAAGAAAGAATAGATAAAAATATAGAAGTTCAAAATTATGACAACCCTTATGATATACCAATATTAGACAAAATAAATTATCTTATTACACCATCTATGCAATATTTTAAAAATTTAAAAATAAATAAATATGATAACAAAGTAAAATATTTATTCTATATTTTAGACCATAAAAAGTTTCAACAAATAGAGTATAACAACTATGATAAAAGAAAAAATAAAATAATACTATCGGGTGATATTCATGCTAGTGGGTATAAAACAAGAGCTCAGTTAAATGAATACAGATGTAATGATAAAAATTTTAATACATATGTTGATTTATTGCCACACCCTGGTTATAAAAATAATGAACATATAACAGATATGAATTATTATAAAAAACTATGCGAATATAAAGGTGCGTTTGTAGGTAATTATGTTTATCCTATCAATTTTTTACTAGCAAAACATATTGAAATTCTTATGTGCGGATGTTTGGGATTTTTTGAACGTAATATTTTATTACGACAACAACTAGGGTTAATTGAATATGTTCATTACATACCATCAACAGATATACATGGAAATACGATTTCAAATATTAACTATTATATTTATTGGTTAGAAAGTGAACATGGAAAAAAAATAGCAAAAACTGGTGCAGAATATGTAAGAGAAAAATACGGAATAAAATATATACAAGAATATATTAATTTTTATAATAGTCTATAATTTTAACAGATTTATTTATACTATAGTCTAATCAATGATACCTCTTTTGAACAAGGTTCATATTTGTAAATTATTTGTGGATTATACTTTTTAAGAGGATAAAACTTTGCAGATAATGGTCTATGCATGCCTGTTATTATATCTGTGTCATCTTTTACTTGTTTACCACTATTTACAAGTAAAATATATTTAGCTTTTTTACTTCTTGTTATATAGTCCATAAATATATATATTTTTTTTAAGCTCCAGTGCATTAAAATATCTTTTAAAATAATTAAATCATACCCTGATTGTATCTCTTCTTTTTTATTAAAAATATCCAAGTGAATAAATTTATATTTATCGGGGGTATTTTTATTGTAACTTATATTATTAAAATTATGATAGTCGACTATATTTTTATAAATTTCATAACCTGTATATTTTATATTTAAGTCATCATATATTAATCTTCCACATTTAAAATTTCCACACCCTAAGTCGCAAATTGTATTTATATTATTTTGGTTAATAAAATTTTTTAAAAATGGAATATATGTATTTACTTGTTCTTCTAACGTAGAACCATCTCCACTTGAACCACTATAAAAATTACTTTCACTTTTACCCCACACTTCATTTTCATATACTGCGCTAAAAACCTTTTCATGAGATTCAATATCTTCCTTATAAATTATTTTATTATCCCAATAATATGCCCAGTGTATTTTTTGTTCATTTCTATAATTTTTATTTAATATTAAAATAGGTAAACCATTATATGTTATAAAAACTATTTTGTTATTTTCTGTACCAGTTAGTTGTAATCTTAATTTTAATTTTAAAATTTCTTCACTTGTAAAAAATTTTTTCATCATTAGTGGTCCTGTAGGTTCAAGTGAAAAATTCCCATAAAATTTATTTTTTACATTTTCTACAACTTTATTTATACACTTTAATATAATAGGATTATTAGGTTTAACTATAATTAATGCATTATAAATACCACCACCCCATGCATCTAAATCTTTACAAAAATATTCTTCAGTTACTAAGTAAATAAACTTAAAATTATAAATACAACTATACTTTGAATCTAAATATACTCCACCCCTTTTATAAAGAATACAATACCTCCATAAGTCTGCTTTTAATGCATATGGAACTAAATTATCGTATGTTTCTAGTATTTCTTCACTATAGTTATCTTTTATATAGTTTCTACATAGTTCTTCATTATACAAGTTATACTTAAATTCGGGATTATTGTTTTTAATATTTTCTGTTGAATTTTTTACAGAATCAGGTAAGTCATCATTATGCCATGTCTGATATATTTCAAGTGGAATAACTATATTTTTAGGATTTGGATATACATGTAAGGTTTTAGCTACAGAGTTAAAATATTCATTTTGTTGTTTTGCTTGGGTTACGTTATACGCTATTTTGTTATTACTTTTATTTGAAAAGTGTAAAGAAAAATTCATTTTATATTTTATTATTTTATATTACAAAATAATATAAATATTTATTACTTTCCGAATAGTAAATAGTTTTACAAATACCAAATAGTTTTACAAATACATATTAATTGCACTCTTGCTCATTCCGCTCTCGTCTTTTTTGATTAGATTATTGACTACATCTGTTGTAACATGAAACGGGAATTCTACCACTAGTGTATTCTCCTTTTCAAATAGCGTTGTTCCGGGTTTGACAAGACGATATAAGTTTAGTTTCTTATAAATGATTTCAATGCATCGTTTCAGATTTCTTACACCACATTCCTTATCTGTATAATTTTCAATGATATAGTTCAACGTTGTGTCCGGAATAACTATATCACCTTCTTTGAAGTTCACTTCATATCGAATCTTCGGAATCAAATACTGGTTCGCTATAACAATCTTCTCTTTTCCAGAGTAGCTCGATGTCTTAATTTTATACATTCTATCCATCAAAATCGGATTCACCTTCATCGGGTCATTGTAACTAAATATGAACAAACACTTGCTCAAATCAAAGTCAATCTCTGCGAAATACTTGTCATGGAACTGCGAATTTTGTGACGTATCCGTCAAGTGCGTCAAGATTCCAATAATCTCTTCACCCTTTGGTGTCTCACTAATCTTGTCTAACTCATCAAAGTAAATCACCGGATTCATCGACTTGGAACGTATCAAAATATCTACAATTTTGCCCCATGTGCTTCCCTCATATGTATACGAATGTCCCTCTAAATAACTACTATCTGTCGCACCACCAAGAGGAATAAATGCAAACTCACGATTCAAAATCTTGCTAATTCCATCTTTCACAAGACTAGTTTTGCCTGTGCCCATGGGTCCGTTAATTGCAATCGCAGTGCCCATTGCTGACGGGTTTGAAATCCACTGACCAAGCATTTGCATGATTTGCATTTTTGCGTCGTTAAGACCATACACTGCTCCGTCCAGTTTTGACTTGGCATCTTCCATGAATTCGTGACACTTCTCAATTCCATCTGAAATCGTAAGCGGCAAATTCGAAATTTTTCCAAATGGAATCTGCATAAATGTATCGACCCAGTTCTTGATTTTATAATATTCACCAGCTCCTGGCTCCATACGTCGCAAGTTTGTAATCTTTTTCAACGCAATTGCTTTAAATTCTTGTGGAATATTTGACTGCAATAGTGCGAGGCGATATGGCTTGTCTGTAATCGTCAACTTGTTCAGGCATTGCAGTTCACTCAACACTGCGGTCTGCTCATCCATCGACAAATGTTCCTTGAAATACTTGAGGTCATTTGTCGAGTTCTTCTGACGAAGCAGTTTCTTGAAATTTTTGACATGCTTCTTCTTATGACTGCGTAACTTCCGCTCTTCACGCTCTTTGAACTCTTTCTCTTTGCGAATCATACTTTGCAATGTTTCGCGCGCAATGCTGTCATGTTTGTTGATTTTCAAAATATCTTCCATCTGTTGCTTGATTCGCAATATCGTCTCAAGTGAATCGCTGCTGTTCCCAATGCTACTAGTAGTATCATCTTTCTTCTTATTTTTTTCACTGCGACTATCTTTGTCTTTGGAGTAATGCTTGTGTCCATGTCTATGTCCATGTTCGTGTCCGCGCTTGGGGTCATATACATCTGTCTCTTCACTTGTTTCACTTGGTTCATAGTCTAAATCTGACTCGCGGTCGTTATCCGAGTCACTTTCATCGTCTTCATATTCGTCATATTCCGAGTCATATTCTGAGTCATCGTCTTCATCATCATATTCAGAATCATAGTCTTCCTCATCATCCTCATTTTCAGAATCAGAATCGGAATGACGTCTCTTGTCGTCGACCAAGTTAATTACAATATTGAACTTGCCATTCTTTAATTGGTCTTTTGCAAACTCATTGAACCCTGGCTCATATGTTTCGTCACCGCTATCATCTGAACACGTTGTGCTTGTCGAAGTTGATGAACCAGAACCAGATGCAGTTCGCCACGTTTGATTATCTGAACCTGAACCATCTTCTTCGTCATCTGTTGATGGAAGGGGTGGTTCCGGATTATTTGAACCACGTTTCTTCGCTTTACTTCTTGTGTTGTATTTATTTTTGTTGTTACCACTTGTTTTGTTATTCTCTTTTTCCTTTTCTTTATCCGACTTGCCACGTTTTTTATCTGTAGTTTTGTTTCTTTTTTCATCCGAACCAGTATTCTTACCTTTTTTATTTTCGTTATTTTTAGATACTCTAGAGTCGCATTCGTCAAAATGTTTTTCTTGTGTTTCAATATTCAAATCTTTGCAAATTGAGTCTACTGCACGTTCTTTACTATTTTCAATATTTTCAACTCTTTTTGTCATATATTTTGAAGGAAACATATCAGCAAGCATTTTTCTATATTCTTGCATATCAAATTGTTGTTCATCGCTTTGTGCACCTGCACCATTACCTCCGTTTACCTTTTTCCCTGATTTTGATTTGTTGATAGTCTTTTTCTTGCTCTTGTCTCCTTTCTTCTGGTCACGCACGCTTGACTCCGAATCGCTTTTGTAGTTGTCGTCATCAGCGCTATTTTCTCCATCCGAGTTATTGGATTTTTTATATTTGCGCTTATCATTCTCCTTTTTAGACGTCTTTGATTTTTCAAAGACACTCATATTCACATTTTGAGAGTTTGATGAAGAAGGCATTGTTGATGATGATTTTGATTTTGAACTATATTGAAACTTGCTACAATAGTGGTGTGTTGAATTTAATATAGTATATAATTATGTTTTTATATCCTTCAATTTAAAAGTATAAAAATGCCGGAAAATAATAAATAAGAAATAATACACAATAAGATAAATATTCAAATAAGTTATCACTAACACAGCAGTTTACATTACATAGTAGTCATACATATAAGTAAATGTTGCATATTTTAGTAAACAATCGTTTAACTTATGTTTATTTTTGTTATTCGTTTAAATATTTATTTAATCTTTTATTTATTATATTTGTTAATTAAGAAAATTGATAAACAATCTAAATATTATTCTATTAATATAAGAAGGAAAAGAATGTTCTCACAAAAGGGCCAATCAAAAGTAGCAGTTCAAAATGTTTCACCAATTATTGGAATTCAGTTTAGTATCATGTCACCGGATGAGATAAGAAAATCGTCGGTAGCTCACATTACCGACAGAAATACATATGACAATAATCGTCCAGTGGTTGGCGGACCATTTGATGCTCGTATGGGTGTTCTTGAACCGGGTCTTATTTGTCCCACGGATGGTTTAGACTATATGCAGACGCCCGGATACTTTGGACACATCGAGTTGGCGCGACCTGTATTTTATATTCAATACTTAACTACGATTCGAAAAATATTGAGTTGTGTTTGTATCAAGTGCAGCAAACTTCTTATTGACAAAGAGTCTAATCGTCGCTTCATGAATATGAAACCCGAACAAAGGTGGAATAGTGTGTTTCAGTATTGCAGCAAAATTAAGCGATGTGGTGACGACACGCACGATGGTTGTGGATGTTTGCAGCCAAAAAGAATTAAGAAACAAGACATTGCAACAATTATTGCCGAATGGGAAAGCAATGAGACGGAAGAAGGTGGCGCAGAAGGTGGGGCTAGTGCGAAGAAAAACATCACGATGCATTTGACACCTGAAGTTGTTTTGAAAATATTCCGGCGTATCTCCGACGAAGATGTGTCATTCATGGGATTTAGTCCACAATTCTCGCGTCCGGATTGGATGATTTGTCAAGTGTTGGCCGTTCCACCACCTGCAGTTCGCCCCTCAATTAAAATGGATGGTCAACAACGAAGTGAAGACGATATCAGTCATATTCTGGTAAATATTATTAAACACAATAAAACGTTGCAGGAAAAAATAAACGAAAAAGCCGCGCAAAAGGTTATCGACGGATGGCACGATGTTCTGCAGTATTATATTGCCACACAAATCAATAACAATATTCCTGGTGTCGGACAAGTTGCGCAACGTTCTGGGCGTCCGTTGAAATCAATTATGGACAGACTGAATGGAAAGGGTGGGCGCGTCAGAGGCAACTTGATGGGAAAACGTGTTGACTTTTCTGCGCGTTCCGTTATTACACCCGACCCAAATTTGTCGATTCGTGAACTCGGAATTCCGTTGAAGATTGCGAAGAATATTACGAAACCGATTTCGGTAAATGATATGAATAAGAACTTCTTGCTGAAACTGGTGCGCAATGGTCCGGATGAATACCCTGGTGCTAAAATACTGGAAAAGCGGAATGGCGAGAATATTTCACTGCGATATGCTGACCGCGAGAATATCCGGATTGAGAATGGTGACATCGTTCATCGTCACATTATGGATGGCGATGGTGTCTTGTTCAATCGTCAGCCTACACTTCACAGGATGAGTATGATGTGTCATATTGCCAGGATTATGTATCAGGGTGATACATTTCGAATGAATGTCGGTGATACCAAACCTTATAATGCGGATTTCGATGGAGATGAAATGAACTTACACATGCCACAAGATGAGGAATCCGAGGCAGAGTTGAAGAATTTGGCAGCAGTTCCTTTTCAGATTATCAGTCCTGCAAACAATCAGTCGATTATTGGTATCTTTCAGGATTCACTACTTGGGTCGTATCAGTTTACGCGCGTCGGAGTGAAATTTGACAACCGCGCTGCAATGAATTTGCTTATGGCATTACAAACCATCAATGAAAATCTGTTTACAAATACTGCAGATGGTGTGATTTCCAACTTTGAAATCCTTTCGCAAATCATGCCACCGATTACACTAAAATACAAAACGAAGCAGTTCAAAGATGGAGACGACTACAATACATCAAATAATGTGCTCGAAATAAGGGATGGAAAATATACTCGTGGACAACTGGACAAGGCGGTGCTTGGTTCAGGCACAAATGGATTGATTCACCGAACATGCAACGATTTTAACAACATGACATCCGCAAAATTTATTGACGACTTGCAGAATATTATTACAGAATACATGAAAGTGAGCGCGTATAGCGTTGGAATCAGCGACTTGATTGCAAATGCAGAGACAAATAACAAAATTGCACAAGTTATTACATCGAAGAAAACGGATGTGAAGAGTTTGATTGACCAGCTGCATATTGGTGTGTTTGATAACAAAACAGGTAAGACAAATGATGTTGAATTCGAGAATCAGGTGTCAAATATTCTTAACAAAGCAATTAACGATGCTGGTAAAATTGGTCTTGAGTCTTTGAGCAAAGATAATCGTTTCGTTACAATGGTAACCGCGGGTTCAAAAGGTTCCGAAATTAATATTTCACAGATGACGTCATGTTTGGGACAACAAGCGATTGATGGCAAACGTATTCCATACGGATTTGATAGCAGGACGTTGCCGCATTTTACCAAATACGATGACTCGCCAGATGCACGCGGATTTGTAGAGAGCTCGTTTATTAGTGGTCTGCGACCGGAGGAGTTGTTCTTTCATGCTATGGCTGGGCGTATTGGTCTCATTGATACGGCCGTCAAAACGTCCACCACAGGGTATATCCAGCGCCGTTTAATCAAAGGTTTGGAGGATTTGAAAATCGGTTATGACATGTCTGTAAGAAACAACAAGGAAAGAATCGTTCAATTCTCATACGGCGATGATGGTATCGACACCATAAAAGTTGAAAACCAAGTGATTCCGATTGTTGCCATGTCGCTTGAGGAAATATATGCACACTACTATGTTTCGACACAAGAAGATAAAGATGGTGTGCTGATGTCGGTGTTTACAAAGACTGCAGTTACTCGTATGAAGAAACATGTGAGAGACTTGGAAATGAAGACAAAGTATTATACGGACATGATGATTAAATATCGCGACGATATTGTGAAAAATGTGTTCAAAATGCGTGACAATAAGGGTGTGCATATGCCGGTTTGCTTCACGCATATCATCAATAACGTGCAAGGAATGCAAAATATTACAAAGAACTCCATGGTTGATATTACACCGATTGACGTGTATGATATGATTGAAGACAAGTATAAAGAATTGGAAAGCTTGCATTATGCGCCACCAACAGAGTTGTTCAAGGCGATGTATTACTATTATTTGTCACCGAAAGAGTTGCTTGTTGTGAAACGTTTTAACAAGAAGGCGCTTACTATATTATTGGATACAATAGTGTTGATGTATAAACGTGCAATCGTTGCACCGGGTGAGATGGTTGGTATGATTGCAGCGCAAAGTATTGGAGAACCTACTACACAACTTACGCTGAATACATTTCATAGTGCTGGTGTTGCATCCAAGTCAAATGTTACTCGTGGTGTGCCACGTATTGAAGAAATCCTGTCACTATCTGAAAACACGAAGAATCCGTCGTTGACGATTTATATGAAGAAAGACGAAGAAACAGACAAGGATATGGTGCGCGATAAAATTCCCAGTATTGAAATCACGATTTTGGGCGAAATTGTTGAAATGGTTGAGATTTGCTTTGACCCGGATGACATGAACACCCTTATCGAACAAGACAAAGAAGTAATGACGCAGTATTTTGAGTTTGAAAAAATGGTAGATGAATGCATGACGACAATTGGACCCGTTGAAAGCGAAGAAGGTAAGACTGGCGAAGGAGAAGAACTTATTGAAGAGTTGGTATCTGGAACTGCAGCAATGTCATTGAACAAGCCTAGTAGCGGTGCTACGGGTGCAGGCGCTGCAGTAGAGGCACAGCAACAGCAACAACAGGCACCAAATGAAAAATCAAAATGGATTATTCGCATGACAATGAATAAGGAAGAAATGCTTGACAGGAAAATTACCATGGATGATGTGCACTTTGCACTTAAAAATACATATGGTAATGAAGTGACATGTATGTATGCGGACTATAATGCGGATAATCTAATTTTCCGGATTCGTTTGAACAATATTATTACAAATTCCAAGAAGAAAAATAACAATCCGCTTTCGCTGGACCAGTCTGACCAGATTTATATCCTGAAGAACTTTCAGGACAATATGTTGAATAATATTGTGTTGCGAGGTGTTAAGGGTTTGTCAAATGTATTGTTGCGAAAGATTACAGACTCGGTTGTAAAGGTGGATGGTGCGTATACGAAGAAAGAGACATGGGTTCTTGATACAACAGGAACAAATCTGCTTGCTGCATTGGCACTTGACTATATTGACGTAACAAGAACGATTAGCAATGATATTCAAGAGATTTATAATGTGCTGGGAATTGAAGCGGCGCGTGTAGCTATATTTACAGAGCTTTCAGAAGTTTTGGAGTTTGATAATACATATATTAACTACCATCACTTGATTATGTTAGCAGACAGAATGACTGCTAGTGCAAATATGGTGTCTATCTTTCGACATGGAATTAACAATGATGACATTGGACCGATTGCAAAAGCATCGTTTGAGGAGACACCAGAAATGTTTTTGAAAGCGGCAAGACACGCTGAGCTAGATGAGATGCGCGGTGTATCTGCAAATGTAATGTGTGGGCAAGAAGGATACTTTGGCACAAGTAGTTTTCAGGTGCTACTTGACATGAACAAAATGATGAAGTTTACGGGTGAGTCGAAATATAATGTGATGGATGCTAACGACGAAATTGAAGCGGCATTTGAAATGGAAAATCCTGATGATGCATGTTCGATTCACAACCTGTCAATGAATGCAACAATTTCAAATATCAAGAAAGAGAATCTTGGTAACGTAATGATGAGTTATGATGCAGGATTTTAATATAAAAGTTGTCAACAATACATATGAATTTGTATAATTATAATCATTTATAAAATTATAATTATAATTTATTTTTTTTTATATTTTTTATACTTTATTCTTCTTGTTGTTGTTGTTCAGATTGAGGTTGAATAGATGGCATTGATGGCATTGATGTCGGTTCAACGCTTGAACCAACAACTGAAATAGGTTTTATTTTTTTAGAACTACTTTTACCTTGGAAAGTTGGCAACTTTAATAATGGAGCGGGGGCTTGAGGTTGTGACGATGCTGGTGGGGGTGTTTCTTCTTCAACAGGGTTGAGGTTCAGTTTAGGAATAGCAATGCCTTTTACTCTTGGTTTTTTAGGTTTTTCTGATGCTTTTGATGCAGTTGAGGTCTCTACTGATACTGGTGTTAACTTTTTAGAAACTTTTGGTTGTTTTTCTTTTTCTTTTTCTTTATCTTTTTCCACCTTGGCTAGTGAAGGTGGCATAACATGTTTAGATGATTTTGAAGATGGTAGTTTTTTTTGTCCTAGTCCTAGCCCTAATCCTAGTCCGGGTTCTAACTGAACGAATGGAGGAGATTTCTCTGGCGTTTGTATTTGACTTTCACCTTCACCTTGTCCTAAGTCTACTTCTAATAATTCTGGTGGTGATACTTGTGATTGTGATTGTGATTGTGACTCTGCTGAAAAAACGGACATAGCGTGTTCTCTCTCTTTCAGCATTATATATAAATTAAAGTTTCTAACAAAAGATACTATATATTCTTTATTTTCTGTAAATTCATCTTTTTTCAGTTCACGTTCAAAAACATTGTCAAGGTCATCCATACTAAGCCCGGTTCCTCTTCCGCTTGATGATACATAATGTTTCGACATTTCTTCTAATATTCTATCTTGAACTTGAGGGCGTATTTCTGACAAAGGTAACAAATATTGATTATTTTTGCTTATTATGCTATATGTTGGAACTTCAGCACCTTCACTTTTAATTCTTGGGACTGCGATAAAATAATATTCTTGTGTATATTTTTTAGAAACTGGAGCTGCCATGCCCATAACAGGGATGTCTTCTTCGGAACTCGAGTCGCGGTGATGTTCGGCATCGGCTTCTAGTAACTCTACAACTTCCGATGTATCATAGAAGTAAGTAGATAGTGTACAAAATGACTGCTGTGTTTCAATTAGTGTCATATTTGGGTAGTATAGTAAAATAATAGGCAACTTAAAGTAATTTGCAATAATCCATATGTCAAGACGTGTCAACCAGTATGACTCTAAAAATGGAATTGTCTCAATAAAGTCTTCATCTTCACCTGTTTTAATTTTTTCTTTATATTCTTCTCCTATATCTTTCATACCATAGTATTTAAAAATATCTGCAATATTGTTTTTCATATTTACTTCGTTGTTTGAATTTTCAATACACTCGATATAAAATTGCAGAATTATAAGTTTAAGACGATTGGTTGTTATATTTTCTAGTTTTTTATTACCTGTTCTTGCAGCTTCATTTCTTAAAATAAATAGGAGTATTTCGAATGTGCATATTGGTGCAGATGGAGCAAACCTCAACATGTTTATACTTTGCAAAGGTGGGTTGAAATATTTTTTATATTCAGTTGTAAGTGGTTTTGCTTCTGTTACACATGTTTGTCGTTCTTCTTGGTGACTATCATATATACTTTCATATAGTTCTGTTAATATTGGGTCAGCAGTGTCATGTGTATTAAAATTTGCATATTTATTTTCAATCATGGGTTTTAAGTTGTTAAAATAACCACTGATAAGCATAGTTTGTGATAAAATAATTTCATCTTGTCTAAGGTTGTATGCAACATTCATAAATGGGAATATTTTCCTGTCAAACATAAAAACGCGAATACGATTGTATCGAATAATTTCATCTGCAAGACGAGCTATATACATGACTTCGTTGTTATGCATTGGATTTAATAAATTTTTTTTTGGTATTACCATTTTGCATCTGCCCTCATCATCTGTTTCTTTTATGCAGTATTTTGTTTCGCTGCATTTCTCAGGGTTTTTATTTAGACTTGTTAAACAACTTGTAGTTACCTCGCCTATACTTTCTAAAACTTCATCTGTGTAGTGAATATTATCAAATGTTACATATTTTGCAATAAGACTTTTAATTTCTGCTTGAACATTTGAAAGTTTTAGAGGGTATGGCATTTCTGCATCTGTTTGTTTGATAAGCGCTAGTAAGTTTTCTTTGATTTGGTTATTTTCATATTTATTTATAAGTATTCTTACTATATTTCGAAAGACATTATAAAAATTATTTTCCAAGTAGATATATTTTACATATTTTTCACGTTGTGGGTCAACTTTTAAGTGTGTATTAATTTCAGAATCAGCAATATTGTAGTCACTTGCATTTATAACAGGTATGTCGAATATACCTTCAGTTTGCACACTTTCTTCATCTGTTATTTTGATAGATATAAACTGGTCAGTTTCGGTTATAACACCAGCAACCTTCCCATCATCAATTACTTTAAAGCGAGGTCTACATGGAATCTTTATTTTTTCGTATACATGGTTCAGAAAAATAATTGTTTCATCATATGTTTTCCATAGTGACTCATCATCGATGTAGTTAATTTGCTGAATAGATGAGTCGATGGCAGATGGTTCACACATAATAGTGCCCGACATTTGTTGTTGTTCTCCTTCTCCTTGTCCTTGTTCTTCGATAAATAATCCAATTACTTTCCCGTCGAAGTTTAGAATTTGATTTAATATATTAAAGTTTCCACGTGCAAGACGAGGTTTGAGTTCTTCTAGTGTAAGATTTCTATCAAACTCATATAACTTTACAAATTTTTTGGATGCATTTGGTGTTCCTTCGCGTGGAATACTATTATATGGTTTACACTGACTATCGTATGCATTTTTAATCTTTGTAAGAATTTTTCGAATGGTTGCCGGTATTTGTGATAGTCTTGTTTCACCAGCAGTTGGTTTCATAGTAAATAAGTTATTAAATATGCGTGGTTTTACATTGAGAATTTCATATATCGGTTCAAAAAAGATATTATTTTTAACTTCACGTTTTACTAAAATAGCAGTTTTCTTATTATCATCAAACCAGTCTTTTGTATAATGGTTTGTTGGACATAATACTTCAATATTATTAGTAATATCGCGGTTTGATATTTGTAAAATAATAAGATTTAATCCATCGGCAAAAAGTTTGGGATTTGGACGACTAATGATGTCCCATAGAAACTCATAGTCAATATATGCTTTCTTGCTCTTGATGTAACGAATAAAATTCTCATATGAACATACTAATTTTTTAAAGAATACATACTGAGGGTCATCCACGCTATAGCTTTTATCTTTGATACTCCTAAAAATAACTGAGTCTTTATACTTAAACTTTGAACTTTTAATCAATGACTTGAATAGTGTATCGTCAACAATACAACTATTTTCTTGAATTGGTTGTTGTTGTAGTCGTAGTTGTGACCGAATCGACAATGCTTCGGATGGACGTGGAGATGGTAATGGCGATGGAACAAGTGAAGGATTTACTGGTAGTTTTGGAGATTGTATTGGAGAGCTTTGGGGTTGAGGTTGAGGTTGAGGTTGAGGTTGAGGATTAGTTATACCAGAGCTGGGTGCAGAGCTAGTGGCAGATGCAGAACTAGATATAGACTCAATACCTGTAATATCTTGAATTTCCGGTGACTCATTTTCGCTTTCCGGTTCTTTTTCAGACTCGGATGCAGTAGCACTCGCTGTTGCTGCTGTTGCTGCTGTTGCTGCTTGTCCACCCGGATTAAAAAAACTTGCCAAGTCTAAGTCTTCACTTCCTTCTCCTTCTGTATCGCTTCCTTCACCACCTTCTAATCCTTGTTCTTGTTCTAAATCAAATGCATCAGATACATTTGACCTAGGTGTTATATCACCCATCATACCAGGTTCATTCATAAGTGACTCTGTGTCACTTTTTGTATCATAGTCATCTATACCTTCACTTTCTACATCAGCATCTGGATTCTGGTATTTTTTCAAACTAAATGTGTCGATAAGTGAACCATTTTGGTATGTCATAAAAGAGTCAATATCAACTGCGTCAACTATAATTTGTTTCATTTTAGAAATTGAAATTTTTTTAGAAGGCATTGCAACCGCACCAACCATCGCAGTCCTTTGCAACTCAATATATTTTTTGTAAATATCTGCAATTGCTCCTATAAAACTTTGATTTTTATTATAATAGATAAATTCTCTTTTTTTAATCGTATATCCTTTTTTATTTACTGATTTATATGTTCTTATATTTTTAACTTCGCCAGGTTGAACACCTTTTTGTATTAAACATGATGCATTTGGTTTTAGTATGGTGCTTCTGTCATTGATAGTGCATGTTTTAAAACTATGTGTAAAAAATAACTGGAGTTGGGGCAATAAGTAACCATATGAATTGTCGCTTAACTCTGTGTTACGTTCAGGTCCCATTACAACAAACTCTTTTTCAAGAATTTTTTCACGTTCGCGAGTTGCAGTGCTTTCTAAATCAGACATATCACTTTCACTGAATATAGACCTAGGAGTAGAAACAGGTGTTAGTTGTTTTAGTTCTTCTTCTCCTTCTCCTTCTCCTTCTTCTCCTCGAATAACAGATATATCTTCGCCTAACTTTGTTGCTTTTTCAAGTTCTTCTTTACGTTGTAAAGATGTTAATTTTTTAATCGAAGTAAGAGGTCGAAGTAAAGATGGTTTACCAAGTTTTGCTTCTGCTTGTTCTTGTGCTATTTGTTCAGCTTCTTCACCTTCTACTTCTTTATATTCTGGTTCTGAAACTTGAAGTGGTTTTAAACTACCAAATTTGCCTCTCATACGTGGGACGGGTCCAGCCAAAAATGCTTTTTCTTTTCCCTGGCATTCAAAGTTAAATGAATTTGGATTTTGTGCATTGTGTGCAGTAATACTTGGACAACCACATGCTTGACGTTGTAAATTTTGTTTATCTTTTATAAAATTTTCTGAACTAAAACAACAAGGTATACAATATTCGCTACCTGCACTTTCTTTGCTGTCGATAAACCCAGGGGATAAATTTCTATATTCACCAGTAGATGGGTCAATATGATATTTGTCTTTAAATTCGAAAACGTATTTACCAGGTGGAACGCTTTTTGCACCGGGCGGAATAATAATATCTCCGTCACGTTGTTTTAGTTTTTCTACTTCTTCATTTGTTAAACTTACATTTCTTCGCAAGTCCCAGTATCGTGGACATATATACCAGAAGTTTTTGCTCTTCGATGACCCATATTTCATTGCGCGATTGTATGAACCAGGATGATGTTTATCAATATGTTCTTTTTCTTCATTTGTTAAAATAACGGGTTGACGTTTCACTGTCCAAGGGCATGATCGAGAATACTCTTTTACACCAGGTCGTTTACTAAACAAAACAGGGTCATATGCTTCTAGTCGTTTAAAAAAAGGATTAGGGTTTGACAAACTTGCACCGGTTATGTCTTGTTGAACACGTCCTCGTTCTGATGCTGCCGGTCTTGAACCAGACTCGGGCTCTACATCTGAATCTGAATCTGAACTTGAACTGCTCCCAGTTTCTGCCTGTGAAACAGGCATGCGAAGAGATGCCATCCCTAATTTACCAAGTTTTGGTTTAGTTGCAGCAGGTTTTGAGGCTTTGCTTCCAATACTTAGTTTTCCTAATGTTTTTAACTTCTTAGGAGGTGCGGCGGCGGACGCTGCTTCTTCTGGCGATGAAATATCACTACTACCAATTGGTTTAATTTCTTCAATTTCAGGAAGACCTTCTTCACCTTCACTTTCACCTTCACTTTCGGTGTCACTTGCGCCTCCACTATGTTCGCTTCCACTTCCACTTCCATTTTCACTATCAATATCAGATAACCCTTCAATGATATCAATATCAAAACCTGATTCACTACCTTTTTCACTACTTTTTTTGCTACCTTGGCTACCTTGGCTACCTTGGCTACCTTCACTTTCAGAACCACTTAATCCTTGTATATTTTCAATATTAAACTCAGGAGATGCTGGAGATGGTGTTTTTTCTTTTTCACTTGATGCTGATGATGCTACCTCTTCAACTTGTTGTATTTCAGGTGTTGCAGGTTCTTCTTTCTCTTTTTCACTTTGTTCACCTTCGCTTTGTTCACCTTCGCTTTCATCTGACAAGTTACCAAGCAATAAACTTTGAAAATCAAGTTCACCAATAGGGTTACTTTCTTCTTGTGCTTGTTGTAAGTTCTCAAAGTCAAATATTATTTCATCTGCATCATTTTCGCCAGATACAGCTACATCTGTAAGCACGGACTTATCTCCATGCACAACAAACTCTTTCACTTCTTTTATTTCTTTTTTACCTTTCATCCCACTAAGTCCTGCGCTAACGTGACATAACTTTTCAACTTCTTCATATGGAATATTTGTAGTAGGTTCTGATTTTTTATTTTGCAACACTCGCAAAAGAGAGTCAATCATCTTTTCAACATGGTCCAAATAGTATATGTTATCAATGTTCTCCACTTCAATTTTTAAGTTACCAGCGGTGCTTATTTGTAAAAGTGTTATTGTTGTTAAAAAACCAGGATGAGTATTTATTTTTATCCGCATTCTTTTATTTAAATCTGAAAGTTGCATTCTGTCTAATAAGTCTGTAACATCTTTTAGTGCTTGTTCATATGATATTTTAAAATTTTCCATTAACCCGCGTATGACATCTTCTTGATAACTGGATTTTAAAAATAGTTCGACAATAAATGCTTCACGTCCTTCTAGTTCGTTGTAGTTTGAAACGCGTTTGTATCTCATAATGATGCGTCGTTTTTCATCATAGTTTATAATATTAAAAATGCTCGATATACAACCTATATTTTTTGCAATGTTTAATTTGAAGCTCGGAGGTAAATTTAAAACAGACTTATATTTTATTTCACGAATTACTATATTTTTATGATATAAGTCTTCAAATAAATTCATTGTATACCCATTTTGACTCAAAAATATAGCAACTTCGTTAATAACAGGATTTACACTTTCTTTTATTATATTTTCTGCTTCTTTGTCATTAATAGGTTGTTCAACTTGAAATGAAATAAATATACTTCCACGTGTATCAAATTCACAACGTATTGGAATAATATAGTCTTTTATTATTTCTCCATTTTCATTTTGAATTGAATAAATACAATGAATAATAACTGCCAAACGTCTTTCTGTTGTTGCTTCTTTTATTATCTTGTTGATAACGCTTATTTTCAAATATGGAATTCTTTTGCCATTTTCTGCAATACGATTTGCGTATAAACGATACATCTTTTCTTCGAATCTTCCTTTTGTTAGTTTAATTAATGGTTTTTCGTCGTTGGCATGTATGATTTTAAATAACATATCGATTGGAACACTAAAAACATTGTCTGGTTTTATTTCAAAATCAAGCGAATATATACCATTTGTCATATATGGCATGTCGGTAGTTTTTTGATAATATGCCTCATAAAAAAGGTTTACATTATCAACCATATCTCTGTAGTTTTTGTCTTGTATTAGTTCTCTAGTCGATGATAACAACTCTTGTGTATGAGTTTGCAGGTCACTTATTGTAAATATTTCTTTTTCTGCCAAATATGGATAATATATTTGAATCATATCATTCGGTGAAAGCGTTGTGTCTGCTTGTATTTCTTTTTGCTCATCTATATATTCTAAAACATCTCCTGCTAAACATAAAAATATATTTTGGCATACTATTGGCTCATAGTCAAGTAGAATTTGTTTATTTGTTGTTGAAATTATGTTTTTACCTTGTTCTATAATAAATGGGTCAATTTCAGTTACACTAAAAGGGTTAACATTATAAACTACCTCTTCACGATGGTATACAAATTTTTGCCCTACAGAAATATCTTCAATGATTGGTAACTCTTGCAACATCAACTCCTCTTCGTCTTCATCTTCATCTTCATCTGCTTCACCTTCACCTGCTTCACTTTGACCTTCGCTTTCTTTTCTTTCGATATCAGGTGTAATTGTTTTTTCTATATCAGAAAGTTTATATTTATAAAAAAGTTCTAGAATGTCGTCATAACTATACGTATCTTTTAATTCTTCTCTATCTGTATGTAAAATAAGTTCACATTCTTGTTTAAGGTTATATCGATGCGAGTTTGTAAGAAAGTCAATAAGCGTCTTTTTGGTAACAAGTTTTGTATCATTGTTGGATAATTTATTATATAGTTGTGTCGGTGTATACATGATTCCCTGTTTCAAAAATAAATATATTTCATCAAACGATATTGGATTTTCAAATTGAATATTTGAAATAATCTTTTTTTTTATTGTTTCGATAGTGTCATCACCATACAAACATTCGAATGAAAAAATAATATCTATGTTATACTTTTTAATATTTTCTATTTCTTTATAACTAAATATTTTTTGAAAAAGAATTAAATTTTGTATAACTTCTTCTTGACTTTCTAATGTTTCTGGTTCAACATTTTCTAATTTTTCTATTTCTTTTTGTAGTTCTTCACTTTGTAAAAACTCTACCAGTTTATCTGACTCCATACTTATAAATCCAATAAAACGTTGTTTTAACTCATCTTCGCTAATTTCCCACGTTTTTTTTGTCAACGGATTTGTTTTTCCATAAAATATAACTATTTTTACAGGGACTTGATTATTTGTTTCATCTCTTTTATTATTTATATAAGCTATTTTAAATATATCTTTTTTTATTCTATCCCTCATTATGATTATTATATATAATATAATATAATATAAGATATATAATGTTTATATAAAGTCTTTAATATATTAAAAGTATAAACCTATATTTAATATATTCTCTTATATAGTTGTCTTGTTGTTGTATATAACGAAATAAGCTTATAATGTGTGTAAAGCTAATTGTTGCAATGTGTAAAAATAATGGTATTGGAAATAATAATAAAATTCCTTGGCATATATCTGAGGATATGAATTATTTTTCTAAAAAAACATCAGGCGCTTATGGAATGTTCATGAGAAACAAAAATATTAAACAAAATCATATAGAAGACCTAGATAAATGTGAAAATATTAAAAAAAATGTAGTAGTTATGGGTAGAAATACTTGGGAGTCCTTACCTAAAAAATATAAACCTTTACCTTATCGTTACAATATTATTCTTAGTAGAAATTCATATACTCATGAGTTGCGTAATAATTTGAACAACGATGTTATATTTTCATCATCGGTTGATGATGTTGTGGACTTATACGATGGGGGACATAAGTGCGCTGATATGTTTGAAAAAGGAGAGAAACAAGAGAAACGAGAGAAACGAGAGAAACGAGAGAAACGAGAGAAACGAGAGAAAGGAGAGAAAAAAGAAAAATCATTGCTATGTAAGTATAATGACATTTGGATTATAGGTGGTTCATCTATTTATCGAGAGTTTATAAGCCGCGATAATTCTATGATGAGTAATATTAAAATATCAAAATATTATATTACTTATATAGATAAGCAATATGAATGTGATACATATTTTCCTTTATTAGAAAATATGAATAAATATTATCTTACACGATTTGAAAAACATAAGTGTGTAGATAACAATACACCTAATGAAATGCCTCTAAATATTTACTACATTGTGTTTAAAAAAATAGAACATACAGATGAAACAACAATAGAACAATTATTTACTGCACATAAAAGTAAAAATGAAAGTAAGTCCAGTCTTACCCTTTATGTAAACGATAAAATTAAAAGAGGTGACAAAAATAATAATGAACATAGCGTTGATAATGATTTTGAAATACTATTTTCATTGTTTTGTTCATAGTGGTCTATTATTGTGTAACTAAATTAGTTATTCGAATCCGCGCAATGGAACACATCCTCCGCAGTCGATATTTTCATTATCAACAGAACACATTTTTAAGTTATTTGATAAAATATCTTGTTTAAACATTAAATTCGCATTCATTTGTTTATTAAATTCTGGAATATTACACCTCCAAGGACACTCTAAAATTACTCCGTTTTCACTAATATTTTGTTTACATTTTTGTTCATTTCTATTTGAATTATCTGGACTCATACATCCCGGTAAACATTTTGAACCAAAAAGTTTTTTAATAAGGTCTGTCAAGTCCATGGTTAATAAACCGGATAAGTCCATTGAGTTTTTATCTTTGCCTTTAGTGCTTTGTTCAATTTTTTGTGAAATTTGTTGCATTTCACTAGCGGTATAACTTTCTATAAGTTTTGTATGATTATTAACAAGAGAAGTATAGTATAGTAATATTATTACACCAAAAATAAATATAATAATAAATAATGCATATTTATCTTTACAAAACTTTTCAATAAAGTTACTTTTATTTATAAAAAACTTCGACATGGTGTTATATAAAATGTTAAATACTAACTAATAAATATATACTATTAAATACTAACTAATAAATATATACTATTAAATACTAACTAATAAATATATACTATAAATATATTTTTAATCTCTATATAACGGACTTTCATCTATTTTCATACCACAATATGAAACTGGTTTTTTTGAATAGTCAACTGCTTTATAAATATGAATACGCACTGCATTCTCAAGTAAAAATTTAAAGTTCTTCCAAAACTCTTCCTTGTGTCCGATTGATTCGGACATAGTGTGTGATAGTTCATGAATAGAAACAAATGTAAGTGTATTTTTATCAATAAGTGTATCGCCATTTTTTGTTGTATTTAAACAAAATGCAAGTTTTTCTCCTTTATTTTCACTATATGCTGTATGCTCACTATCGATTTTTGTTTCCATAATAGTTTGTGGGTTAAAATTTTTAACAAGTCTTTGCACGTTCTCATACGTAGGATATGTCTTTTGCATATATGACACCAACGTCTTCATGTTTTTTGTAACATTTGCTAGTAAGTCTGCAGCCATTTCTTGTTTAAGTCTTTCGCGAACACAATATTTATTTCCGTCTACATTTGACCTTATACAATTTAACCCATTCATTTCATTATCAAAGTAATATTTTATACATACGATTAAAATACCTGTCGCTACTATGTAACTTAATATATTCATTTACAAAAATAATAACGTATATGATAAATGATATTGATAAATGATAGTGATAAGTAATAATAATAAATTAATAATTATATATATTGACTATATAATTATTCACATAGCGTTCTAATAAGATACTAAATTTATTGCTTACCGCAACCAATTTCAAGAGGTCTACGGAAAGGATCAGGTTCAATAGTAGTATTCAACCAGGGGCTTACTACAAGCTGAGGGTTTGGTTCCTCTGAACGAACTTGCAGGTTGGCGTTACGAAGACTGCTTCCTACAGTATCAATGCCTGTTAAGTATCCTGCGTTCAAAAAGTTTACACCTAAATAATCACCACTTCCCATCGGCTGAAGACCCCAAGAGCTGTTACCATCTTTGGGTAGAAGGTCAGAAGGATTATTAGTATTATTGCCACTGCAGTTAGAAGGCATTCCTGACAAGTTAGAGTCACTTGCATTAATAGGTGCAGAGTCGACTGCAAATGTTCCTTCATTTGCACCAGCAGGAGTCATCGAAGAAGGAGAGTATGAATTTTGATTACCTGAAGCACGTCTATTATTTGAAGAATAGTTTTCGGGCATGAAATTCTTGTTTGAAGAATAGTTCATAATCACGTAAATAAGAACAACTCCTCCTAAAAGTAAAAGAACGTGATGTGCCTTAAATGTTTTCTGTAAGTCTTTGAGCATCATTATATAAAATAAATGATAAAATATTTTTATAATTTTAAAATTAATTATCAAATAAGAAATAAGAATTATAAATATAAGACCCAGAAAAACTATAAATGAAGATATGAATAAACTTCCTTAATACGATAAATATTAATAATTCATAGTGTTAATATTTATAGAGTATAACTTATTTTACTTTACTTTAATTGTCATTATATGAACCTGTTTCAGAATCAGATTCCGAACCAGAACCAGAACCAGAACCGGAATCAGTTCCGGAACTAGATTCAGAATCTGAGTCTGAATTAAAGTCGGTATCAGAGTCTGAGTCATCAAGCATATAAGTGTTCTTAATCTTTTTAACTTCTAAATATGCATCGAATGCTAACTTTCTTGCAGTTCTTGCTTTTTCTTTTGCAGCTTTATATATTTCGTAGTAAATATCATTTGGTTTTTTTATTTTTATCTTTTCATCATCTTTTATTTCTAAATCTACTTCTGTAATTTCTGTAATTTCAGAAACTTCTTTTGATTTTTCATTTTTACTCTTTTTGTCATTTTTATCTATATTGTCTCCTTTCTCTCCTTTCTCTTCTTTATTATATTCATCAGAAAAGGTTTTATCTTTTTCTTTGTTCATCATGGATGATGCGAGTAATGATAATGTAGTTGATACGGGTTTAGGTTCGGTAACATTTATAGTATATGAAGTTGCTAAAGAATCTTCACTATTTGCATGGTGTTCTTCATGTTCTTCTGATACGTGTCTTTGTGATTGTGATTGTGATTGTGATTGTGATTGTGGATGTAGTTGTGAACTTGTATCTATTTCTGAATGCGCTTCTGTATGTGTATTCATATCTATGTTAGTAACTGATGTAGCAACAACTGGTTTTTTTATTAAACATGATTGAAATACTGGCTTATCTGCCATAATAAGAACCTGACGTAATATGATTTCAAATTGAAAACTTCTTTGAGTAAATTTTATACCTTGTATTTCTAAAACAGATATTACATCATTTTCCGGTTTTATATCATCAGTTGTCAATTGTTTTTCATTTTCATCAAATACAAAACATGTAGGAACTTTCATGAGATTTTTTGATGGTGCTATATTTGCTCGCATTGAATAATACTTACCACCTTTAAATGGTCTTAATGCAGATGTAAAAGCATTTTCAATTTCTGACTGGTCTATTTCGTTTGTAAACCATGAATTTTTTTTTTCGTATATTTTTTCAACACATGATTTTTCTAAATTTTCCATGAACTCAATAAAAGATGTATCTTCATTTGAAAACATTAAGTCAATGTATGCCTTTTTACCAGCAGTTGTAATTACTCCTTGTTTGGTAACACATTTAGGCGTTTGTATGTATAAAACTTGACTTGTATTTTGAGTTGGGTTGGTGTTTCCATTTCCTATACCAATTTTAGTAAAAAATGTTCCACTTCCTCCATGTAATGACTCAGGATGCATTAAAAAAACTTTGCTAAAATCATAATTTGTATATGTTGTGCAAACACTTGCATTAGAGGATGAATGAATATCCATTTAATGCATACAGAGAAAATATAGATTATAATAACACGCAAAATAATAAATACTACTATTTACGTTATATTCTATAATGTATTTTAACTCGTAAATACATACTATGGTTGATACAAAAGATTGCAAAGAAGATACAAAAGATTGCAAAGAAAATAAAAAAGACCGCAAAGAAGATAAAAAAGACTGCAAAGAAGATAATAAAGAAAATAACTTTAAAGAAAAAATATATGACTATTGTTTAGATTTTATTAAAAAGGATGAAGTTAAAAGAGAGCTTAAGAATCTATTTAAACCTATTATTAGTTTAATTTTGGAAGAAATTTATCCTTATGTTTATTTATCATTGTTATTGGTTATAATTAGTTTCTTTTTAGTTTTAGGCATATTTATTATGTTAGTAAAAAGTTACAAATTATAATTTGTAAATTATAAATTAAGTCACTATATAAAAAAAAATTTATTTTTCTAACTAAATAGTATAATAGAATAAAATGGCAAAAAAATATAAATCAAGAACAAAGCGACGTTCCCGTTCAAGGAAGGGTGGTCGAAATGCTCTTTTAGGACATGCTAAATTTCCCGATAGCGACATTGGTGGTTCATGGACAACAGCGGCTCCTCCTGGAAGTGTAGCAGCTCAAGCTTCAGCATATAAAACATTTTTAAGTGGTTTTTCGCAAGGAACTCCTGAACAAAATGCTGGAGCATTAAATAGTTTTGCTTTACAAGGTAATGGACAAAGAGGTGGTGGTCGTTCTAAAAAACGCATGGGCAAAAGTGGTGCAAAAATGATGTCTAAAAAAATAGCTCCCAAGTCTTTTGATGATAGTAACAAGGGTGAACAACAAATGGCTCAAGGGTTGACTCAAGCACAAGCACAAGCACAAGCTGCTGCTATGCAGCAAGCACAAGCGCAACAACAGACCGGTGGTATGTTTGCTTCTTTTGGTTCTCTTCTTAAAGAAGCTCTTGTTCCTCTTGGTTTACTGGCTGCTCAGCAAGTTTATGCAAAAGGTTATGGAAGAAAGACACGAAAGAATCGTAGGTAAATTAAAGATAAGTGCAGTTATTTGTATTTGTATTTAATAATATGTAAAACAAATTTAGATATTATTTTATAGTATAGTATAACGTATTTACATACACATACATATAAAATGCAGTCTAATATGGGTGGTAACAGCAGTAATGCAAATTTAGAAAAATCAATTCAAAGATGGGTAGAATTAGACAATGAACTGAAACTTTTAAATGAACAAGTAAAAGAATTGCGAACACGTAAAAATGATATGGAGGATAAAATAATCGATTATGTAAGTGAACATGATATGAATAATAATGTTGTAACTATTTCTGATGGGAAACTTAAATTTTGTGAAACAAAACAGACGATGCCTATTACTTTAGGGTTTTTAGAGAAGTGTCTAAGTGATATTATTTCAAATCAAAATCAAGTGAAACAAATTATGGAATATATCAAGGGAAAACGTGAACATAAAGTTGTTCCTGAAATTAAGCGCTACTATAACTAACGACTACTTAACTATGAATGTTTAATACATAAAATAATCGTTATCTTATGCAATATTATTTATATGTATATAATAGGTATATACATATAAAACAAAAATATATAACACACAAATACTACGATGTTACATCAGAATGACCTTATTTTTTGTAAAACAGAATCCGGAGTAACAAGCTGTGGTTATAATATTAGCAACATGCTTCTTAAAAATACACTACACATGCCAAACTCTCAGTATAGTAAAACGACTAATACAGGAAAAGATGATATACGGATTGCAAAACTTATGGAGGATTTAGTTGTTCCTTCGGGTTTATACTATTGTCACCCAATGACTAAACATAAAGTATTTAACTATAAGCCTCCACAATCTTCGCAAACTACAACAACACAAGAGAAAGGAGATAAAGGAGAGAAAGGAGAGAAAGGCAAGGACGAAATAAATATAACAAATGGAATATTAGATGACTCTGTATATGATAAACTTCTCAGTCTCGTATCAACAGAAAAACGTAAATTTTTTGACAGAAAAACGAGAAAAAATAAAACAACATTTCAAAAAATTAAGGATAGTTCTATGGATAAGGAACTAGACATAGGTGTAGATAAAAGTTTAGATTCTTTACCTTTGCCCTCTCATGTAGTAGTTCCGAAACGAGAGAAAGGAGAGAAAAAAAATAAAATAAACAAAACAAAGTCACTTAAAATAAAAATAAATACCCAAAAGTTTTCAGAAAAACAACAAGAAAAACAAAATCAAAGAAAAACAAAAAAGGTAAGGTTTGCAGATGAATATTAATATAATATTATACTAGTGTGTTAACCATTTTTTAGTTAATGTTTGTTCAACACTTTCAAGTGCGCCTTCTACCCACCCTTGGTGCAAACTAATTACTTCACCAACAATTAAAACATTTGGCTCAGGATGTTGCGCTTTTTTAATAAATTGTTGTCGGGTTTCAAATTCATCCGTAAGGGGTGTATAATAATGTGTGCCATTTTTCCAGTAAAAGTCTTTAATATTTTCAATGTGTAGTTTTCCTTTTAAATTAAGAGCTTCTTCCATCATTGTATTTAGGGTGTTTCTATTTTTTTGACTATTTTTAAAATATTTTTTGAAGAAGTCTGCGTCTGCATTGTCACTATAGATTATCATATAAATACCATGGTCAGGGTCCATAGGAATGACTTTTTGCATTGGCCCTGGAATAATAGTTACACCTTGTATCACTTCTTTAAGGAAAGGAATAGATTCACGTGAAAACTTGGCATATAGTCGTAGAAAAGGTTGCCCTTTGATTTGGTAATAAAGTTCAGGTGTTGATGATATATTATGAATCAAGTCAGTTATTCCATCTATATCAGTTGCAATGACAACTTTTTCACAATAGTATTTCTTTTTTGATTGTATATGGTCACGAGGTTGATATGGATGCTTTGTTGTAATCTCAAAAAAATTGTCATGTTTTAATATACGCGTAACTTCTGTATTGTTGATAATATGGTGACCAGATTCCAGTGAGTCAACTATTTTATCAACGAGTGTCTTCCATGGAACAGAAAATCCTACCCACCGGCTATAGTTATCATCAAAGTTATAATGGTATAATACATCGTATACATCTTCATTCTCATAGTCAGAATAACCCGCACACATCACAAATTTTTCATATTCTTTTTTTCCTAAAATATCTGTTGCAAAGTTTTTAAATGTTGCATGAGAGTGTGTCTTATCATTTTTATATTTTTTATTATATTGGTGTTTCAACTCCATAAATGTTGTTCTAACATGGCATATAGGTTCTAATGCTGCAACAAAGTCATGCCCAGTCTCAAATTTGTGAACTGGTATTTTAAACTTTCGCATTAGGTTAAGTAGTAGTTTATCTTTATGAAGACGACCAATACCTGCACCTGTTACAACTGAAGTATTTTCAAAATCCTCATTATAAGACTTGCCACCATATGTGTCATATTTTTCAACCACTAAAAATGACAATTGTGGGGCAAGTTTTTTTACTTGTAGGGCAGCATATAGTCCTGCCATACCTGAACCAATAATGATAACATCATAATATGAAGAAGACATTACTATTATGTCTGCGTATATATGTGTGAATATATAATATAAAATTATAATTAATTACTAACGTGTTATTTATAATTAATTATAAAAATAAATTTGATATTTTATCCCAATATACTCCAACTATTCTTATTAAATGGTGAAAGTAATATGTCAGGCACCTTCTTCTTCCAGTATTCCAGTTTACGTTGTAACTCTTTGTCTTTCATGCTAACAGGATAAATTGGCGTATTCAACATTGCATCCTGTTCGGCCGGTGTAATAATTGGTTTATTACCAAAGCAATTGACACCAAAACGTGCTTGTGGGTTGTCAATGCGTCCACCATTTACACCTGGGCGTCCGCAATCATTTTCATGACCTTCTATGGTTTGCAACTTGTCCCATGTTTTTTTCTGCGTGGGAAATAGTGCCATCTGGTCATCGGACCAACCATAGTTGCACCACTCTGCTCCTTTGTTGTATGCATTTTCTATTTGTTTGTATGTTGCTAAACTTCCTCCATAAGCTTGGCAAATTGCTTTTGCATCATCGTATGTATACTTATTGTCGGGAATATTATACACTTCTTTTACAAGTTTCATTTCCGGAACTACGCTTTCATTTGGTTGCTGCTGAATCGTTAAGTCAACTTTTGGTTTATCCGTGAATATATCTTTAATACCCGCAGTTATATTTACATTGAAAAAGTATTGAAACCCATTTATAATAAGAAGAATTATAAAAACACTCCATAGTATAACTTCAAGCGTTCTTTTGCTAGATGTCTCGCCTCCGATTCCACTTCCTGCGCCAACATCTCCTGCACCTTTATTTCCTAAAGAAGAAAACAAAAAATAATACAATAGTAAAATTACAACAAATGTAACGATTATAATAATGCGTGTAGTTACAGATGTTGAATCTAGTTCTCTTTTACCAGTTGTTGCAATTTGACTTATATATTGTAATGGGTCACCTTGTAAACCTGTTAATGAATTATAACTTATGCTCATTTTATATATAAAATACTATATAAAATACTATATATAAAACTAGATATAAATTTTATTTTACTGAAATATATTTCATGATTAGATTTTATTTGCTGATACTTTTTTTACGATAAAAAAGACAATATGGAGTATTTCCACTAATCATATCTGCATTTATAGTTATTTCTTTTACCATAGTATCGTTAAAGTTATACCATTTTCCATTTGCATTCTTAATTGTTGCGCTATAGTGTCCACCTTCAACCTGACCATGGTGATTACAAATTGCATACAAGTCATATATATATCCTTCCTTTCCATATCCTTCTACATATTGTGAAAAGTCGACATTATGGATTGGAATATCAATATATATTTGATTTTTTTTAGTTCTTCCTGTTGCATATGAAGTTATAAATCTCTTAATATCAAGTATCATTACATTTGGAAGACTCCAGAATAAAATTCTTTTATTGACCGCTTCTTTCTTATTTGTCGCCTCATTAAACCACATGTTGTCGCCATCTAAAGCTTCTTTTTCACAATGTTTATTAAAACAATCAAAAAGTGTGATATTTTTATCCGTTTTTTCAATATGCAACTCTTCTTTTGTAGGAATTGGTAGGTGAATAATCATAAATGGTTCTGGCGTTATGCTTAAATATGTTGTATCCGCATTTCGACTTGAACCGATTGGTGTTAGAACAGATACATGAATACCAAAAAATATGTTCAATATTTCTGAGTAGTCTTTTGTATATTTTTGTTTCATCATTTCATAACATCTTTTACCCATTTCATCTTTTTTTGTTCGAATGTTTCCTTTAATGTCCATAATAACTTCGCGCGTAAGTGCATTATGAAACGATTCCAATACAAAAAGCAAAAATTCAGGCAAATCATTTTGTGACCATCCTGAAAATAACTCATGGTTCGTTGCTTTTGAAATACGTTGCACTGAATTTATAAACCTACCAGGAGAAATAATACAATTCTGACTCCACATCAGTTTACGAAGGTCATCCCATTCTACAAGTAACACTGACTCCGGTTTATTATTTAAAATTTTCCTATAACTTCCATCCCCTTTTGATAAAAAATCGTTGAACTCATATGTATGCGATAGACATTGAATGCACGAATTAATAAAACATGTATTTCCCAAATTTGTAAGACCTGTTATACCCCGATTTGCATATGCTACAAATTTATCCATTGTTGTATTAGCAGATGCCATACTTAGGGATGTTTCTAGTTTCTAGTTGTATTATAAATAACTTGCAGTTATTATAATATACAAATTAATATTTAAACATTTTTAATATATCAATATATATCAATATATCATATCAAATGAATAATAATAATAGTAATAATACTAACCCATTGGGTAATAACCCAGCAAATATTGTGCCTCATGATAGCAGTATGAGGGGCTACAGCGTTGAAAACTCTTTTTATGATAGTCCTTATAATATGGATTTCGAGTATGGTTACTTGAACCTAATGTTTAACATAACTGCTTTTGCTGCAAGAACTCAAGATATGTTTCAAAGTCTTGAAAATAATCTATCTGGTATTATAGAGTTGCAAAATGAAAGGAGACGACTAGACTATGAGACTCGCCAAATGAGAGAAACGAGAGAAACGAGAGAAACTAACCAAAATTCAAATATAAGACAACCTATGTCACAATCTTCAAATGAGTCAAGAACAACTACGCAAGCAACTCCAACAACTCCAATCCCAATTACAAACAGAGGACTAACAGATAATATAAACTATCTTCTTGGGAGAAGAAATATATTTGATTCTTCGAATAATGTATTATTTTCTTTTTTACCTCGAAATGTATTACTAAATCCTACTACACTATCTGAAAATATGGGAGGAAGAAATACTAGAAGAAATATAAATGGACTTACCATTCAAGAGATTGAGGATAATACCGAAATTATTACATATAGTTCAATTAATACAAGTCAACGACTAAATACAGAGTGTCCTATTAGTAGAGACTCATTTAACGAAAATTCTGTTGTGCTTCGAGTCAAAGAGTGTCGGCATTGCTTTGTTCCATTCCGAATGATGACGTGGCTTGAGTCACATTCAACATGTCCGTTGTGTCGTGAAAATGTAGTGCCGGCTGCACCTACTGCTGCTGCTCCTGCACCTGCTGCTGCACCTACTGCTGCTCCTGCTCCTGCTACTGCTCCTGCTCCTGCATCCACAAGCACATTTTCAAATATTATAAATAATATAAGAAATAGCACTAACTTAAATAACTTATCCATCGATAATATGAATGATGATTCTATTATGTTTTCTTTTGACTTACCACGCACTCAAAATGACATTTACGACAGAGAATTCACAAATACATACCTTTCAAGTTTATCTGAAATATTTTCAAACTTAAGTAGAAATACTCCTGCTGCTGCTACTTCTACTGCTACTTCTGCTACCGCTGCTACAACAGATGCTTCAGCCAACCCTACTCAACCTAACTCTGAACCAAGTGAGTATGAAGAAGTAGACTAATCATTCCAAAAAATTGAAGGGAAAATTGGTTATAATATAGAATACAGCAAAAACAAATACTTTCATCTGCTATCAAAAATGCCGCGCAGTTCATTCTTCATGTATCCCATAAACAACATCGATGACCCCAACAATGAAAACGCAGTCTTTGCACCTTGGACTTTCAATATATTCGACAATATGTTTGTGAATTTTCTAGGATGGACATGGAGACAACTCAAACGTCTAGGACCTGTTTTGTCTTGGTTATATTCTGCATGCGGATACTATATTATGTGGATACTGCTCCACTATGCAGCAATACACTTATACCCTGAATTTTGCGCACCTTATACTATTTTAGGATTCATTCTGTCGCCATTCATGGTTTCGGCACCCCATTGCATCGCCATGCGATGGATCATTAGTGAAGGTTCAAATATTATCATAGCAATGTGGATTGCTGTTGCAGGTGTTTTAGTCAACAAAATACTACAAAGGGCATCATGATTTAACTCGATGCGAAACAAATATAAAAAATAATATGTATTTTATATATACTATTTTTTTACATAATGACGTCCTGGTTTCGTGCAAGTGACATACTACCACATTTTAAGTCACCTGCATATAAAATAATACCATTACATGATTTACACGGATATGTTCTTCCACATGCATCTACACAATATACTGGGCGTGTTATAGCACATACACTGCGATTTAAACCTACAAAACAATTTTCACAAGTTTATATTTTATTCTATCCTGCAAACCCAGCCGATAACGCAGTAACCGCACACGAATATGAAGTGCCATATAAATCATGTTTAGCTGTATTTAAAAATATTTGGGGTATTGACACCCAGGGTATAAAATTTATTCCCTATAATATTGCAACTGAATCGTTGACACAGCTTACACAAAGTGAGTATAAAAAATCGCTCATCATTGTTTCCGCTGATTTTTCTCACTTCTTGGATTTACAAACTGCATATAAAACTGAAAACTGCGCTGCAAATACGCTAATTCATAATGCTAGCCCTCCCCCAAAATGCATCGATATAGTAGACCATCGCGCATCATTTGAGCGTCTTTATTCTTTTTTACCAAACTCGGAATCTGCACGACCTGTTCTTCAGTGGGTAGGGCGCACACGTAGTCCTGGTGCGAAGGGTGTTGGTTATCTTTCCTTTTTATTGCGTGATGAACACGTTGTTGGCGAAATACTACCTGATGGTATTTTTGTAACTTGTTATGATGAGAATATGACTGCGCGCGAATGTCTTGGTAAATGGTTTGATACGCAAACAATATCTGGTAGTAGAACAAACATGAAATGGACACGACGTGGAGAAGATGAACTTGTTGTAGATGTTGTTAAAAAAGGTCACGAAACTAGTCGACTCACAAGTGGGCGCGAATCCGACAAAAATGTTCCAATCCGATACTGCACGATTACGTATCTTTATCGCGACACAAAAACACGTCCTGAGGACTTTATACGCGGTTGGCATGGTCTACTTGCAAGTGCATTTTATTTACCCGAAGTATTTTTAGAACATACCTTTGATAATGGTGTGTGGATTGATGAAAGTGACACTACATGGCCACAAGACTATAACTTTAAACTAGATGAAACGCTGGATAGTTTAGATAAAAAAGCAGGCGTTCCTCTAGGCACCAGCAGCCGTGGTGAAAAAAAATTATACACAAGTGCGATTCGATATATAAATGTATGAACAATAACAAATAACTCCTATTTTTCTCCTATTTCTTCTTAAAGAAGTTCATAATGCTCTGATTCTTCTTACTTGCATTATCAATTTCAACCAAATACTCGTCAAACAGAATCTTCTTCACTTCTTTATTCCGCAAATCTGTTATCTTCTTTTTTATCTTTTCTTCATCTTCCCCATCCAGCAATTTGTCATTCCACGACTCAATCGAACGCCGCAATGCAGGAACATGTCGCTTATAGCTCGGAATATTCTCCAACACCAGTGCAAACACTTGTTGTAACGGCTTCATAATCTGATTCGTAATATAGAAAGCATAATTCGGTTTTATTTTATTCGCCAGGATGTAGTCAGGGTGTTCTATTTTATCGCCTTGAAGCGCCTTCTTGTCTGGATTCTGAATGTAAACAAACGGAATTCTATCGCCGACACTTGGCTTATTTCCTGGGTCACGTTTGCCCATTCTATCCGCCAAGACTTTATGTGCAATTTGCGCCGGGTTTTTATATCCACTTCGAAGCGACTTTGAAATAATCAGTTTGTCCATCGGCACCTTTTCATCTACCAAATTTTGTAGCGATGATTTTAGAAACTGAATCGCTGTTTCAACATTTTGTTCCTTCATTAGGATATCAATAACGCCACCATAGATATCTTTTACGATAGGTGCATTGTCGCGACGTTTCAGAACGATACCCATACTTTTGCGCTTCGGTTTCTCCGGCTTGTCTTCATACAACATGCCAATGTATCGCTTCTTTGATAGGAGACAGAATGGCATAAGCGTTTTTTCATAGACCCATGCATGCGGCTGCTTGAGAAATCGTGTCGCAAGATGTCCGACCTCTTTTGCAAATTCAATCGTAATCTCGAGCGCATCCTTTCCGCGAATCGGTGTGCCATCCGGTGTTGCAAGATTAAATGTAAAGAATACAGAGTCCGTGTCCCCGTATATATACTCAGCTTTCGTATTCACAAAACCGAATTTCTTCGACTCCACCTTCGCATCTCCATAGACTTCCTCAACGATACGCTTTCCATATGTCAGCAGTTTGCGCCCCGTCGCGGTAGTAGACGCCGCAATATCCACATCATAAAATGTGCTTGTTTTCGCACCACATTGTCCATATAGTGAGTTCGCAGTTACTTTATAACCGAGTTGCCGTTTGTCTAAAATATTTGCCATAAAGGGGTCTTCGGTTGCTTCCGCCAACTTGCGCGTAGCTTTTCTTGCTGCAAGCAACTCTTCAAGCACATCTGGCATAATTGCTTTCACTCCGTCTTTTGGTTGTGCAAATCTGCATATCTTTTTACCATTCAATGTTTTCACTGCTTTGCCTCTGCTATTTGGAACCCACTTATACGTGTCATATGTCACATCCACATATTCATATCCAGACAAGTTATCGTAGATGTAGTTTCCTGATATATCTTTCACGCCAGTTTCGCGAACAAGTTGTCCAGCCAGGTCAAATTCCTTTGTCCATACTTTGCTATCATGTGACAAATTCTCGCTAATCATTGATGACGGATATAGCGACGAATAATCTAAACACGCAACCGGATTGTCCAAATATAAATTGCATTTCGGTGGGAGACAGATTGCACCCTCATAGCTCTCATTTCCGAATGAACGCTCAATCACTGGCATCAGCGTCCGCTTCTCACGACATTTCTTCGCAATAAAACTCGTCAGTTTAATACTCTGTCCGCGCAACACAAGGAAACTAATCGGCACACTGCAAATCTTTGACATTTCAATATAGCCAGTCATCACATCAATTTTGTTCATAAGATGGTGCACTAGGTTACAATCCTGAATACAATATTTCGCAATAACTGCGCGCTCTTTTGGTCCTTCATTTGTCATGCGAAAGATATCTTGAGGTGTTACGTCGTCTTTCGCTAAACCCCAGCGAACAGATTTTGTCATATCTGGCATCTCGCGTCCTTCAATCTCAAAACTGCGTTCTTCCAGGTTCACGTTGAGCACCTTGAATTTTTCACCTTCTTTATACATATCTGTGGAGTGACTGGATTCTTCGAAATGAATATAGTTGCCATTCTCAAGACCCATGAGATTCGAGCTTGTGACTTTGGTATTTCCACTAGGCAAATGTTCGATTTTTTTCACACCATCGCCAATAAAGTAACCAGCACAATAATCCAGTTTATACGAAGTAAGATTGAAATCGCGGCGGAAATAATTATACAAATCCACTTGCAAACGCCCTGTCATATCGATATATCGCAGGTCATGTTGACCACTTGCAATAACAATACTGCTTTCTTTAATACCGATTTTGCCAGTTTTATAGTCACGTGTCCCACAAAACTCGCCCTTGTTGCGCGAAAGTGCAAGAAACTCATTCTCACACGAGTTCTCCAGCGAACGCCGAAACATAAACTCATAATCAAAACCGAAAATATTGTAGCCAATAATAATATCCGGATTCTCGCGCTGAATAAGCTGTGTCCATGCAAGCAGTAATTCGCGCTCGGTTTTGCATGTCTGTATTTCTGAATTTGCAACCTCGTCCTTCAGAGTGTCGCATGTGTCGAGAACAATACAATGATTCAGGTAGGGGCGTTTGTTGCCGTAAGTAAGAAACGTCGAACCAATGAATGTTACTTTGTCACCTTCGACGGGTGGGAATATTTCTTGCAACGATACATTCAACATATTGATTTTAGTTTCGCGGTCCATTTTGTCAGAGGTAGACAACAGGAGATGAACTGGCGTTTCTTTGGGCGTTTCTTTGGGTAGTTCTTTGGATTTTTTGGTCGTCGTAGTTTTTGAGGTAGATTTCTTTGTTGGTGCTGCTGGGCTGTTGCCATTGCCTGCATATGCGCGCATAAGTTTATCTGCTTCGTCGTCGCCTCCCTGGTTTTCTATATCTTCTGTATCTTCCATATTTTCGAACTCTTCAACATCGCCTATTTCTTCATATTCATTGCCTACACCGGCGTCAGCTTCGCATTCATCTCCGTCGCCTCCGTCATCGCCATCGCCATCGCCATCGTCACCTCCGTCGCCCTGATTTGCATTCTCCGACATTTTTTCAAACATTTTTTCAATCGTATTTAAATCTTGTAACTTTGCACTAGACTGAATGTCGGGAATATGATAGGTAATCCAAACACTAAACAACGTCGCAAGCCGTGATTCACCAACTTTGACTTTTGTGTAGATGCGGTCAACATCTGGATGCGGGTCTTTCTCATGGTTAAATGCAGTATAAACAATTCTTTTAAGAAGTTTTTCAATTGTTTCATAACGAATTGCCTCTGTGTCCACATCTGCATTCATTTTTTGCAAAACTGCACCACAAACGTCTACCATATTTGTCGCAAGTTTTTTATAGGTTTTAACAGGAATAGGAAAATCTCCATGACTACTACTAGCCTCAATATCAAAACTGCATATTTTATAAGGCACAATAGTCTCCTTAGTGTTGAGAGGAACAATATGTTTTGACTCGATTTCGTATTCATATGTGCAGGTTGTAGTCTTTGAACTCCCGCGAACTTGTTTGACACGCTTCGAATGAAACCCAATCCAACCCGAAGGACTAATATCGTGAATATGAAAGAAGCGCAAAATGGGTGGAATATTGGCTTCATATATTTCCGTTTTTGTATTCGAATAATAATAACCATCGCGGCGAAGTGTTTGTTTTCCCCTTTTCATCTGAAACCACATACTTTTCACCTTATTCATTGTTGCAATATTTTTGAACTTGATTAATACGAACTTGTGCTCTTTCCCAGCATCAAATCCGTATAACTTTTTGCGCTTAATAAGCTTTGACTCGAAGTCCAGAACAGAATCCTGGTAGTATTTTCCAAGTTTGTCTTTTAAGTGTGAAACAAATGCAGACTTTTGTGGAATTGTCCATTCATCGCCAACCTTGATATAGAAGAATGGACTATAATCACGAACAAATATTGCACAAGTTTCTCCCTTTTCATTTAAACCAAACATTTGAATCGTTGTAAACTTGTCATCTTTTTTGTATTTTTTTTCTCCTCTTGTTTCTCCATCGTCACTGCCATTTCCAGTGCCGTTATCACCATTACCATTATTGTCGTTGTTTTCTTCACGTTTTTCATCAAAGATATTGAAGTCGAATAGACGGAACGATGTATCTACTTCATGCTGTTTGTCACTCATATTAGGTTGTCTTAACCTTGATTGTTTCACGAATGTTGATGTAGTTAATAGTATATATGAATTAGTATTTATTATCTTTATCAATTTTTATGTTATAATAAATACTAATAATAGTAGTTAAACACTAGTTAAATAATAGACTACTAGTTATTTACTTGATATACTTATCTATTATTCTACACGCGCTTATTTTATTTTGATAAAATACTAATACTATCAAAAATGATACAATAACGTCAATAGTATAGTGTGACCTTGACGCTACTATTAATGTTCCCATTATTATTGATGATAACGCAAACACAAACATATTGACATATTTTTTTTTGTATAAAAATAAGAGACATGTGAAAAAAACAGCAAAGTGACCGCTATATACTTTATCATAACATCCTCCAACATAAGGAGATGATTGTTTGACTATATCACATTTTTTATCTTTTGGTAGTATTGTTATGTTAATTACAAATAGTCGAACTATAAATATGGGTATTAACATTCCTAAAACAGCATAAAATAAATTAACATCAATAAAAAGTATATAAAAAAGTAAAATAAATGGAATACTATCAACTATAATTTTTAAATTTCTTGCTGATGGTATATTATTATGAATAATGTCGTATATTTTTATTTTTTGTTTTGACTTTACATTATTAAAAAACACTTCACTTTTATTTTCTAAGCGTTCATATGTGTATTTACTTACAATACAAAATATGGCAATACTAATAGAAATTAATAAAAATTTTTTTAGTAATACATTATTCATATCGTATAATATAGACACACAAATATTGTATCGTGTTATATGTAGTTATATATAAATTGAATAAAAAATAAATATATTTTTATTCAGTTATAAGTTATTATTCTATTTTTATTTTCTATTTAACACCGACAAGTATGTCCGCGAGACTTACACTTTCTTGTGCAACATGGTTTAGAACGTCCGCGATAACAAGGGCATGTGCTTGGTTTGCATCCGCCAGGACATCTACACGCACGAAGTTTTCCATGTTTACTTCGCCTTGTTTTATTTTTACGTGAACGCGTATTTCTTCGTCGTCTTGAACCACCAGATTGTGTCATTTTAGGTGAACAACTAGTCATTTTATGTGTTTATATAATATGTCTATATAGTATGTCTATATAATATAAATATTTTGCTAAACTTTAAGTAAAATATTTATATAGAATTTTAAGTATATTATCAATGACGACGACTACGGCGATGTCTACGCGTTTGTTTTCGGCTAGGTTTCTGTTTCTTTGAATATTTTCGTCTACGAGTGTTACGTCTGGATTTTTTACCTCCTTTACGGATAACCGGTTCAATACTAGTAGAAGGAACATGTGGACGACTGGATTTTGGTGGGTGACTGGATTTTGGTGGGTGACTGGATTTTGGTGGACGACTGGAGTTTAGTGGGTGACTGGATTTTGGTGGACGACTGGGATGCGACAGAGTATATTCACTCTGTTTGTTTTCCAAAAAAGAAACAACTGAATCTTTAAATTTACTCAATCCATCATTTTTTACAATTGCACTACTATTATATATTTTATTTGCGTCAAGTTTAAGATCAGTGTAACCTACTAATAAACTTTTAATATAATTTACTTTTTTTTTTACATCTGGGTCAACACTTTCAACACTTACTCTACTAAACATATCACTTAAGGCACCTATATCAGGATTATCACCATCGTCTTGCATTATTGAAGTATATAATATATATATAATATTATATAATTTATTTGTACCTAAATTATATAATGATGAAGCTAAAAGACTTTGGAATATTAATTCGAACAATTGGTTTTGTTTACCTTTTTATACTACTTGTTATCGGTTCCGTAAAGATTCCTATTTCAATAGTTATATTACTTACAATTGGATACTTATGTTCTGCAGTATCATGCACCGAAAAATTATTCGCAGTTTCTATACAACATCACAAGCTTGTTAACTACTTTATTGGATTTCTTGGTATCATTGTTATTACTAAACATTTTATGTATCTGCGCAACATGTAGTTACACATCCGTATTTTTATAGCATTCAAGAAGTCGCGCAGAAGGGTCTTTCTCTTCGCAAAATGGATGTCGCCAAAAGTAAGGAATCGTTTCCTCGCAATCTGAAAATAAGTTAACAAAAATATTCCTATAGAAAAGACTTTCCGCATCATAAGGTTTATTATGTATTTTTGCATCCACTCCCATAGCAGTAATATATCGATTATAATTATAGTATTCATCTTCACCTGCTCTGCCTTCAATATGTTCGCGGATAATTTGGAACCAACTTCGCCCATGTCCGCTCACACCATCACTAAAAGCCTCTTTCCTACGCCATAAAATATCATCCGGCAATAATCCCTGAAATGCTTTGCGAAAAATATATTTCTCAATTCGCGTATCATCAAACCTCTTATACCGCGCAGGAATACTCATCACGTATTGCAAAAATTTCTTATCTGCAAATGGAACGCGTGCTTCTAAACCTGCGCCACTAATGCTCTTGTCAGAGCGTAGCAAGTCGAAGTAACAAACATCGCGAACCATCCGCACATTTTCGGCGTGAAATTCTTCGTCCGTTTTTGCCTTCATAAATCCACGATATGACCCAAAAATTTCATCCGACATGTCACCGCAGTAAATAACGCAGTCATCGCTGTTATTGAAAATATACTTGCTTATCAAATAATTCGGCACAGATGCGCGCACAGATGTCGTGTCATAGCTCTCAATTTGGTAAATTGTTTCTTTAATCGCGCTCAAAAACTCTTCTTCGCTAAGACAAACTTCGTGATGATTTGTTCCTAAGTAGTCGGCAACTTTTCGCGCCCACATCAAGTCAGTTGAACCCTTAAGGCCGATACTATAAGTGTTCAAATCTTTTGCCGGCATGTGGCGACACATCATTGCCACGACTGCCGAACTATCCAGCCCTCCCGAAAGAAGCGCACCTACTTTGCGGTCACTCATGAGACGTTTTACAACTGCCTCTTCAAACAATCGCGCAATATTTGCACAAATATTCTCCTCTGTGTCTTCTATAATATTATAATGGTATGAACGAAGAATAGAAATAGAGTTTTTCGAACTAGTTGCGGACCTGTAGAAAAAATTCTGGTTAATTGTCAGATTCTCATAGTATGCATTAAAATAAATACCAGGTTTATACAAATCAATCGGTGAGTTACCATCTTTATAAAATGCATAACAACCAGGTGGAAACTGCATAATATTATGATAGTCGTCGGAAATCGCCTTCATTTCACTTGTAACTATGATACCAGTATCATATGAATTTTTATCACATGAAGCAATATAAAGCGACCTTACGCCTACAGGGTCGCGTGCAATAAATGTGCACTTATTTTCATAGTCATGCAACACGAGTGCAAATACTCCATCTAGTTTTCTGAGCGTCTCGGCCATTCCAATTTTTCGATAGAGGTGAATAATAATTTCACAATCCGATTGGCTCTTATACTCCGCTTCAAGACCATACTCTTTGATAAGAGCGCGGAAGTTGTATATCTCACCATTGCAGATAAGACGACAATTCTTGATAAAAAAAGGTTGGTTACTTTCGGGTGTTTGTCCGTTGATAGAAAGACGATGGAAACCCCAAAGCATATGGTATGGTAGTTTAGACATAGGAGGTTCTTTGTTGGAAGAATATGTAATAGTGTATCCAGGGTTTTGTGTCATTGTTGTTGTTGTTGTTTTTGTAATCATACTTGTGTCGTTAATGAACACACTATTGTCAGGTCCACGATGTGCTATTTTACTGAAGTGTATCTCATTCTTTTTTAACTCTTTTAGTAAACTTTTTTTATAGATTACTAAATCTTTGGGTTTAGATGGTATGAATTTCTGGTAAAAATAAATACCGCACATGGTGTTAATACTATTTATTAATAATGAATGAACTATTTATTAATAATGAATGAACTATTTATTATTGTCATAATGTCTTTAACTTATTTTTAAAAACATTATGTATTACAAGAAAATATAATATAATAATATAGTAATAATAGTAGTATTCATAGTAATAGTCATAGTTATAAATGTCATCAGCAGTATCATTCGATGGTAACTATAGTAATAATAGTATCAGTAATATCAATGCCCCTAGTCAAATGTATGGTGTAGTGAATAAATTATTTCTTTGTCAAAACGAAAGAACCGACGAGTTAAACCAACGCATATCATCTAGAAATGTTCCATCGGCCCCTTTGCAACCTTTTTATTACCAGGTTCCTGTTTCAACAAAATACGGGTATATGCAAATAATGGACCAACATAAAGGTTCATCGGTGCCTTTGAATAACTACCCAATATATAGCCCACATACAACTTTTAATCCAGGTAATAATATGGCACCATGGCATGGGTATGCAAATAACGTGAATGTGGAATCGACATTGAGAAACCAGTTTTTTGGACTGCAACATTGTGAAAAAGCTTACTATGTTCCTTCTTCTAAAAGTGATTTGTATAATGTAAATGTGCCACCTCCTGCTCAACCTGTGAACCAACAATTCCCTGGGTTGTTTCAAAGAGAAGTGTTTGACCATTTTAATCCAGATACTAATAATTTAGGAAGTAGTTTTTTTAACAATAGCACAAGAACTGAAATTAAAAGTGTGCCGATTGATAGGGAAAGTTCGTATTGTTCGTCGTAATCACATAGACGATACGTTTTATAATAGTTAATATTTTACTATTATAAAATAACAATGGATTCTGGTAAGCAAGAACAAGAACCGACTCATACCCTTCATGTAGACACTCTGACTCTTGAAAACATAGAGAAAGGAGAGAAAGGAGAGAAAACACAAAATGAAATACAAAATCTTCAACTTGATATAAACTCATTTGATGTAGTCAACTATATCACACTTGAAACAATGTCAAACAATGATTCTTATAATAAGTATTTAAAACGTAATAAGATGGACCATGATGCAGTTTTAAAAAGAGAAAAGAAATTTTACAGAAAACGAATTATTGCATTAACAAAGGATATTTTATTCAATAACGTCAATAACGTGCCAAATCCGACTCCAAATGCATCAGGTGAGTTAGCAAATCCACCATTACAAGTAGAAACCCCAAAGATAGATGATATTATTATATCCGCATTCAATACTTATGCGCGGTTATGTATTTCTCATTTTAAATTTAAAGACACTATGGATACGATTCAAGGCGAATATAAAGATATGAATATTGAAAATAAAGATAATGTAAGCGAAGATGGTAACCAAGAGGAATCTATGTCAAATAATATTAACGAAGCAAATAAACTATGTATGAAACAAAATGATAAAAAAATATTGACACTAGATAACTTTGTTATAAAAACAAGTGCACCAAAAAAAGAAATGATACTTCCGAAAACTAAAAATGTAAACTTGAAAGACCCTAAGTTTAAGAAAAAAGATATTAAGGTATCTATGTCTACGCCATCTTCTACTTCTACTACTACTACTATTATACCAACAACTACAAAATTGAATTAAATTAAATTAAATATATATTTTATATATACGCGTTATATTATATTGTATCGCATCGTATTATACTATATTTTAAAAATACATTTGTAAATTGTAAAATGAAATCAAGAAGAATACGCTCTATGTTAAAATTTGCCGATGGTGTAACTATTACAGGTAAAAAAAATAAAGTAAATAATAAGAATAACAAAAATAAAAAAAATAATAAAACAAGTAAGGTTAAAAAAACGAGAAGAACTACTAAAGAAAACAATCGAATAGAAAAAAAGTCAACTACAGAAAATGGTATTCAGGATACTGAAAAAAATAAAGATAAAGATATAGAAAAGCACCCGGATGGATTTGTAAAGTTACAATGTAGTCCAAAACACCAAGACAATGACTTCACATGTTACAGCAATGAGTCGTTGTTTAAGTTGAAATCTTTATGGAATGCCCGTCATCCTGATGTAATGATTACATCGAATGAACCCCGTGAAATATGGGAGTCTTTAAAACAACGTTTAAAAAATGTATGCAATAAAGAGTCATGTTGGTTAAAACAGAATTTTGCTTCTTCAGGTCTTGACAAAGAAATGCTGATGTATACATTCGCACCAAAGAGCCCTGATGACTGGAAGAAAAATCCAAATGAATGGTTGAATAGCATTGATATTGAAAATGTCATGAAACAATACGAAAAAGAGTATCCATATTTTGATTTCATAGGTGCCGCACCAATTGATTTTGATTCGCCCAAAATGTATGGCGAATGTGTATGGGAAGAGTTATGTCATTTTGATTTACGCGTTTTGGTGCGAAATGGAAAGAATAAAATTGGGTTCGTTTTTAATACTGACCCGCACTATTTATCCGGTTCACATTGGATTTCTATGTTTGTCAGTTTGAAACAGAATAATCGGTATATATTTTTCTTTGATAGCACAGGAACACCTCCACCAAAAGAAGTGAAACGTTTGATTGAAAAAATAAAACAACAGGGGAAAACTTTAGGTATGACGTTTAAATATATTGAAAATAAAAAACATCACCAGAAGAAACCGACTGAATGCGGAATGTATTCACTATTCATGATTGTTAACCTTTTGCGCGAAACGATGAAACCAGAAGATTTCATTGAAGATACTTTTCCTGATGAACAAATGGAGAAGTTTCGCAAATTATATTTCAATCAAGATTTGTAGTTTGGCCAGGAATAGGGAAACGGATAGAGAGACTAAAATGAAAAGTCTATAACATTTGTGCAATTTTCAATAACACGCATTTTGGATGACCATTTATAAAAATGATACATTTTCAAGTTAATAATAGTTTTAAGTTTATGAAAATAAGCATCATCGGATATCTGATGCACGCCCATTGTTTTTATAGATGAAACTTTATATATGTTTTTACTTCTTTCGCAATATGGATTATGTTGACTTTCAGCAACTGCTAAAATTTTCTTAGGTATAATTTGAGTGTGTGGATACTGGTATTGACTTGTATCTGCCCATATGTTGCAAAATCCGAAAATATCGATACCAGGATTCTCTTTTATATAGTTACCCAATATCTTGTAAGAGTGGTGTGTATATTGGTATGATGGACATGGTATATGCAAGTATTCATCAAAGTCGCAAAATATCATGTATTCGGATATATCTTTTCCGTATCGATAAAGTGCATGATGCATTTGACCCATTTGTGCATGGTGAAAATATTTAAATTCTCGAGGATTCCAGTAGTGAAAATTCCATTCGACAAGTGTTACATTTTTGTATCGTGGTTGGTTAAATAATTTGTATATTTCAGGGGTGATGGTGCCATTGTAATATAAAAAAAAGTGAGAAACGCCTTGTTTCATATAGTAGTTATAAAAAAATGGGAAGAGATGATAGTCGTGTTTAAATAGTGTAGTTAAGGTTAAAAAATGCTTTTGAGTATTGGTGGTGTCTATATGGTGTAGTTTGTATGTTCTTTTAGTCGTTTTATATTCTATGTGTATTGTTATAAAGTCATTTATGTTACTTGCACTTGCGTCTGCGTTGTCAATAATATCATATACAAATATAGAAATCGGTTCATATGAATTTTTGATATATTTTTCTGATGGTGTTAGATTTTTTTCGTTATATATGACTGCAAAGTCATCTATTGTATATGGTTGATTGTATATTGGCATAATTAAGTATACTTTATTATTTTTATAAAAAATATCAAAAAAAAGTAGATACATATCCGTATCATTTATGTAAAAAGGTTTAACATCTCTTGTTATATTATTCACAAAATTTACAACAGGTATAGCGTTAGATTTTTTACTTGACAGGTTTCTATTTTTTAGATGTGTTAAGTTGAACATGTTATATAATATTATATAAAAAATAAATATTAAATATTTATTTGTTATTATAATTATTGTATAACTATTCTATTTATAATGTCATTTGCAGAGTTCACAAACAATAAAAATAAGGGAGTCCTTTGGGGACTACTACAGGAAGGTGGTGTGTTTAATAATATTCCTTCAACGATGTTTCAAAATGTAAAAAATATTTTTGAAATGTCGATACTATCTATGAAGCCAGAATTTGATTTATTTTTTGATAAAAACGATGAAGGTGATGATGACTATGATAAAAAAGCAGCCGAAATGATAGTAAATAGTAACAAGTCAGTTATTAAAAAGGTGATTTATGAAGTAAATAAAATAAAGGCGCAGAATGAAAATAATATCAAACAAATGCAACTGCAGAACCAGATGAGAGCACAACCACAAGCACAAGCGTCTATTTCACAAAATCAGTTACCAATACCAATGCCAATACATTTGAAACCATCTCCACCGCTAATTACACCTATACCTGCGCCTACAAAAAAGCCAAAAATAGAAGAAATCTATCGCGCGGATGATATTAAAAAAACGCGAATGAGTGAGCTTGAGATACGTTTAAAAGAGAAGCAGACTGAAATGGATACTATGCTGAATAATAAGAAACCTGAACAAATTGACTTTTCAGATAAGGCACTAGGTATAAATAAAGAGTCAGATTTATATGATAAAAAGTTGGCGAGCGATGAGATGGATAGGTTGTTAGCAGAAACATTAGCATCGCGTGAGCGCGAACTGGAGAAGTTGAATATAGATAGTGGTAGTTATAATAAAAATGCAGGCAACGATAGTGGAGATATCCCTGTAAATAAAATAATTACAAAACGCCCACGTGAGTCAAAAAGTGTAACATTTAATGATGCAGACAATACAAAAGTTGAGTATGAAAAACAAGAAAATGGAAATGGGAATGGAAATGGGGATCGGAATGGGAATAGGAATAGGAATGTTAACGAAGAATTAGAAAATAACGATGACAACACAATGTCATTTTTTTCAAAACTAAAGCTTAAAACGGAGGTTTCTACACCTTTAGATGATATTATGAATAGTAGAAGTGGGGATGATGGCGAGGATGGCGATGGATATGATGAAGAAGAAAAAGAAATAATGCAACTGCAAATCCAAGAGATGGCTAGCTTTAATAGGAATGCGCCATGGAGAGAAACGAGAGAAACGAGAGAAATAATAGACACAAGAGAAATGCAACAAATGAGAGAAATGCAAAGGTATATTATTTTAGAACAAAAGATTCAAGAAGTTCAAAATAATATGAATGAAATCAAGAAAAATCAAGAACTTATTTTAAGTATATTAGAAAAGAAATTGCAGTAATATTTTTCACACTATATATTAATATAATACCATATCAATGAATAAAGTAAAGACAAGGCATACAAGGCGTGCAATGCGTGCAAAACGACGTGGTAAACATACAACATGTAAAGGGTATGCTAAGTATAAAAAACATTATACGCGAAAAAATGTGAAACGAATTCAAGGAAAAGGAAAAGGACGACTTCAAAGACAAAGACAAACAAGAAGAAAAGTTGGTGGGTTTTCTTTATTTAAATCAAAACCTACAAAGTCAACAGAATTTAATTTTGTTTTGCCTAATGAAAAAAATTTTGAAATAAAAGCGAAAGGCTTGGCGTATGTAACAAAACTAGGAAGTTTTTTAAGTCAAAGTGGTAGACTTGAGCAAATAATCATATATCAGAATATAGATGAAACAGGAAAACTAGATGGGAATTATTTTATTGCAAGATGTGTTTCTAGTGATTGTAGTAATAGGAAAAATATGGAATCAAAAATATTAGAAACAACACAATTTGAAGAGGTATTTAGAGGCAAATCGGGTTATGGAGAGTATGAGTATGATTTTACTACCACTACAGATGATAAATATAGTATTCAACCAGTAGAAAATTTTTTTAATCCACAGGATGAAAATAAAAATGACAATACAAAACTATCAAAATTTTTACATATTAATAGTGTTAACCTACTATCAAAAGATAATCGTATAAAAGAAGAAGCGGAGGCGCAAAGAGCAGCATTGAAGGCACAAAAAGAAGTATTGGATGAACAAGCTAGAACTGAATTTAATAATTTTAGAGACAAGGAAGTTTTGAATGCACAAAGAGCAGCGGAGGCGAAAGCAGCAGCGGAGGCGAAAGCTGCAGCGGAAGCGAAAGCAGCAGCGGAGGCGAAAGCAGCAGCGGATGCACAAGCAGCGGCGGAGGCACAAGCAGCGGCGGAGGCACAAGCAGCAGCGGAGGCACAAGCAGCAGCGGAAGCAAATACGACACCGGAAGCAAATACGACAGCGGATGCACAAACAGCAGCGGAGGCGAAAGCAGCAGCGGATGCACAAGCAGCGGCGGAGGCACAAACAGCAGCGGAGGCGAAAGCAGCAGCGGATGCACAAGCAGCGGCGGAGGCGAAAGCAGCAGCGGAGGCGAAAGCAGCAGCGGATGCACAAGCAGCGGCGGAAGAAGCGGAAGCACCAGCACAACAACCACAACAACCACAACAACCACAACAACCACAACAAGCACAAGCAGCACAAGAAGCAGCGGAAGCACAAGCAGCAGCGGAGGCGAAAGCAGCAGCAGATGCAAAAGCAGCAGCGGACGCAAAAAGAGAAAATGAATTGTTTATTGAAAATAGTAGAAAATATCAAGAATTATTAGATTCAATTAATTATTTAACACCTGGATTACGTGATATTAGAGAAATGTTAAAACTGATTCAACCAGTTCTTACAAAATGTTTATTTTTATGTATGCCTGATGAATGTGACGAAGGAGTATTAGAAAAATTAAGACAAAAATATATTGAAAAAATAAAAGGTACAGATATTAAAAGTCTAGATGATGCAGGGGAAATATTATTCAATCTAGTTGATAATAATTTATTTCTTGTGTTAGAAAATTTGTGTATTCAGTCAAAAAAACTTAGCGATGATGATTTTAAAAAATTAGTAAATGATTGTATCGGTTCCCTTTCAGGTATAGATGTGAAATTTAATATAACTGGTTTGTATAAAAATTTATATAAAATTATATTCATACTATATAAAAATTTTAAAGAGTCATTCCGTGTTTACGATGACACATCAAAAGATATAAGTCTTCGAGATATATCGAAGAAAAAATTTAAAAATAATCTTGAAAATATGAAAAAACTATTAGATTTATTAAATTCTATGACTCCTGAAAATATGAAAAAACTATTAGATTTATTAAATTCTATGACTCCTGAAAATATGAAAAAATTATTAGATTTATTAAATTCTATGACTCCTGAAAATATGCAAAAATTATTAGATTTATTAAATTCTATGACTCGTGAAAATATGCAAAAATTATTACAATTATTAAATTCTATGACTCCTGAAAATATGGAACTTATATTATTGGCATTAAATAATCAAAATATTATTAGGAAAGATAATATAGTTATAAATCAAACAAGCAGAATAGGTGAACTACTAGATGCTCATTTAAAATTAGATAAAGAAAGTATGAGTAAACTTTTAGATTTTTATAGTTTCATAGAGATTAAGAAAATGGAAAATTCTAATAATAGATACCAACTTATTTTTCATAAATATAAAGATGGTAAAATACCATTTTTTAAAAAAATATCAGTTGGATTTGGTAATGAAGAGAAACCTACTTGTAGTGCAATAAGTGTACTAGGTAAAGGATTAGAACTACTTGCAGAATCTTTTAGATTGGCATTTTTAGAACAAAAAAAAAATTTATTGGAAAATGCATCGGATACTCAATTGGAACATCCATGGGATACTAAATTATTAGAGTCAAAAACTAAATGTGAAACTCAAGATAAAACTCAAGATAAAACTCAACGTCTTATTACTGGTGGTGGAAGAAAAAGAAGAACTTTAAAAAAGAAACGAGGAGGTAAGAGTAAATAAAAATAATAGTAATATTATCAAAAATATTATACTTTTTGATATAATATTTTTTTACAGCATGTGCATGTTCTATATATGAATTATTTGTTGTTTTCTCTCGTTTCTCTCGTCTCTCATGGTTTTTCACTCGGTCGTTTGCTTGATGATGATGCTGCTGCCAGTGCAGCTGATTGTGATGCAGTTGGAAGTTTCGAGCTTGTGGGCTTTGATGTCGCCGGAACAGGCACCGCTCCCGTTTCTTTTTCAACTTCGCTCAACGGCACCATCTTTGCCTTCCCTTCTTTATTTATTTCCATCTTTCCAATACATAGTGGTTCACCTCCTACTTCTTGTGAAACAATATAGCTACTATGGTCATATACCAGTTTTGTAGATTTATCATATGCATACTTCACCGGTTTTCCATTCACACTTGCAGTGATTTCAACCAACTTCAGTGTTGTCTGTTTCACGTTTCTAGATGCGGAAGTATCCGACTCCTCATTATCCACCGACGGCGGGTATGCAAACTTATTCGACATCACGCTACCAAATGTGAAGCACTTCAATTTTTCCTTCGAGTTCTTGTCGCGATGGATGGCGCAGTCTATCGACGCTTCTTTTATTGCCATAAGTAACTGCTGATTGATTTCCTCTTTAATCGTCGATATTTCAAATAATGCTTGGTCAGTCGTTATCGGTTTTTGCGCATTCAGTTTGCTCACATCGTTAAGTCGCAACTCAAGAGACGCATCATCCGTCATTTGCTCCGGTGTAAACCGCATAACATATATCATAACATAAACACTTCGCAGCTTTTCATCTTTCAGGTCGTTGTGACTGCATATACGCCTAGCCCTCCCAATCACTTGCTCGATTCTTACAGGTTGCCAATAAGGTTCCATAACATGGACATAACGGACGTTGCGCAAGTTAATACCTTCTGCACCGGATGCAGTAATCATAAGGACCTTAACAATCTCACCCATAAAGTTATTCGCGGACTTTGGCACCAGTTGTTGTTTTAATGTGACCGGAATATAGTCCCATGTACTATTGAATACATTTCTTATTATTTCACGCTCTTCTTCGTCTTCAGTTCCAGTATATAAAGCATACATTGGTTTGCCTTGGTCTGCTTCACTAATATCAAGCACCCATTCACTCGAGGCATTTTTATTTATTTTAAAACGTGCAAATCCGTTTGCCTCAAGCACCATCGCAAAAAGACCAATACCTTCAACTTTTCTAAACTGACTATACACCAAATGAAGACCAGAATGCTGAGGTTCTGTAATATTTTCTAACATTGCTAAAAATTTAGGACTATACGTTTGTAGTTCGCCTTGGGGTGCTTTTGTAAGGTAGCGCGCCATTCCGCTGCGAATACGCATAAGAGCCGCTGCAATACGTTTCTCATACGATGAGTCAGTTTTTTCTTCGATTTCTTTGACTATTTCTTCGACATCGTCGCCAGCGTGTTCACCATTCATATTGTCTACTCGTTCAGCAGCAGTGAGTGCATCAACATCTTCTTCATTTACCCCTTCTTTAACAGCGCCTTCAACATTGGTGCCTTCTTTTGGGAGTGGACGTGTGATTTCGGTAGGGAATACAAAATTGCAAAAAAGACGAGAAAAAATACGATAAGATGACACTGCATCTTCGTATATATCGTCACCCCCGACACCTCCAGCACCTGCGCCAGGTCTTGATTTTGCAGCTGCACCGGCACCAAGACGTTTTTTGGTTCGCGCATTTTTTTCCAAGTTGCGTTCTGCTTTGCGTGCTTCTTCGTATGCAGCAAACTGATGTGTGCTCATTGGTATTTCAATGACGCGAAAATGGGTTGCTTTATCATATGCAGGCATAAGTTGCTCTTGTGCGCTGCGAAAATAGGATGCCAAACCAAGAATACGACGTTGAAACATGCGAATATTTTTGACATTTCCAGATTGTGCGTCAATAAAATAAGAACGAAAAGAGTCAAGACTATCAGGCAATGCTTTATATGTTTCAATTGTAATACTGCCGGGAACAACACTTATACCACGACCTTTCAATGTTGTCAGCACCATACGTTCAAACTCAGTATCACTCAGCTGTGGCATATCACCAGATATAGATAATGCAGATGCAGCACCATCAAGTTGGGCGACGCCCTTATACTCGCCGCGCTCGTTTACATTTACAAATCCAAAAGGGTTACGTGTAATTGTCAGCACATGAGACGTGTCATTGTAGTCCATATAGTCCAAGATTTCAAGACCCGAAAATAATTGGTCAAGCACTTTCTTATCAACTTTTGCTTGCGGTCTAGATGCAGATGCTTCGCCGACTTGCAGAGGAATTTTCCAAACCTTAATATATCCGCGCAGTATGTTAAAAATGATTGCAACTTCATTGGGGTAGTTGATTACAGGTGTTCCACTAAGAAGAATAATTTTGACATTTTGCGCAGTCATCAGTAAGTCATATAGTCGCATGGAAAGTGAAGTAGGGCGTCGTAGTTTATTCACAATTCTACTTATAAAGTTGTGTGCCTCGTCAATAATAACAACATGGTCGTTAAACGGATTTTCACTAAAGTTGGAGGTAAGTGTATTGAGGTGACTCATACGCATACCATTATAGTTGATGAATTGATATTTTGCACTAATCATTTTGTTAAGTTGTGTGTCAAGGCTTTCACGTTCAGTGGCATTAAGTGATGTGTAGTTAGATGATTTTTTAATATTTACAAGCCATGCGCCATTTTGTTGAGTAATAAATTGTTTAGGTAGTGATAAAATAGCAGACAATGTTTCAATAATTGGGTCATCTTTGCTTTTAATTGCTATAAATTCCCAGTATTGATTTTTTTTATAAATATCATCACCGCATTTTTTCAACTCTTCAATGTAGTTTCTTTGTAGTGACGCAGGAGTCATAACGATAACTTTTTTATGTGTCTTCAAGCCTTCTGCAATCGCAATCGAGGAACACGTCTTACCACTTCCGAGACCATGATAGAGCAATAAGCCGCGGTAAGGTGTATAAATATTCAAATAGTCGCGAACAATTTTTTGATGTGTGAGTAGAGAGAAATCATTATTTTTTGCAGGGTCACATGAAATCGTCTCTTTTTGTTCGGCAACTTCGGTATGATACGTCATAAAAAGCTGGTTAATAAAGTTGACAAATTTTTCGCGGTTGTTCATGTAGTATGCAGATGCACGAATACCAAGAGGTGGAAGACGTGGCAACCTTTCGCGCACAATTTGGTCACCAATTCTTAGGTCTTGCATTTCTTGTGTCATAATACCAAATTCTGGTTTTTCAAAGACACGACCTTTTCTACTAGCGGTGACACGAGCAGGTGTAGCGGTGGCGGCGGCTGCGGCGGCTCCTGATTCGCCGGATTCACCTAACTCAAGTAAAAGTGACGCATCTTCTTCTAAATAAATATGTTTGGGCATTTTTTTAATAACAATAACAGAGCGAATAAGTGCAACAGGTTGTTGAGGGGTTGATTTTGCACCAAGCCCAATCGTCAAAGGAGCAAGTTTTGGTTTTGTTTTTGATTCTTTTGGTGTTTCAAATGGTTCAGAAACACAAATAGGAAGGTCACAATGTAGATTTTTGACAATGTTATCGCGACTTACTAGTTTTTGTTTTCGCTGGTCTTCGACTACAACTGCAGGTGCAGCAGCGGCTGCGCCTTCACCTTGTTCTTCGGCAGGCGCAGGTGCAGGTTTTGCAAGTCTTCCTTTAAACACAACACGAACTTTATGTGGTGCAGGCGGTTTAGCAGCTGAAGTGGCAGGTAAAGCAGCAACAGGATTTTGTAGGTTTTCAATTATAGATTTCGGTGCCATATTTGTCTGAAGTGCACTAATCATTCTTAATGCAGCGTAGTCAGTGCCTGGTTTTTCGCTAGGAAGAATATATGGGCCAATATTTGGAGCACCTTCAATGACAGGTATAGGTATTTGTTCTGACCCTGGAGGTAGAGTTGCATTTGAAGGTGCACTGAGAGGTTGCTCAGAAAAAATATCTTCACTTTGTTGTTCTTCGTGAACGGGAACGGGTGTAGGCACAGGCACAGGCACAGGCGCAGGTGCAGGCACAGACGAAGATGCGCTACCGCTACTACTTCCGAAACCTTTTCCTATATTTATATCTGGAAGCGATGTTCTAATACTATCAAAACCGGATGAAAGAAGTGATGCTACATGTTGTATAGGTGACCTAGGTGAACCAACGGCACCGGCGGTTCCGCTACTAGCAATAGATTCTCTGATTGTTGATTTTCTTTGTTCTAGTTCAGCAATACTTCTTTTAAGTTGTAAATTTTCTTCCAAGTCAGATTTTGATGGTGAGCCGGATTCTGATACCTCAGATAATAACCGATTTGATTCTAATAATTTTGATTTTAAATTTTCTATTTTTGATTCAAGTTCTGGTATATCCATTTTAGTCTATAGTTTTAATCTATACTATCAATAGATATATTTATTGATATATTTATTGATATATTTTATTTAAAAAAATAACACACTAGAATAAACTATATTATGTGCACTACATGCACTACATGCACTGAATTGCCAACTCACAAGCCATTTGTTCTGCCTTCTTTTTTATTTTGTGGGTTCCCGATGCAAAATGCACTAAAATATGCCCCCGTTCCTCATAGATTTCGCGTATTTTAGCAAATGACTTGAGTTCACTATAGTTGACTGCGCTCTTAGAATCAGAGTGGTATATTTCTTTACCTAAACATAAGAAGACACCCATCGTATACCCTGTTTCAGCATCATGTTGTATTTCTAAATAATCAGGCGTCGTTTTAAATTCTTTTTGTATTTTCACTTGCAAAATATTCTTGTAGTTGTCGTCATTTTTGATAAGCGAAATCCAGTCAATATGTCGCTCAAATACTGCCTCAATAAATCGTTGGGCCATTTGAAATCCTGGTCCTGTCACAAATATATTTTCAAACCATTTGTCGTCATCGTGAACAGATATTTTGTTAAAGTCAAGAAATAATGCTCCAATAAATGCTTCAAACAAACATCCGAGTTTTTTTAGATTTGTTCTCGTCTTCTTTTCCTCTGCATGTTTCGAAATAATAAACCACTTATGCAGTCCCATTTCAAGTGCCAGTTTGCCAATCGATTCATTTTTAACAATCGCAATTTTTTTTTCGGTCATGAAGCCTTCATTTTCTTTAGGAAACCTGCGATATAAGTAGTATTTTGTAACACATTCTAAAACTCCATCACCTAAGAATTCGAGTCGTTCATTAGATTTTGTTCGCAAGGCCATGCAATTTGCAGGCTGTGGTGTTATTTTTATATTTTCACGTGCATTTTCAAGCTGTGGACGTTTTGTATATGACGCGTGAATAAATGCGCGACGATATAACTCAAAGTTGTAAAGTTTAGATGGAACACCATATGTTGAAAGAATAGATTGAACATCATTCAATGTAATCTCTCTATTGTCCGGGTTATAAGGGTTGAATATGTATCCATGACCATCTTCAGCAAGAACTATATCGGCATCATTTAGAATATTTTTGCCGAGACTTGCACCAGGGTTGGTAGGTGAACGTGTTTCTTGTGTTGTCGCCATGTTGTAATGTAGATTTGTGTGTATACCTAGTTACTATATTTTATCTTTAAATGATTTCAATTTATTTTCTTTATAAATATGAAAAAAATAAAATATAGTATAGTATTTTCACATATTTTTTATATTTAGCATATATATAATAAAATAGAATGGTTTTAAGTGGTCCTAAACGGGTTTCGAATATAAGTTCTCTTACTAACAGAGGGTGCATCTTTGGAAGTATGGCTGGATTGGCGCCTACTGTAGGTTTGAACCCCAATCTGTTGAACGTGTATCGCGCAAACACAAACTATTGTCAGAACAAGTGCATTCCTACTGGATGCAAGGATGGTTTTGAATACATGAAACAGCGCGGTCTCATTGCATGCAACAAGGGTGCTGGTGGTATCGGTCGTTCTCACTGGTCTCCAGGTATCGGTATTCTTTTTGGTGGTGGTTGCCAGAAAGGATGGTCGTATTAATATTACAATCGCAGTTTACGATAATACTATGTTGATTGTCATAAATTAATTTTATAATATAGCAAAAGACTATGTTATAAAGTAAAAAAAAAGAACAAAATAACGAACAAAAAATAAAATAATATTACCAGATTATATATTCAAATCGAATAACAGAATAGTATAAGTAGTAAAAATGCCCCAAAGAAATGGACAAAGAAGTAGAAATGGCCGGTCAGCAATGGCTCGTCGTGTATTATTTAGCGGACCTGGTTCAGCCGATGGACTATATGCGAATACCCAAAATGGTGGAGGTATGAAGAAAGGCGGAGCTCAACCATCTGGAACCGGTTTTATGATTCCTTTTGCGCAACGTTCACAAATTGCCGTTCCTGCATTGAATAAGGACTTTTTATTTAACTTTAGGCAGTATTACAATGCTCCTCGTCACGCAGGACCCAAGTTGTAAATATTATAGTCTCAGTTTTATTCAAATTATCATAACAACATTTTCATTATAACATATTTTGCCAACACATAGTTATAATGAAATACATTTAAGTAGGTCTCTCACATAAACACATTATAAAACTATATACTAAAACTATTTAGAAATGTTTACTTGTAGTTATATTATAGTATAGTCTGTTTACAAAGTAAAAATAAGTAACATGATAATCAAAATTGACAACCGCGAAACAACACTTATACCACTTATAGAAAAACGTTTTGAAATATTCATGTGTTCAAATATAGACACCCAAGATATTCACGAAGGGGTCGACGATGGAATTGAAGAAGAAGTAGGAGGATTGAGTAACAAGAAATCGGTTTTAAAAAATAAGAAAACAAAAGAAACCAAGTCTACTGCGAATGATAGCATGAAACCAAGTAGTGGGTGTCTTGTTCCATTGCATGTCTTTAGCGAAGTAGAAATTGACGTAACGCAACAGGCATCCGCATCCGCATCTTCCAAACACTCTATCAAAAAAGAACAACTTGCAATAGGTGACATTATTTTTGAAGATGATAAAGGAGAGGTTGTTATTATTTTTGAAAGAAAAACACTATATGACTTGGCTGCAAGTATCCGAGATGGTAGATACAACGAGCAGTCGTTTCGCCTAGATAAAGAAAATATTCATAACCATAATATAGTATACATTATTGAAGGAGACATAGAAAGGTATATTGAGAAGAAGGGTCGTGTATCAAAAAAAACACTGGTTAGTTGTATGTTTTCACTTTTATACTATAAGGGATTTTCGGTGTTTAGAACAAATTCGATATGTGAAACTGCGGACATTATTGTATTTTTTGCGGATAAATATTACAAGACAACTTTGAACGACAAGACGCGTGTGTCTTATTATGCGGGGACAGGAATAGAAACAAAGAAACATAATGAATTGGATACATCGTCACCTTCTTCTGCAAAAGGAAAGGCAAAAAGTGAAGGGGATGATAGTGACGAGAATGAGAAATACTGCGCGGCATTGAAGTCACATAAAGAAAAGAATGAATATATTACACCGGATAATATTAATATTATTATGTTAACATGTGTGCCTGGAATAAGCTCTAAAGTAGCGACCCAACTTATGCGTGAATATAAGACAATACAAAATCTTTTATATCAACTTGAAAAGACACCAGATATGTTAAATACATTTATGATAAAAACAGAGACTAGTGGCACAAGCCCTAAGACTACATTTCGAAAAATAAACAAAACATCTGTGGAAAACATTAAAAAGTTTCTTATGACAGACAAATCTCTAGTTGATTCAGGTCATGTTTAACTACCTACTGCAACAGATACCTCATTATCTTTGTAATAACCTGAGTCAACCAGTGCTTGTGTAAAGTCAGCACCACCCCAGTTTGTATCCATTGGATTTGGACTTAAGCCTGTTGACTGCTGAATATAGTCAAGCATCATATCAGGAGTAAACTCTCCTTGGTCCATGTTTGACGCATCATAACCGGGGTAGGAGTTTACATTATAAGGTGGATCATCGCGTGATGCATCTAGTAGTTTAGTAATATGTTTTCTAGGCGGTGGTAGTGCGTTTGGATTTGTTACCGGTGGTAGTCCGCCTTGCAAGTCGGTTGGACTTGGGCGTATTTTATAAACGGACTCACCTTGTGTGTCTTCTGTATGTTGTAAGAATAAAACTGGACACATAAATCCTACGGAACGTTGCCACTTTGTAAACTGAACATATTCCTCTAAATTATTAAAAGTTACTGGATTTACACCAGGCACCATTTGTTTGCTTGAGTTATATAAATAAATTTTAGAGCCTTTTTGAATTAAAATGTTGGGGCAGTTTTTATTACTAATTTTACTTTTAGGCATGGTAAGTGCCTCTTTGAAATCTTTTGATGAATAATTTAACACAAAATATGCACCCATTAAAAATAAAAATATTATGATAATAGACTTATAATACATGGTTGATATGTTATGCGATGGTATGTATTATATATAAATATGATATATAATTATGCTATATAATTATGCTATATTATATATAATATATGATAAATTAGTGCCTTAAAATATTTTAAATATTCTAAATATGGAAATATTAATATATAAATAAAATATATAAGGCAAAATATAAGGCAACGAAAATAATAAATGTTTGGATTTTTAAATAGAAATACAAACAATGACAACATGGTTATGTTGACGGAAGCCGATGTAAAAAAACTGAAACATAATCATGGTGTTGTGTTATTTTTTATGAACGGATGTGGTCATTGTGTTGACATGAAAGATGATTGGAATGCAGCAGTAGACGAATGTAGAAATAATGGTATTGGTAGTGATAGAGACAATTTTGTATTAGGTGCGGTTGAAAGTGGAAATACAGATATGTTTCAAAAAAATGGGATTACTACGAATGTAAGTGGATATCCTACTATTTTATATATTACTGCGGAAAGTATTAAAAATGGTAACACAAATCATGAAAAATACGAAAACCCTAGAGAGAAAAAGAAATTTATAGAATGGATTACAGAAAAGAAAAATAGAAAGAAAAGTAAGGCTGGTTTAAATAAAGTTGGAATTGATACATCAGGTATGGTTAAATTAGTTATGAATGATAATAACAATAATATCAATAATAACAAAAATAATAATAACAAAAATAAAAATAAAAAAAATCAAACAGGCGGAGGAAGGAAAGGTAGTAGACGTCGAACAAACCGACGCAAGTATACTCGCAAAACTAAGTCACGCACGAAGCGTCGTATGCGGTATCGCCACAACCACATGACAGGTGGTGATGGTGATTGTGGATGCGGTGGTGGAGGTATAACTGCATTATTTGGTAAGTAAATAAAACTACTTATTTTTTTTTGTCTTATAGTTTTTATTTTTATACCTTCTAGAACCACCTTTGGGTGCATTTGTATTCACAGGCGCAGGAGCAGTAGGTGCTACATAGTTTGACGTATTAGGTGCGAGAGCAGTTCCGCATGCAACGCATATAATAAATTCTCGCATTTCTGTCAGGGAAACATTTATTCCTGAAATGGCAGTTGCTGATGGATACTTATTTGTTGTGTATTTAATCAACGCTTGTATTGCTTCATCATAAGTATCATCGATTTTTTTATTTATTGCAGTGTTTATGCCACCGAATATTCCAGTTACGTTCCCAACAAAGTCGCGTAAAATAGATACTGAATGAACCATTGTTCCTCTTACAAATCCTAAAGGTTTATATGCTTTTTCATCATAGTTGTGTGTTGTAAAAAGCTGAAGTGACATTTATCTATGTTCAGCTAGTTTTAGCTATATTGTTTATATATTTCTTATATATTTCTTATATATTTTATATTTTTCGTATCAAAAAATTGAAACGAAAAGTATCATTAAAATGGTATATATTGAAACTAAGTCAAACCAAATCAAACAAAACAAATTCAAACCACACTTCATTATCAATGTCTACTCTTAGCGACGCGTATAGCAACGACATCAACGTCATCAATAACAATATTAGAAAAGAGTTACAAGACTCACAGAAAGACAAAGACAAAAACAAAGACAAAAACAAAGACATACGAAACAAACTAGTTACAAAACTTGGAAAACTAAATGTGTCAAAAATAAATCTTGATAGAACAGACCATGAAAACAACCAAAACAACCAAAACAACCAAAACGAACAACAAGAGTCTTTGCGCGACAAGTCTACCGAATACTACTACAAACATCGTGAAGAAAAGTTGGAATACCAAAAGAACTATAACCGCCAGAAAGGCGATGCAATCAAAGACTACAACAAAAACTACTACATGAAACGTAGAGAAGAAATTCTTGAAAAAGCTAGAACCAAAGTGACTTGCGAGTGTGGTTGTGTAGTTCAGTTATTTAACATGAACTCGCACAAAAAAACAAAAAAACATGTTCGATACCTTGAAATGCGCGAAGCTATGAGCAAAGCAGTTGAAGTTACAACTAACACCACAGAATAAAGATAAATAGTTACATATACGTATAAAATTAAATTTTTTTCATTGTTCGGTTTTTACGAGCTTGTTTTTTTTTAAATGATTTTGACTTTATATTTTTTTTAGTAGTTGTATCAACGTTTATGTTATCATGGTGATGGTGATGGTGAGTGTCATCTTTATCTTCTTTAAAAAATGTTTTCATATGTTCAAGCATTTTTTTACTTATAATTACATCCATTTCTTGTTCATCAGGGTCTTTTTCTGTAATATTATAATTTAAACGACTCATCATAAACTCAGTAAATTTTTCTTTCTCAGCATTATTATTTTTCATATCTTTTGCTAAATTTGAATTTATAAAACGTTTTATAATAACAGATGAGGGCAAGTAGTGTTTGTATCCTTTTACATGAATATAATAAACACTATCATCTTCCATTTTGGGGTGAAATAAATCATCTACAAAACATATTTCAACATCTTTCGGCAACTTAGTGCATCGAAAAAAATCATCAATTGTTTTATCATGTGTTGTTCGATTTACTTCCACAATTTTGCCATCTACCTTAAATGCGGATATAATTTGTTCAAATATTTTTGACTTTAGCTTTGTTTCAAAATAAGTTTTAATATGTTCAACCCATGCGCGTTCACCTTGGTTATTTGTATAAATCATTACCGCCTTGCATTTTTCATCTTTCTTTTTTTGCAAAAGGTATCGTAAAACATTCAAAATATAGGGACGTGGATATTCCGGATACAAGTCCAATAACTCGTTAAACATATTATACGCTTTATTATCATCGTTGTAATAATCGTCTAGTAACATACAAAAAGAACCAAACTGCCCAAAACTACCCAATGTTTCATCTAAATCAAATACAACAACTTTTTTATTTTTTGGTTTTGATTGTTCGTTAATTTTTGATTCAGAATCAGAATCATATAAGGGTTTTATATTTAATAATTTATTTAAAAATTTAGGCATATAATAAATATATAAATATTATAATAAAATATAATTTTATCTTATTTTAATATAGCTTAGTATATTAATATTATCATTAGTATATTTATTGTTATAGTTATTCGTATAGTTATTAGTATTAAATAAGTCTATATTGCATGGGAATTTTAAAACAAAATGACTATATAAAAATATTAAATTATTATGATATACCTATTTCTCCAAAAGATTCATCTAAAACTATAAAACATAAAGCCGAAAATATACTTGCTGAAAAATTATGCAAATGTATTAAAAAAGTTAAAAAAGATGACGAATATAGTGGAAATAATGCAAGCGATGATAACACTTCTTCTGCATCTGAAAGTGAGTCAAAAGCAATCGCAATATGTTCAAATTCAATTTTTGAAAAAAAAGGTCTTGAACGAGGAATATTCGATTGTAAGAAAAAACCACGACTAATCAACCTACAGGGTAAAAAATACGCTCTTACAAAAAGAAAAAAAACGTTGATGATATCAAACAAGTTAAAACTACTTCGTAAACTTCAAACAAGACGTAGAAAAGTGAAAGCTTAATTGAAATACATATACTACAATGTTTTTACTTTGTAAATATAAATCTAAGTGTAAATTGAATTAATTTGTTATATGTGTCCTAACAAATTAATTATAAGTATTTTATTTTTACAAATAGTGTTTGTGTTATGTTGTATTAACTTGAAGGTTTACTTTGCTTGGGTTTACGCGCAGATGCCGTTTTAGGTGTAGCAGGGACTTCAGTTGAATTGGTGGGAGCAGGCGAAGGCGTTGATGCGACTGCAGGACTCGGCTCTGGTGCAGCTTTGGGTCCAGAGTGTTCAACAGAAGACTCTTGTTGTTGTTGTTGTTGTTGTTGTTGTTGTTGTTGTTGTTGTTGTCGCTCACCACTAGGACGACTTGAGTATACACGACCACCTCCTCTACCACCACTTCCGCTTCTATACTCTGATGTATCTTTACGCACCAACATCCACTCACCGCGGCCACCTCGACCACCGCCACGACCGCCGCGGCCACCTCCACCGCGCGTTGTTTGTCTTCCGCGCACAGGTCTATCTCCACTTCTTACTTGTGATGAAGTTGCACCCGCACCTGCATTTGTTGAAGCAGATGCCGAACGTTGCTCATGACGCGTCTCACAAAACAACTTTCCACCCTTTACGCCACGAACATCCGCGGCTTGAAACTTATGATCTCCTGAAGCAGTACTTGAAACAGAAAACTCTACATACTCTCCCTCTACCAAATAGCGGTATTGCTCCTGACTTACCTTAATTGCTGAATGATGTGCAAAAATTTCACTTGCATCTCTGAATTGCTCATTTCCTCCTACGATGGTGATAAACCCAAAACCAGTTTTATTGTTGAACCACTTCACGCGACCGGTAAGACGAACAGAAGCCGATGTATCCGAAGAACTCATAACAAAGAAACACTACGATAATATACGATAGTATACTTTACTATTGTAAATGGCTTTAAGTATATTTTAATGAATATAATATTTTTAGCGAGGAGTAATATTTTTTAGAAGGTATATATATATACTTACATATACTTACAAAATGCAAATTATTTTACTTTTAATGCAACTTATAACCATACTCCTTTTTATTTTTATTATACTTTCAAAGTTTAGTATTTTTCATAAAATACTTCTGATTGGTGGTATTTATGGAATATCATACTTGAATGGTGAATTCAATGACTACTTACAGCTTACAATTAAACATGAGCTAAAAAATAAGAAACTAGTTGAAGAAAAAAAGAAAAAAGGTGAGAAAAATATCTATGGTATGCCATCAGGACATGCGCAGTATATTTCATTTTACATGGTATTAGTATACTTGTTTTACGCAAATAGCAGTAAAGATAGTAGACTTTTTAAAGGTAAGTATAACTACATTTATTACTTACTACTATTCATTGTTATTTTGTATATAATCGAGTTCATTATTTGTATGGTTAACAACTACCATACCCCATTAGAATATGTAGTTGGTTCTGTTGTTGGTGGTATTGTATCCTATCTTACATTTATTATTTTATTTTTAATTATAGGTAAAAAAAATTAAATCAAGCACCATCAACATAACGAGTGTTATGTGTATTGCATACTACATACTACATACTACACGCTACACACTACCTAGCTCTTTTTTACAAAGTCGTTTCAAGTAAATGTAATCTGGTTTTTCATCGAACTCTATTTTATATGCATATGTAAGCATTCGTTCGAATATTGCCGGTAACCCATTGCACAACATCGGTATAGGGGTTATTTTTTTCATCTCATAAACGATTTCGGCTTTTGTTCTTTTATCTCCTGCACTTGTTTTTAGTCCACACCATGGTAGTCTTCCCTTCAGTAGATATATTATAACATACAATATTGATATAATATCATCACGTCTTGAGTATACGTTTCCTTCGTGAATATAAGTGCTTATATAACGCATAGTTCCAACTATGGATGAATTTGGTTTGTTTGGAATATGTGCACCATCTTTTATGTAGATGCGCGACAACCCAAAGTCAATAATATGCAACTTTTTAACTGGGTTATGGTCATGTAGTTGTGCTTGTGCTTGTGCTATCATAAAGTTTTCAGGTTTAATATCACGATGAATCACACCTTTTTCATGTATTTTTTCTATGATTTCAACTATCGATATCATATATTTCAAAACATCATTGATGTAATACCTATAGTATATGTTTTCATATTGGTGTTGTGCATCACTCATTTCATCGCTGTAACTTCTTTCATGTTCAGAGTCAGATATACAACACTCACTTCCATTACCGCTATTGCTACTACTACCGGCACTACTATTATTATCACTATTTTCATTACCGATTTTTGCTTCTTTTTTTAACATCGCAACTTCTTCTGCAAGTGTATGTGAAAATAAATCCATAACTATTATATTTTTATTTGATTCTGTTCCAAAGTATCGTAGCTTAACAACACCAGGTATTCCTGATAAATGGTTCAAGATTTTTGACTCCCATAGTAGCGTAGGTTGAGCACATGTTGTTGCCTCGTATTTGATGGCAACTTTTTCCTGTGTAATAATATTTAGTCCTCGGTATATACACCCAAACGAACCTTTTCCTATTTTTTTTTCGAAAACATACTTTGAAGCAATAATATTTCGATGGTTGTATTTTGATATGTCATATGTTTTTTCTGGTATATTTGTAGCTTCTTCTTCATGTTGATATTGTTCCATTTTGTCTATATATACATAGCTATAAATACTTATAAATCAATTTTATAATTGATTTAGAAACAAATAAAAATATACTATTAAGTATATAAATAACGCGACACATCGTAATAACTAGTATAGACATAATATAATGAATATACAACCACTACTATACATTGGTTTACTTATATTGATACATCCATTTGGACAATCTTCAAATATAGTAGCATCAGTTCCTGTTGAACTTGTAAATAAAGGTAATGTAAACACTATCAAATATCCAATACATGTTGCATGTGAATGTGAAGATTATCAAATATATGTCGATGGTAAGTTTGTTGAAAAGGCAGGTGTGATAAAAGATGAAACCTATCTTGAAACTGAGTGGAATGCTACAACAATTTTTACTCCTTTTATAAATAATGAAACTCCAAAAATAATTGGTTTTCATGGAAGCGGGGGACAATTTTCTGGATTTATGAACGGCTTTGTTATGGATATGAATAATGGTGCTGACTATACAAAATATCAAGAATGGAAGTGTAAACAATTTTCTCCACCGGCAGTTCCTGCTGACTGGTATATGTATGACTATGATGATAGTTTATGGGAAATATCAAAATCTTATGGAATGAATTACCAAAATAATAGTTATCAAATTTTTGATCATGAACGTTTTGGTATACACTTGAATGCTGAGTGGTTATGGACACAAAACAACGCAAATACAAATATTTTTTGTAGAAAAAAGAATAAACATGTAGAAACGATTCCTATGCCACCACCAACAACAACTGCTGCTCCACGTGTGACTACGAGTGTATTACAAACAATACACCACATTCCTGCAATAACGGCTGTGCCAAAGGTTGAACCAAAGGTTGCAACAACGTCTGCTGCTCCACGGGTGACTACGAGTGTATTACAAACAATACACCACACTCCTGCAACAACGTCTGCACCAAAGGTTGAACCGAAAGTTGAGCCAAAAGTTGCAACAACAACTGCTGCTCCACGTGTGACTACAAGTGTATTACAAACAATACACCACATTCCTGCAACAACGGCTGTGCCAAAAGTTGAGCCAAAAGTTGAGCCAAAAGTTGAGCCAAAGGTTGCAACAACGTCTGCACCAAAGGTTGAACCGAAAGTTGAGCCAAAAGTTGCAACAACGGCTGCTGCTCCACGTGTGACTACAAGTGTATTACAAACAATACACCACACTCCTGCAACAACGTCTGCACCAAAGGTCGAGCCAAAAGTTGAGCCAAAAGTTGAGCCAAAGGTTGCAACAACGTCTGCACCAAAGGTTGAACCGAAAGTTGAGCCAAAAGTTGCAACAACGGCTGCTGCTCCACGTGTGACTACAAGTGTATTACAAACAATACACCACACTCCTGCAACAACGTCTGCACCAAAGGTCGAGCCAAAAGTTGAACCAAAGGTCGAGCCAAAAGTTGAACCAAAGGTCGAACCAAAAGTCGAACCAAAAGTCGAACCAAAAGTCAAGCCAAAAGTTGAACCAAAGGTCGATCCAAAAGTCGAGCCAAAGGTTGAACCAAAAGTTGAAAAATCAAATGCTGAAATACAAAATATTTACAACATAAAAAATAATATTAAAATTGTTATCAATAATGCAAAGGTTTCAAAAAATATAATCGATAAACATATTTATAATATTTTACATCATTTAAATTTATTTAAGAGAGACATCGATGGTGATGGTGATGATAACGATGATAACGATGATAACGATGATGACGATGACAATTATGATAATGATAATGACAACAAAAATGAAAATAGCAAATACAAGTTATATCGAGAATTGTATAGTATAGTTAAACAAACACATACTCACTTACATAAACATTATGATAGTATTGTGGACTACTATAAGAAACTACTTCAACATATTTATAAACGACAGCGTGTTGAAGGTGATAACGCCAACACTATGTGGACTCGTCGGTATCGAGAAGGAGAGAAACGAGAGAAACGAGAGAAAGAAGAAAAAGAAGAGAAAGAAACAAAAAAAGAACAAGAACTAAGATTAAAAAAGTCATCAACACTTATTGACAGCATGATAAAACTTAATCATTATATCAAAGTAATCGAGTATAAAATTCATTTTATAAAAGGAGAAACAAAATATAATTTACTAAAAATATTACTTAGTCTTAGAAAACAATACCAAGATGATATGATTCAAATGTTAAAATACTTATAAGTATATAGAGTGGTATATTATAATGGTGGTCTATTATAATGGTGTTATAAAAATAAAAAAAATAATAATATTTGATTATGTATATAATGTCATTAAATTTAGCATTCTATACATATTTTTATGGAAGTGAAAAAAATAATGCTTTTAAGATACCAGAAATTCCTTCTTTAAATTATAAATGTTATTACTACACAAATAATATAAAACTATTATTTTTAATTAAAAAAACAAAATGGATACCTATTTATGATAATAAACCAACCAACGACGACTTAATTGAAGGCAATATGATTGGTAAATACATAAAAACATGTCCTCACAAGTTTCCACATTTAAAAGACTATGACTACTTGTGTTATCTTGATAGTAAACTAGAACATGTTAGTGAAAAATTTGTAGAGGACTATATTCATAAGTATTTTATACACGAAAATAACAAAAATAATAAAAAATATGCACTCATGCTGCGAAATCATACATTTTTAAAACCAAATATATGGGAAGAATATAATGTGTCTATGGAACAAAAACGATATAAGTTGCAAAGTGAATCATATAAAAAATATATTAACACACAAATAGAGGCAGGATTAAAACCTCAAACGCTATACCACTGCCAGTGCGGATTTCTTATAAGAAATATGAGACACCCAGAAGTAAATAACATAGGAGAAACATGGTTGAAGCATATACAAATGTGTGGTATTCAAGACCAGATATCATTCTTTTTTGTAAAACAATTATTTAATGAATATATTTTACCATTTAAGGAAATACCATTTATTAAAGTATCATTTGACACTATTATGATGAAAAATAACACTTTAGTTAAAAGAAACTCAAATACATCTATGAAAATGATTACAAAATAAATATTTTATATCGTAAACTATTTTATATCTAATTTTATATAAATTATATAAAACTAAATATAAATATAAAATATATTGTAATATACCAACAACATATAGATATAGATATAGATATAGATATAGATATAGAAATACTAATACAATTATAAAAAATAAACTCATTATAATGCCGTCAATGTTTAAAAAAAATACACCTCTTGAAGAGCGTAAACTAAAGTCGAAAAAATTAAAAGAACTTTATCCAAATCGAATTCCCGTTATTGTTGAAATGTCGTCTAGTTCTGCTAATTTTTCTAAGTTTATGGAAGAAAAACATAAAGTTAAGTATTTGGTTCCAAATGAAATTTGCATGGGACAATTTGTTAAAATACTACGCGATAAAATGAAAATTAATGAAAGCACTGCTTTGTTTTTTTTTATTAATAATAAATTATTTCCTATGACTACATCTTTATCTAGTTTATATCATGAACATGAAGATGAGGATGGATTTTTATATATTGAATTTTGCGAAGAGAACACGTTTGGTTCGAAATAACTATAAAAATAGTATATAGAAATATTTTTATAATACAATATAGTATAGAATAGAATAAGACAACGTAGCATAACGCGACATAACTTGGTATAACTTGGTATAACTTGGTATAACTTTCTATATCATAAACTAAATAGTGATTTATAAGATGACAGCTCAGGTTGAAGGTATGCATGCTCAACCCCAAAGTATAAAAAATAGTATTGTATCTTTAAAAAATAAAATATTTTCTTTTTTTAAGATTAAAAAAAATAAAAATATTACAACTAATAATGAAGTAAACAAAAAATCGAGTGACTATATTAACAAAGACATGGATAAAAGTGGATATAATAAATTAAAAGAGTCAGAAAAACTATCAGAGTTAGTTAAAAGTATCGAAACAACAGAATTAGTTGAACCAATAAACTTAGCTGAACTTAATGAAGAAGAAATCATTGGTATTCATTCCTCTTTTTTGTTAAATGATATTATTGATAAAATTGTTACAAATACATTTGGTTCATGTGATAACAAAATATATGTAAAAAATATTTCAGACTTTTACATAAGTAATGAGGATTATTTTGCTTATAGAAATACTTTATCTAGTGAATTATACTATGAATTTTCAACATATGTCAAAGCACTTCTAACTAAAAATATATCTGTCATATATAACCTTCGAAGTGTTAAGCTTTATGATGAGGATATGGGATTTTGTAACTGCAACGCAGGAGTTTTTAAAACAGATAACTTCATTATAAAAATTGATACAGACTCTTTTAACTTTAAAAATGAAATAACGTGTATGTATAATATTGGTAAAGGACTCATAAAAGAACATAATATTGTCTTACCTATTTATGCAAAAATAAACTCTAAAAATAGAAAAACAATTAACTTTAGTTTTCAACCTAGAATACATAATACAATTTCCTTACGTGACTGGTTACTAATATATGAAAACCAAAACTTAAATATAGAATTTTATATTAAACTATGTATACAGATTTCAAAGTCAGTTCAGTTTATACACTCGAAACATGTTGTTCATGGTGATATAAAACCTGATAATATATTAATTGAAATAAAAACCAATACTCCTTACATTATCGACTTTGGCTTATCCGGGCTACATGGCTTATCCGAGGGAACAGGTGGGACAAAACCTTATTGTCATCCAGAAACACTAAATACTGATAACAACACAAATATATCTGAATACCATTGGGCGAAAAATGAGAAAAAAAATGACTTATGGTCGATATCTTTTATCTTTGCAAGTATTCTTATTTTTCGTAGATGTTATTCTAACTATAAAGACTTTCCATCTGACTTTTTTGATGATAACAAATATATTAATATAGACTATCTGAACTATATCCCAAAACAATATAGAAATCCTTTTATTTTTACACTCGTAAAAAATACTACAGAAAATACAAAAAATACAGAAAATACAGAAGATAAAAATCCTGGTATCATAGACATACAAAGTTTTATTTTATTACTAGAAAGAAGTTTAAAATCGTAGTATACGTGTCACTATAAGTTAATAACAATTTCAGTTTGACCTGTGTTAATGTCTTTTATGTCTACACCTGTTATTTCTGTTACGTTTGTTGATACCGGTTGCGGTTGCGGTTGCGGTTGCGGTTGCGGTTCTGATAATTCCTCTTGTTGTTGTTGTTGTTGTTGTTGTTGTTGTTGTTGTATTGAAATTTGTTCTGTCATAGGAGGTATGTGAATACTTGTATATTCGGTTGTTTGTTCGTTGCTACTTTTTTTATTTTCAAACAGGTTCATCTTTTTTGCAACAACACGTTTTGTATTTTGTCTTTGTAAGAGACGCATCACCAAATGATTACTTATTGCCAGTGTATTCATATACGTCTTATACTTAAAAACACTTATCGTAGTATTTGATTTTACAAATTTAATACTATACCACCAATATGCCGGTATGTGAACCATTTGTCCTGTTACTAATGTAACATCTATTGTTCTAAGTTTACTAAAGTCAGCGCGATACTCATCTTGCACATTCCATGGATTCACAGGTGACACAAATTCAAAATTATCATAGTCATTTGTTGCATACAAATATTTTTTCGACTTAGGAACAAGCAGTCTTATAATCGCTTTACCATGCGTTAACACAAAATAATTCCGATAGTTCACCTCATAACGTAGTGGTGTTTCAACATTAAGTGACCCAAATAATATATCATAGTTACATGATGACACCATAGATGGTCTTAAATACATATCATTATTTCGATACAATTTTACAAGGCCTGTTTCATCCAAAAAGTCATAATTATTTTCGCTCATATATTTCGAGTCTTTATCTTTCTTAAATAAGTCTACTGACTCAACTATGCCTAAAGGAATATACAACTCTGTATCATCATCTCGTTCTTTAACATTCCGTATTTTTATATCATACCCTGTGTAATTTGTCTTAATGTAGTTTAAGTTGCATTTTTCAATAATGCTTTGATTATTGAAGTCTGTGACAACTGGTTGCCTAAAATCACATATCTCTTCTAGTTTTTCCTTTGAAGGCTGACACAACTCATATATCTCTAAATCATCCACTTTCTTCAAGTGAAAATGGACATGTAAATAAATAAACAATATAAAACAAAACACAACAACTGCGACTATTTCTTTCATTCTATTTTTAAATGGAGTAACTATTTATTGTGTATTTGTAATGGGTATTAACTATTCACTAAAATATTTTTATAGTTTTTTTTATAATTTCTTACTCATTGAATGTTTAATATATTTAATACACTTAATGTATTTTATATATTTATTGTTATACGTTTATTGTTGTATACTTGATATTCTTGTATACTTGATATTATATGCGTATTAACATGATACACATATAATACTTTTACTTATATTCGTTCAATTTATATTCGTTTTATTTATATTCATTTTATTACACTTCGCGGGCAGTGCTAGAAGTAGTTTCTTCATGTTCTTGATATTCTTCTTCTTGATATTCCTGGTCTTCATGATACTGGTTATCTTCATGTTCACCTTCATGTATGTGCTCTTGTTCTCCATGATTGTTCAAACTTATATTACATACTTCTTGTCCTGTTTCTCCTGTTTCTCCCGTTTCTCCTGCATTTCCATTTACATAGTTGCAAAACTCGTCTTTAATATCTTCATATTTCGAGGTAAAATTATTTGTTGAATGTAAATGTTCTTGATGCACATGCGGTAAACTTCCATTCAAAAGTTTCATTACTAATGTCGACAACTCATTCAGCGTCGTCTGCTGAGAGTGTATAAGTGCTCTTAGTGACTCATTTTCTTTCTGTAGCGGTTCAATCTGGTTAATAATATCTGATAAGTTTGTATTTGTAAGTATATTATCCAATATTTTTGCAATAAAGTCACTATTACTTGATAAACTATTTATATCAACTTGTGACTCTGTGTGAGATGAAGAGGATGAGACAGATGCCTGATTTTGGTTTAAGTTAGGAATTACGCCACGTTCAATCTTGTCTACACGATTTGTCAACATCTGTAAACGATTTGAGTGTTCATTCATAGTTGCATCTTGGTTTAGTAACTCATCATGATGCAATTTAAATAAAATATTTGGCGGAAGGGCTGCTCCTGATGGCAAACATGGCAAACCTGCTGCACTCATTGGCAAGTCACGAATATGAATACCATCAACTTCGGATATTGCGCGATTGTGCAAGACTGAATTCACAACATATGGTCCATTGCCTGAAACCTGTGGAGGCATCTTTTCATTCATATTATTTGAACTCATTGCTACTCCTACAGGAATATTCGGTTGAACGTGTGTTCCTTGTGGATGCGGCTTCATTGGTTGTTGTGGTTGTTGTGGTTGTTGCATTTGCGCCATTCTTTGCTGCATCTGACGAAGAATCTGTTGTTGAAGTTGCGGTGGCATTTGTCTAAAATTGGGTGGCAATCCCGGAGGTAAACCACCCATTCCACTCGGCTGCGGTGCCCCCGGTGCTTGTCCTACAGGTCCTCCAGGCGATTGTCCGACAGGTGGTCCACCTCCTCGTCTTCTTTTTGCCGCTGACAATGATGCGCTATTACTCATTAAACTATGGTATGCTACTTTATTCTATAATCTTGTTATATACTTCTTAATAATAGTATTTTAAGTATTTTTATACGCAATGTTTATTTTATTTTATTTTAGTTTATTTTATTTTTATTTACTTTGATTTTACAAATAAAAATAAAAATATAGTAGTAAAAATAGAAGAATAGTAAAAAATAGAGTAAAACTATCTATTAGTATTTGTTAATATTTGTTCATAATATATCCTACACACCACCCTATCATTGTATAAAACTGGTCACCTACACTATTTATAATAGTATCTGGTTTTGGTTTACGTCCAGGCCATATTTCTACTTTATCTAACTCTTTATGAAGTCTAGAATTTTCTAACATTTCATAAATCATATGCAATACAAACCATTTTGCAAATGATAAACCACAATAATAAGCAATAATACCTGAACTAAAATGATATATTGAATATTTATCTGTAAATAATTCACCCATAATTTTTTTTGGTATTTATTTTAGTTTATTTTACTTTATACTATAGTTTTATATTTTTACGCAATCATTGGCATTTTTATTACTTCGTGACTTTTATATCCTGTTACTTCAAAGTCTTCTACTTTATAGTCACTTATATTTTCTCTCGTTTCTCTCGTTTGTATATCCTTTATGTTTATGCGTAACGTTGGAAACTCATATGGGTCTCTTTTCAATATCTCTTTCAATGGTTCGATGTGTTCCTCATAAATATGACAATTTCCTAAAAAATACACAAAATCATGTGCTTCTAACCCTGTATGCTTTGCTAATAAATGTGTAAGAAAACTATAAGATGCAATATTAAAAGGCACACCTAGTCCTACATCTCCACTTCGCTGATACATTGAACATGATAACTTATTTCCTTCAGTTACATTAAACTGACACATTATATGACAAGGCGGAAGTGCCATTTCATTCAGTTTACATGGATTCCATGCAGTCATTACCATGCGCCGACTAGTCCTTGTTTCGGGATTTTTTAGTGTATCTATAATCTCTTGTAACTGGTCGACGCCTTGTCCACTATAATCTGCATCGCATGTTTTATAGTCTGCATTGAAGTATCGCCATTGGTGACCATAGATTGGTCCCAAGTCTCCAACACGATTATTTACAAGTCCGCGACTATCCAGAAATTCGCGTGACGCATTTCCGTCCCAAATATGAACACCTTCGTCCTGCAAATGTTCATTATTTGTATCCCCGCGAATAAACCATAGTAACTCCTTTAGGCATGTTTTCCATGCAGTTTTTTTAGTTGTAAGTATCGGAATTTTACCATTTTCTAGACTAAAGTGCATTGCTGCACCAAAAACTGATAGCGTGTTCCCATTTCTTCCTTTCTCCATTATACCATTTTCCAAAATATCATTCACAAGGTTTAAATACTGATATTCATCATGTTGTTCTGGTGTATCGCAGTTGTATCTTTTTATTTTATTTATTTTAGAAGAAACTTTTAGCATGTTTTTGTGTTATTATATATGATATATTAATATATCTATAAATTGTTTATTCATACAATTAATTTCTTAATATAATTTATAATAATTGTAAACCAAACATACTACAATGGAAGAACTAAAGCCAATGACAAACCAAGGATTTTTTTCCTATGTCTTTAAATTATCAAAATTTAAACAAGCTGATTTACTAAATTTTGTTCAGTATTGCACACTTTCTATTGTTCCTGTTCTCTTGTTATACTATTTCATTAAAAAATATGGCCCTAGAATTACATACAAGAGTAGTTCATTGTATATATTAGGCGCAACATTGTTTTCAGTATTAATATTTATTGTAGGTATCTTTTTTATTGATAGAATTATTAACTTTATACCAACATTAAGTGGTAAATACTACGATGTTATCAACTTAACCAATATTTCTATTCTTCTTATTTTATGTCTGTTTACTATTCGTGCAGGATATATGGAAAGAATGTCTCTTTTACTAACTAGATTTGGAAACTGGTTTACTTTAGATGACTACATTGCTAAGTTATTTGGTGTAAAAGAACTACGAAAATTCAATATATTTGATAATGAATCTGACCAATGGTATTACCAAGAAGCATACTTAAAAGAAAAAGCCACTGCAAAAGCTGCCGGCGCAACTGACGCTAAAGCTGAAGAGATGGGACACTTAATCGCATCAAAACTTCAAAAAGTTCAAGAAAAACAAAAAAATACCAGCGCGGCTGTTATTTTAGAAAAAGCAAGAGATACAAAAGTGAATGGCGGTGGTAGTGATGCATCGTCCGCTACAACATTAAACCCCAATATCTCTCAACAATATGCAACACCCGCACCTCTTCCTACTCAAGGACCAAAACAAAATCTTCCAAACTACAATAACATGTATGCAAATACCTCAAACCCTCTTCAAAATGCAGCTACACCAGGCATGAAAACAACCGAAGGTATGTATTTTGGTGACGGAGGTAGTAGCGAACCTGAACCAGCAAATGGTGCACTCGGTGGTAGCGGATTTTCTAGTTGGCACTAATACTCATTATTTATACCCTTTCGCGCAAAATCAAATATAGTTACTAACATAATTATATTTGACTCTTTTTATATCATTTTTCATTTATATTCATTCCCCACAACAAAACCACTTCTTCAAAAACAATACTAGATTACTTAGACTACTTTCATTTTGGTCTGAATGACTAGGTTTTTGCAACCTTTTAGGTAACACAGGGCTATATGAAAATTCATAATATGCTTCCCCTTTGTTGTCTCGATTTATATTACCCATATTTATGTATTGGTTTGTATTTGTATTCATATTCGTATTCGTATTTGTATTGGTATTTTGAAATACATTCTCTTGCATCCGTTGATACGATACGTCATTATATGAGGTAGGGTTTCGTTTCGACTTATTATCATAGTTAGAATAAAATGAATAATCATAAGTCGTATATATTTCAGAAACCATTTTGTCCAATATGCAAAATATATTTACTATACACTACTACCATATTTTATCATCCTACTTCTAAGTATATTTATAATATTTTTGCTATAAATATACACTTTTTATTTTCCAGTTGTTATAACCTATTTTTCATTTATTCTCTCATTTCTCTCGTTTCTCTCCTTTTTAAAGTCTCTATACGTGTAGCCCTCCCACATCGTGTCTAGTTCTAGTCCTAGTCCTTCCTAGTCCTTCTTGTCTATAATCACCTCACGACTCACTGCGCGAATAATCTTTCGCCCATTTTTTTCTTCATCTTCTATCGGCTCTGAAATATTGCGCAACATTGTTAAATACGCTATTTGTTTCTGCTCCGTCTCCATCCAATCCGGATTATTCTCTGTCCATATTTGTAACGCATTACGCTCTTTGTCGGCAATCATCTCTATCGTATTTTTCATTATCTCATGCGTCTCGTCTTTCTCCCACTTCTCCTTGTCTTTAATATACATCGTCTCGCGTTTCTTATCCGTGCAGTGTATCGGACGCTTATATATGTCCAACTCTTTCAACCCTCTTATCATCACATTACTTATCCCTTGCACTAATCCATTCTTCTTCGAATACAATAAATCATCAAATGTTATCTTAAGAGACTCCACAAATTCTGAAATATTAAGAGCATCTTTGCACTGCTCATTCAAAAAGAAGTTCAAATTGAAATTATTCAGAGTATTATTTGTTGTGTTATTATTAATCGTAGTATTGTTACCAATTTTGGGTATCACTTCTTTCAAGATTTGGCGAATCTCCTTATTGTCTTTTAATAATTGTATAATTATATCGTCTTTGTCTTTTGTTGTCATACCTTTTAAGTCTGACGTTAATCCGTCTTTATTTGATTCTTTCAATAATGGACATTTTTGTTTGTGTTTCCAAAGTCCCATACGGGTTGCATATGTTTTCATACACACACATGTGAGAGCATTTCCAGTGATGGCGTTTTTTTGTATACTTTGGTATACGTTTGTATACTTTTTGTGTTTCAGTGTCAAAAGATGACGATTAAAGTCACTCTCTTTGCGGCATTTAAACTCACACTTTTCGCAAGAAAAAAAATCGGTGTAATTTGGCATCTAAATATATATATATCAGTATACAAAAAACGCCTTAAGTTCTTTTAAAACATATTTTATAAAAATGTTCAAAAATTTTATCGTAACAAAATTTTCAACTTAAAAAACCAAATGAGACCATTATGGTCTGAGTGTGATTTTCAACATTTTTTTCAAATCTAAAAATGAAAAATGAAAAATGGACAAAAATAAATGTCCATTTTTGAAAAATCGAAAATACTTTTGAAAAAACATTACATCATTCATTCTTCAGCGTCCGCTTGCGCCATTTTCCGCGGGTTACCTTTATGCTTTGTGGTGCATGGGTGGGCCACACGTGGTTGTGACCATTATGCTGTGGTTTTGAAACTGATGGAGTAAAATATAAAATATGGGTGAAAACACCGAAAAGCCATTTTGCGCAATTCTTGTATGGATGTTTTTTCGGGGATGTTTTGAATAATATATTTTCGGATAAATAGATACTCCGATAAGTATTTTGGTGAGATGGAGCAGCATAGTTTCGCGCAGACGGATGGCGCAAAAGATGGTCGCGAAAATTGGGAGGCCATTTTGCGCAATTCTTGTATGGATGTTTTTTGGGGATGTTTTGAATATTGTTCGGCGGACCTCCGAAAAATATTATTCAGCATTAGAATTTAAAGTTATAGGTATAGTATATATAGCCAATACAACCAATACAGCCAACAATAGTATACGATGAGCCTCGACGTGAACGACCTGATTCATGCCCTTGAAAATGAAAACAATACAAATGTTGCTGGGTTATCTTCTGCAGTTATGAAAAAAACAAAGAACGATATTTTGCAAAAACTACAACTTTCCGGTAATGAATTGAGAGAATATCATAGAGTCTTGAAAGACTACAAATACGTCGATGAACTCAACGAGCTGCAAGTTGGTCGGTTTATACGTTGGATACGTCTTGATAGAGATACTACTGAAATTAAACTAGTAAATGGCGCAGTCCTTGTAAATATTTTAGTAAACGAAAAAGGGGTATTTTTAATATGCGCTGGATTGAATAGAGGCGGTAGAGGAGGGAGACGAAACGTCGCACTTAAATTTGACAATTGTCTCATTTTTCAAAAACTATCCGACCAAGAAAAAATCCTTGTTAGCGCCATCGACTACCTTGAAAAAAATTAGTTTACGTATCATATCATTTCAATATGGCTATTACACTATTGAAATCATATTTTTACTCGATACTTTCTGTTTTATATTTTTTCAAAATCATCTTCATCGTGACTCACATCGCCATTTTTTTTGAGCTCTTCTTCAATGTCAATTACTATCGTATTTTCGACCTTGTTTGTCTCTATATTATTTGTGCTACTTGTGTTCTTTTTAGTGTCTTCCACTTCCATTTCTACTTCATTGGGCATATTATCCCAGTAGTTCGAAAAATATGCATCTAAATCCGTCGCATCACATAGTTCCATATTTTCGTCACACATTATCGGTTCCAATGATGGTAAATCACAATATAAATTCTCAATGCTAGAATTGTATGCACACGCACCCATAGTGTCCCAATAGTCACACCTTTCCTTATATTCACGCAACTGCGCCGCCATTTCATCCACGACGCCCCTAAGCTCTGCGGTAGTCGTTTCAAAACATTCGGCAATTTCGGTGTTATTTTCTTCAACCTTAGACACGCGCCGACGTAGGATGCCAATCTCGGCATACTTTTTGGCAAGATTGTGCGACCGGTGCTTGGCATGCCGCAACTTGCGTGTATGCGTATTCAAAATATCGGAAAATCGGTCAAGACATTTATTTGCATCTTCATTCTGGTCTACTAAATCCTGAATACGTTCGTATAAATCGTCACCATCCTTTTCGGTAAGATAATGTTGCGATATTTGCGCAATCTTTTCATCATGGTCATTGTGACACGTTTTAAGTGCAGTTATACCACGTTCGGCAATTGTCATACGCTCTGTCAGCTGAAGATTTACCCAGTCATTTACACGCGACTCAATGCGGTCAATCTTGCGCGATAACTCGGTGACATGTTTGGTAAGTAACTCAACGGATGTCACAATTTCGCCCGGTGAAGGAAGTTTTGATGTTGTTGGGACGTTTATCATGGGAATATATGGGTGAGTATTGTATGTCATAGAATTATATGATGGAGATTGAAATATCGAAGTATTGCTTGTCAGTGTATTGTATTTGATATTCATGGTTTATATCGATGCACAAGTTTTGAAGTAACTATAATATAACTTAATACTTTATATTTAATATTTTCAATTTATATATATTATTTTGTTGGTTTCAAAAAAAATAAACACATTCAGTATGTTAAAATTATTCATAATATACATAAGTCCGGTGCAAACATAAACTAACAATGCGTGCAAATGAATACTTTGCCATCTTCGCGAGAATGTGCTGAATTGTGTAGGTCAAAGGGGTAAAGTATTTCGTGCGTCGTCAATCCATGAATATGAAACTTGGGATAAACTTCCTCGAGTTTGCGGATGAGTCCATAGTCTGATTTCATAGTCAAATCTCCATGAATGTATTTCTTCATTTCGGAGCATAAATAGCGCGAGAGGATATCAAATGCTTCTGTCTCATCTTGGTCGCGGTTTGTAAATTTGGGGTCAAACCGCTGTCGGTCAACAACGATATCCATCTCGTATTTCCAGAAAATGTCACACGACATGACGAGATGAAGTGTAACATTCGGAATGTTGTTGTTGTTGATGTTTTTGGTGTTTCCAGTGGTGGTTTGTGCTCTGCTCATGATGGCTTTGTATATGTCTTTCTACTATATCATATTATAATGTATGATATAGTCTTCAATTTTCTATCATGTTTGGTATATAATTATAACTAATCCATAATTATATAATTTAACTGATACTACTTTTTATTATGGATATTTTACGTTTCTTGTTACCTTTTTTGATAGTTTTACGCTTTTTGGGTCGCTTCTTTTGTTGTGAAGGAGAATTAGAATGATGTTGATGGCGTAATAATCTGCGCGGCTTACTACCACCCACTGAAACAACTTGAGTTACTAGACTAGTTAGACTATCGTAAGTAAATAAAGGTGTGTTTTCTATTTTAGTGGAACCAAAAGGCAATAACGTGCTAAATGAAGTTAGTTTGGTAAATTTTCTTTGAATACTAGGTGTATAGTTAGTTTTGTCTAAATCAAAATTATCACTTAAGTTTAAACTACTAAAAATTTCAAAAGGGTTTTTCAACGTATCCAGTTGTTTTAATCCATAATTAGTATCATCTTTAAAATTACACATTTGTTCTGGAAAATTTTGCATAAAAATTTGAAGAACTGAAATTCCATACCCAAATAAAGTAGATGCTATTTGGAATGATAAAGCAATAAATGCATTTTTATTTTCAGTTAGTTTATCATCATCGGTTTGTGTTGGCATAGTTAAACTTTCTTTTAATTTTTGATATGTTGTTAGACTATGAAGAAAAGGTGTAGATGTAGTAGGAACAAATGCCGTAACTTTTGCAGCTTGTTGTTCTTGTGATGGTTTTAAATAATTTTTAACAAGTTCATTTTCTTCAAAATGACTTTTAAGACCATCTATCATTGCTTTTACATTTTCTAACCTTAATTTTAAAACTTCACAATTTTGTTTCAGTTTTGTAACTACCCTGATTACAAATGTATGTCTTTTTGTTGATTCCGGAAAAGATAATTTTAGTTTACCTTCTGCTAGTTTTATTTGGTCACCAAGTTGAGTTATTTTATTGGTAATAGTTGTTATAATAGTATAAAAATCATATGATAACATAGTTTTTACTACTATATCAAAAATATTATTTCCACTAGAATAAATTTTTTCAACTACATCCACTATACTTTGTCGATTACTTTTTATTTTTTCTAAGAACGTAGTAGTTTCAAATATATAATCTTTACCACTTGGGGATAAATGAGATATTATTTTTTGACACAAACTTCTATAGTTATCAAATAGTTCTAATTTATATTTTTCTAACCCTTTTAAATTTAGCTGTCCAACAAATTCATCAGCCGATAATTCTATAAAAAAATCTGCCTTTATTTTATTAACTTCTTGTATAACTTCTGTTGATATTTTTAACGCAGCATCGTAGTTCTCACTTTTAGTTTGTTTTAAACTAGGTTCATATGGTTGTATAGCATCTATAAGAGCAGAATCTTTTATTTTTTTTATAAATTCATTATTTTGTTTAGCAACTGCTGAACTTATATCATTATTTAAAAAATTATGTAGCGCTTTCGGAATACTAAGAAGTTTTAATTTTTCGAAAATACCGCCACCTTTCTGAGCAAGTGTTTTAATTTCATCGGTTGTCAATGGTTGTGCATAAACTAATTTTTCAGCTTGTTCCATAACTTCGGGAGTTACATCTTTACTTAATTTTTCAGCTTCTTTTTCTATTCTTGCAACTTCTGTATCAATTTGTTGTAGGTTTGTAATACTTGTGCATGCTACAAGACTATTTTTTTGAGCTGTTAGACTATCTTGTATTTGTGTTAACTTATCTTTAAAACCACTTTTATCTTTCTCATCTAAATTACCTACATCTTGGTTAATATTTTGTATTAATTTTTCAAGTTCCTGTATTTTTTTACTTATTTCACCTTTTGAGGCATCTAACTTTTGTTGTTTCAATGCTGCTGCTGCATCTTCATCGGCTTTTTTAGCTGCCGCTGCCGCTGCATCTTCTGCGGCTTTTTTAGCTGCCGCTGCTGCTGCTTCCGCTGCTGCTTGTTGTTCCGCTGCCGTTGCTTCTTCTGCGGCTTTTTTAGCTGCCGCTGCCGCTGCTTCTTCTGCGGCTTTTTTAGCTGCCGCTGCCGCTGCTTCTTCTTCGGCTTTTTTATTTGCTGCTGCCGCTGCTTCTTGTTGTTCCGCTGCCGTTGATTCTTCTGCGGCTTTTTTAGCTGCCGCTGCCGCTGCTTCTTCTGCGGCTTTTTTAGCTGCCGCTGCCGCTGCTTCTTCTGCGGCTTTTTTAGCTGCCGCTGCCGCTGCTTCTTCTGCGGCTTTTTTAGCTGCTTCTTCTTCGGCTTTTTTAGCTGCTTCTTCTTCGGCTTTTTTCAATGCAGCTGCCTGTGCTTCTTGTTCTTTTTGTTGTTTCAATGCTTCCGCTGCATCTTCTTTGGCTTTTTTCAATACAGCTGCTTCTTGTTCTTTTTGTTGTGCTGCTGCTGCTTCTTGTGCTGCTTTGGCTGCCGCTGCAGCTGCTTCTTGTTCTTTTTGTTGTGCTGCTGCATCTTGTGCTGGTGCTCCAGATGACGATGCCGACGATGCAAATCCTGCAGATGATGGTGCTGATGATGATGCGGATGATGACCCAAATGCTGACGATGATGATGCTGATGATGACCCAAATGCTGGAGGTGATGAACTACTTGATGAACTACTTGATGAACTACTTGATGAACTACTTGATGAACTACTTGATGAACTACTTGATGAACTACCAGGCGGTGCACCTGGAGCATCACCCGGTCCACTTGCACCTGCACCTGCAGCATCACCCGTTCCACTTTGTTTCGTAAACCCCTTAGCACTATTTTTTTCTGTAGTAAATTGTATTTCATTTCCAAGAAGATCTATATCTCCACTATCACCTGTATATACTATATATGCTCTAGCATAGTATTTCGTTTCTGCAGAAAGTCCTGTAAGAGAACAACTAAAAGTATTATTTTTTTTATCTTCTTTGTCATTATTTACTATTTTATTACTACCAAATACATGGTCGGTAGCACCAGAACCATCATCAGATATACCTTGAGTCGTGCTATAAAAAACACCTTTTTTTGTAATAGTAACACCATCTGGTTTAGTAATAGTTCCACCAACTCTAGCTGACGCTACATTTACATCTGTTGCTGGATTTGTTTGAATAGTTGGATTAGAGGAACTTCCAGAAGGAGCTGGAGGAGGTGGTGAAGATGGTTTTGTTTTAAACTCTTTCCAGTCACCTGCGTCAAATATTGTTTGCTCTATTCCTGATTTATCATTATATTTCACATAAGTTGTAAACATGTATTCAGTATCAGGGTTAAGGGTTTCAACTTTTGCTGTAAAATTACCATCAGTAATATCTTCAGTACATTTAACCTCAGGTCCTGAATCTTTGCTAATTGATAAAAAACTTGGTGTTTTTTTTAAATACCTAAACCCTCTTTCTTTAATAATAACGCCACCTGGATTATTAATAGTTCCGCCAAGAGTAGCACCGGTATCAGTTACATTTTTTGAATCTATATCATTTTTTGAATCTATATCATTTGTTGTAACACTCGGGGGTGTTTTTTCTTTTTCACGAGGAGGTGGCGGAGGTGGTGGTGTAGGTTCTTTTGTTGTAAACTCTTTCCAATCACCATATAATGTTTCATCTTTGTCATCTTTATCATAAATTATATAAGCCTGAAAGAAGTATTGTGTCTTATTAGCAAGACTATCAACAATTACATTAAAAGTATCAGTTGTATCTTTTGATGGCTTCTTTGTTCCAGAGCCATTACTTCCCGGCTTATTTGTTGTTTGCTCAACATAAACACCACGTTCTTTAATATCGACGCCACCTTTATTAGTAATAGTTCCACCAATAGTAGCTCCGGCTTCATTTACATTTTTTGAATCATCTACATCATTTGTTTTAACAACTGGAGGTATTTTAGCCGTAGAAGGGGTATATATAGCACCCACGTTATTTGATGCAAACCATGAAACGCCAGGAAAAGGGTCAAATTGGGAAACAGCTACACTTTTATCTACCTCAAATGGATTTTTAATGTTAAGCCTAAATTCAAAGGCAGTATTAACTTTACCTTCAAATACGTCTGTATACTGGTCTTGAGTAATAACAAATTTCACATTATACGTTCCGTTCCTTGAAAATCCGATACAATGTTTCGGACTTGCTAAATAGTTGGTTGTCCCAGTCGGCGAAATATTTTTTATAAAATAGTCAGGTAGTGGAAGTAATGTTAGTAAAGTTCCTGAAATAGAAGATGATACCGAAACTACGTATATAGGTGACGAAGACGAAGACGTATCGAATCGTGTAACTTTAAAGTTAAATTCTGTTGTATATAATTTTTCATCAATTGTTTTACATGAACCAGTGCCCCAACAAACGATACGAGGTGCTAAATTTGCGGAAGAGTATAATTTTATTCTATCCGTATCTTCTGCTGTTATAACAAACTTATGGTGTGATAAATCTAAAGGATTACCAAATGTAGTTGCGCTATCTTTGTTTAATATCATTGCAGCTAGTCTCATTTTACATAATATCTTCTCTTGAATTTTGGAACTATTTGTAACACCTGAAAATATGCCTCGAACGTCTAAGTTTATGGGAACACTATCGCATAATGTTTGTATGACTTGTTTAAACCCTTCAATATTTTCACCCTGGGTATTATTTATACTATCAGGAACTTGTTCGAAAATACCGCTAGATGAGAAGTCGATATAGAAATTGTTAGATGAATCGGATGGTATAAGACTATCTGAAAATTTTTTATTTTTAGCATCAATTTTTGTTTTAAAATCGTTAGTATAAATGTCTAAAAAGTCATAAAGAAGTCTTTTTGTATTCGCAGAATTAAAATTTCGAGCTACTATTACTTTATTAACAGGAGGATAAATATCAATTTTAGTGTGTAATGCTTTAAATATTTTTTCTACATTTGTTTCTGTTTTAGGAGCACTAGTAGACCCAGAAAATCCTGAGGCTTTCAGCGATGGCATGAGACTAATATATAAAAGAGAGAGAGTGGTAAAAAAAGAGAGAGTGTAGTGGTAGTGTATATAGAGAGTGGAGAAAAAATAGAAAAGAAGTGTGCGTAAAAGTGTGAGAAGTGTGAGAAGTGTGAAAAGGCTAAAGTGGCGTGGGGTGTAGGCAAGCGAGGGTGCCGTAGGCCG